TGGAGGTAAAAAGTATATAAATTTATTTAAAACCCATGGGTTTTAAATAAATTTATATGCTTTTCTACCCTTCAGAACCCTATAAAAGTAATATAAAAGTGTTCAAATTCTAAAGAATTTAAACACTTTTATATACTTTTTAGTGCCTGATATTTAAATTAAGTATAACTGACGCAAATTAATTAAAAAATGTGACAACGGTTGTGACATTATCTGTTGTTCCTTTATTTAATGCCAATTCTGCTAATTGTTTTGCAATATTTATTTTTTTATTTATTCTAACACCTGTTTCCATATCATAACAGTTATCCAGCACAAAATTTACAGCTTCTTCATTTGACAAAACATCCCATAACCCATCGCATGCCATAATCATAAATTTATCATTTTTGCCAATTCTTCTAGTAAAAATTTCTGGCTTACATATTACATATGGTTCCGCTTCTACATCACCAAAAGCCCTTGAAACAGAAAGATCTTTTACACGCCAATCATGTCCATCAAAATAAATACTTCCGCCTGCCTTTTTAATTCTCAATTTTTCTTCTGGATGATGTGGCTTATGATCTGTTGTTATCTGAACAGCTTTATTATTTGTGCATATAACACTTCTTGAATCACCTGTATTAAATACATTGATATATTCCTTATCTTCATGTTTATAATGTACAGCAACTAAACATGTTGAACCAGTTGATTTTGCAACACTTCCATGATTTGATTTTAATTTGCTTTGCAAATGATCAAAAACATTATATACATATTTATTTACTAATGGATATTTTACTTTTTTATTTAAAAAAAATTTAGGCATATGTTTCGATAAAAATAAAGATATTTCCTTTCCACCATGTCCATCATATACACCGTAAAAGTTTATGGGGGCATAATTTTTATCCTTGCCATCTAAATTGAGTAATACTGTATGTTTATCTTCATTTTGGGGACGCTTTCCCCTTTTAGATGCCGAGTGAACACTCATAACTTATATATAAAATGAATAAATAAAAATCAAAACTAATATAACTCAGCAGGGATTCCCTTAACAAAAGTACCAATTCCCATTATATTTATATTGTCAGCTACTTTTTTACTAACAGTCATTTTATCAGAGTGATCTAAGTATAATGGTTTATCTAATTCAATTCTATATATATCATTTTTGATTCTCATAATTTCTCCATTTACATTATTAGAATTAACACTAATAACAACTATATCTTTTTTCTTCAATACATCATCTTTTTTGAACTCAGGAATGAAATCAACTTTAACTTCAATTGCGTCATATACATCTGAATTTTGTAATTTTTCACTTACCACAATTTGACCAACCATTTTATCATCAGTCGTAAGTGCTGGATCAATATCTAATTGAACACCAATCAGACCGCCACAAATGGCTTCTGTCAATGAAGTTTTTTCAGAATTAATGCTTCTTACAGTGCAATTCAAAGGTGTATATGTCCATAATGTATTGTTTGACATTTCACTTTTCTTTTTAATAAATCCAGGAAATATTTTGACCTTCTGTCCTACTTTAATTTTGCCAGACACAATACTGCCACCAAGAACGCCACCCTTTAAATTTTTTATATCAATTCCAGGATGATTAACATTAAAACTTCTGATGACAAACATTTTTAAAGGAGCTGATATGTCTCTTTCTGGTACTTTTAGATTTGCGATTATTTTTGTTAAGACGTCCATGTTAATATTAAATGAAGCAGACACAGGAATAAGGGGTGACTGTTTACCCCCTGTTGATTTTAAAAATGTTTTTAGGTTCTCAATTGCCTTTTTTGCAGTAGTCAAGTCAACTAAATCTACCTTATTCATACATACAACAGCATTTGGAATATTGGTTCTATCTGTAATTATCAAATGATCTCTTGTTTGTGGTGCAGGAATAGTTTGATTTTCAAAAGATTCAACCAAAATTGTGTAATCCATTACAGATGTTCCATTGATCATTGTTTGCATCAACATATGATGCCCTGGGGAATCGACAAAACTACAGTGATTTACTAATGTCATTTCTTCATTACATAAGTCACATAGCAATTGTTTAGTGTCTGATGAGAATGACTTATAATAATCTTCACATGAATTACATTTACCAATTTTTGCATTTGCATATCCTAATTTAATAGTAATGTTCCTCTTTTGTTCATCTGAATGTTTTTGTGTTTTTACACCAGTTAGACATTTTGTAATGGTGCTTTTCCCATCGGCAACATGACCAATCATACCAATATTAATAATTGGCTGATTTTTCATATATGTCTCCATTATTGCAATAAATGTATTATTGTAATATTGGATATTGGATTTATAATTCAATTTTTATTGATTAGTCCGCGAATAGTGATTTTAGATCAAATTCCAAAATTTCCCCCAGATACAATATATGTTGTCAAAATATGTCTTTGATCTATTTCTTCTTCTCCTCCTTCAATATCTGTCAATAATATAAGTCTTGGCCTCCAATAATGAATTTGAGAGACGGTGTCTTCAGACATTTCATCTACGAGATTTCCAAGTAGATAAATAAAACTTGATCCAGTTTCATTTGCTTCTGTCCCAGATGGCAAGCCTCCAAGAAATGCAGATTCATATTCCGGATGGAAATGGATTATTTCACCTCCTGTACTAAATGGAACCCCATTTATGTTTGCAAATTCAGTCCAATATAAGACAGATGGATCTTCATATATTATGTCTCCATCAGATATGTTATACATACTTACATTGATTGATAAAAAATTAATGTAGGGGTCAAATAATGCCCATTCTCTTGGATATTTTGGCATGTATGTGTTTGTAATAGGGGGGCGATAATTTATATTTAAACTTTTGATGCATTTTATAAAGCCACTGTTCATATATATTTTATATGTATATATTTATATTTATGTTGATGGTACTATTGTAAATGCGTAATTAAATATCAAATAATTATCAGGAATATGCAATGCTATATTTGTTTCAACATCATCAATTGTATCAACAATAATATATCTTAATTTTATTTTCCAATATGCAATTTCGTCAATAACATCACTAGGCAATCCATAAGTTATATTTTCAATATATAGATTTGTCCGGCGGTATCCATCCAAGCCTGAATCAGTTCTTCCGTCTAATGGATCGCAATCTATGTAATGTATCTGGGACGAATCTATAGTGAATTCGTCAGAACCAAGATATGATATAAGATTGCTTTCTGCATCTGCAAATTGGACTGTTATATTAATTCCTGGAGTAGCATAATGACATACTCTGGAAGGCAATGTTGCAACTGATATTCCTACACTATATACAAATTCAGAATCGAATGCTGCAAATTCGTCGAAAAATCTTGGGACGTAATTTACTATGATAGAATTTTCGCGATTTGGATTATTATTTAAACTTTTAATACATTTTACTATATCGCTGTTATCCATATAATAAAATTATAAATAAAAAAAAATAAATTGGGTTATCCACCTCTTAATCGCAATACTAAATGTACAGTCGATTTCGATGCAATGTTATAATCTGCTAGAGTTTTATCATCTTCCAGCTGTTTGCCAACGAATACCAATCGTTGATCATCTACTGCAACGCCTTCTCTATTGTGGATCAGTTGTTTCACACTTAGAACTGTTGCATTTGGTTGAACATTTAAGACAATTGTTTTGCCTGATAATGTTTTTACATGTAATTCATAGTTTTCATCTCCTGATGCACCAACTTGCTGATTTTCTGACGACATGATTTATAATATTCTCATCTGTTTAAGCTATAATTTCAAGCAGTTTTAATTTCAATTTTTTATTTTTATTTGTGTGTCTTTAGACACACAAGTAAAAATAAAAAATGATAAATTCGTCGCATAGACGAATTTACAATTTTTTATTATAGATCTGTTCCTCTTAAACAAAAAGACTAAAATGCGAAAAGTATAATTTTTCTATATCCCTAAAGGAATTTTATCATTTTATTTAAAAGGAAATGGACATAAATAAAAAAATTGTAAAATCGCTATTCGCGATTTTATCATTTTTATTCATCAGACATTTTCTAAAGAAAATGTCTGATGAATAAAAATTGAAATATGATCATAATCAACATACATCTAAATATAACATAAATTAAAATGGAAACAGAAAACATTAATCTGTTATTAGACATTGTATCAGGCGATAGCACGCTTGATACAATAGTGAAGAATGGTATAATTGCAACACAAAATCCGCTTGTGATAGATCATCTATGTGCTCATCCCTCTGCAGATCTAGAAACAGAATATTGTGAAGGCTTATGTGTTGATAAAGGAATTTATGAGTTTGTGTCAAATGTATTAAAAAAAGACAAAGAAATAAAAATATATAATGCATGCGAATTTTACAGGAAAAGTGACAACATAATGTTAAATTTTTATCCATTATCAAGTTTTGATTGTTTTATGGAATATGTCTTAGAAAATCCAGTGTTACATGTAAAAATCAAAGAAAATACTGGAGAAGGTAGATGGCAATTCATACCATATCTAGATGATGATTCGTGTAATTTTTCGATGATTCTGATATTTCCACGATCTGATTTGCCATTAGTTAAAAAAATTTTTGTCTAAGGTTGTGAAATATGTCAGTTATGGTATCTGAATATCTGTATGAAGTTTCAATTTCTTTTACCAAAGTAATTTTGATATCTGTACAATTTAGTCCATCAAGATATCTGGTTTCTAATTTTTCTTTAAAATCAGCCCAGTCAATTAATTGTTCATCTGCAAGCATATGATAATAATTTGTAATAATGTTCTTATATAATCTCATTAAATCATATGTCAAACATGTAAAGTCTTTAAACATTTTATAATATTCACTCTGATTTCCGCCAATAAAATCAATCATATCTGATGTCATTTTTATATTTGGTGCTCCTAAAATATGTGTTTTTGGATTTTCCATTAGATACCCATAATCGATATGGAATATCTGTCCTTTGTTATTCATCATTATGTTGTCTAAATGCCTATCTCCTAAACCTAAAATATATGAAATACAACTTGATATTGCAAGACTTTTTACAAATCTGTTTTTAATAATATCTATCTTTTCTGTCTTATTTATATCACATACATAGTTTTGTAACGTGTATCCTTTTAAATTAATTGCTCTGAGAGTCTGACTATGTTCAACAAATTCTATAATGCCAACATCTCCTGATATCATCAAAATATGATATGATGGAATTGCTTCAAATGTGTCAATTCTTTTTCTGAGTGATTGCTGTTCCAGTTTTTCCTGTAGAATTTTTATAAGACATGACACAATCTGTTCTTTTCTTAATTGTACATCATTTTTTATTAATATTTTTTTATTTAATTCATTGACACCATTAGATAATACTATGTCTAAAATTATAGGAGACGTGTTACTTTTTACAACCGATATAGATTTTATATTAACTATATTATAATTAATGTCAAATGGATACAATATAGGCAATTTAATATTCAATGGATCCATTTTTGTCAAACATATTTCATCGAAGTATTTACATGTTTTTTTAACATAATCATATAATGTTTTTTTGCCTATTTTTGGTATATATATATCTTTTATAAATTTCAACAAATTATTTCCACCTAATCCTTTTAATGGAGAATCAATATACATCATTTCAAACATGACTTTAATAATTATTTCTGAATAGTCATAATCAAAAGATTGATCTGATTTTTTGGGAAAACATAATAAATCCAACATACTTTCAAAAAAACTGAAGTCACTGAATCCAAATTTCCTTGGTTGAGTATTTAACAATGTTATTAGACAAGAACAAAATATTGGGATGTAACATATGACTATTTCATGACTATTTATAATTGGGGTAGATGTTGCTCCAGCATAATAAATAATTATTTCTTTTAATAAATCATTTTTCCAAAATTTAGGTTCTTTTTTTTCTATATAAGTTATGAATTTAAACACCTCTATAAAATCATACAAATCTAAAATTAAATTGCATCGTCTTGAACACATTAAATTGACACATGATGTATTTTTCTGTCCCTTTTTTTCAGTGTATAGCTCGACAATCGATTTTAAATTTAGTAAAAAGTCAACATGCTCAAATTTATAATATTTTTGTATAAATGTCTTGACCATTGCTGTAAACCATGTATTATGTGCAGTCAACAATTGTTGTGATATGACAAGAGAATTTATTTCCCACTCATTGAAAAAATCGTCTGGAGACACATATTGAATATTTCTAAATTTTGCCAACTGATGTATAGATGCATTTCTCCATTTTTTTGATGGTATCATTGCAACATTTCGTAATGTTAACACATCTAAATATTCACATATTTTTACAATGTATGGTGCCTGTTGAATATTCATAATTTTTCTATAACAGTCACAACATACAAGTGTACTTCTGTCTGTTTTCAAAATTGTCTTATGTATAAATTGTGATATATATATTTTGCAATTTTCACTTTCCTTTGGCTTTGATATAAACTCTTCAGGAATGATTATATTCTTATTACAACAGTTCCAGCAAAATACATCTCCGCATGCTCTACAGTGATGTTTTCTTGTCAATAAACCGAATTCTGTCTTGCATCTTTGACAATTCAAGATTTGATCAGAATTTGTCCATTTTTTTGCTTGCTTCTGATATGCATTTTGTAAATTTTTTGTAATTATATCGTCATTTGGCGGCGTTGATGACAGTATGTCAGTCGATGATTGTTTTCTAATAGGTTTTTGTATTTTTATAGGTGTTGGCGGAGTTGGCGGTTTGTCAAATGAAAATGGAAAATTTGTATCTATGTTTTTTTTAATTTTACTTGTGTTTGGAATGTCTATTGGCTGCGTTTTTGCATCCATTATTATATCAATTGAATTTGACTTTGGGCGTCTCTTCATACCTACATTCAAGATATTAAAATATCTTTATATTCAATGTCATAATGCAGTGTGATTTGATGTATATATTTCAATTTTTATTTTTAAGATTTGGTGTTTCACACCAAATCTTAAAAATAAAAATGATAAAATTCCCGCTAGGGAATTTTACAATTTTTTCATCTAAAGGCGAAATAATAAATTAAAAAATGATAAAATCCCGAATAGGAATTTTACAATTTTTTCATCTAAAGGCGAAATAATAAATTAAAAAATGATAAAATTCCGAATAGGAATTTTACAATTTTAAATCATATGTATTTTCTTTATAAAATACATATGATTTAAAAGACTGAAAATGCGACAAGCATTTTTCACAATTTTTTATTATTGTTCAGTTCCTTTTGAATAAAATGATAAAATTTCCGCTAGGGGATTTTACAATTTTAAATCATATGTTTATTTTTTTAATTCCATAGTCATAAATAAAATTTAGAATACAAAATTAATTAAGTTACTTATCTCTTTCTTTTCTTCATATTCATCTTCTTTTTTGACAACACTTTCATCATCACTAGTGTAGCATTCAGTATCAAATTCTGTGCCACTTGATGCAGTATCACTAGAATCATCAGTAATACTCGATTCTGAACAGCTACCTATAACAATAACATCATCTTCTTCTTCACTCAATTCATCACCATCACTTTCATGATAATCTCTTGTTTCATCTTGATCTTCTTCAGATGACACGTCAGAATCTAATTCAAGATCTCTTTTTGTCACATGTTTTCCATCAAATGTTTCTCTTTTACCATTATCTATTGTATATCTTTTTGACTCCCAATATTTAAAATGATTTTCTTCAACATATCTCTTAAAAATGTCATAAAAATTTGCTGATATTCTATAACAATTTTTTGACAATCCTCCGTTTTTTTTATTTGCATATACTCTATATTTTTTTGCGACTCTCCTAATTTCTTTTTTGTGAAACTTAATTTCATCACGTTTACCATTGACTTTGCACATAAACACAAGGAGAAAATATGATGGATCTACACCACCACAACAGTCGAATTCAGAATCTATTTGTCTAAATCTTTTGATAAAAGGATATTCAGTATAGCCAACTTTGTAACAATATAAATCATCAGAATCGTCACATCCCTTTCTTAATTTTATTCTTATCATGTACATATAATTTCCTTCTTTATTCCATTCTTCACGTGGTTCTGGTTCTTCTGTTAATCTTTTTAAACAACAGTCAAATGTGTCATATCTTCTTCTCTTGTTTGACATTTTTTAAAATGGTAATATAAATATTTATTGTAATGCAAGTCAAGGGATTTATTTTTCAATTTTTCATCTTAGCCATATTTCTATCTCTTCATCTTCTATTCCGATGTCTTTTAGTTTTGCTCTACAAATTTCTCTTAATTCATCACTCATTTCTTGTCCGTCTAAAGTTGACAGAATAATTGCACTTATTCTTTCATTATTTGAGATTGTAATTTGAATATCTTCATAAAACCCGTTAAGAACATTCAGAAGTCTTGTTATTCTGCCAGTAAAACATTTGCACTCTGATTCCATCATTTCTTCATCCAATCTTATCATCAATTCTACTTTATGTGGACTGTTCGAAATCCTTCCAAATACCTTTACAAATACCTCATAAAACGTCAATAAAAGCGTCGAGTGATAAGCTTCATCATCTAAATAAGATAGTAAAGATGAAATACATTCTAATTTTGAAGTCAAAAGGGTTTCAATAATGAATTCTTTGTCACAAGTAAAAGGGTCTTTCATAAGATTATCTATTGATTTTTTTACAGATTCTTGAATGCTTGATGAATGGACATTTTGAGAATCATTGAAGATTCCATGATTATTGTAATTTTTCATTCTATTTATGAATCGTTGGATTCTAATGTCTACTGTAACAATTGTATTTCCAAGATATCGCAATGAATGTAATCTTCGGCAATTCAAAATTGATAATGGTAAAGATTTTAATTTATTATTACTCACATCTAAATATCCCAAATTTGTCAATCTGCCAAATGTATTTTCTTTTATTTCTGTTAATTTATTATTTCTTAAACTCAAAGTATTCAAATTTGTCAATCTGCAAAATGTATTTTCTTTTATTTCTGTCAATTCATTGTTGCCTAAAAACAACTGTTGCAAATTTATTAATTTATCAAATGTATTTTCTTTTATTTCTATTAAATTATTGCCGTTTAAATCCAAAGTTTGCATATGTGTCAATTTGTCAAATGTATTTTCTTTTATTTCTGTTAAATCATTAAAAACTAAATACAACTCTTCCAAATTTGTCAATTTGTCAAATGTATTTTCGTTTAGTTCTGTTAATTTATTACTGCCTAAATACAATTCTTGCAAATTTATCAATTTGTCAAATGTGTTTTCTTTTATTTCTGTTAATTTATTATTATGCAAATGCAAATATTCCAAATTTGTTAATTTATCAAATGTATTTTCTTTTATTCTTTTTAATTTATTAAAACTTACACAAAAAATTTGCAAATTTGTCAAGTATTTAATATTTGCAGGTATTTCTGTTAAATCTTCATATGAAAAATATAGTCCAGTGATAGTTTTATCATAATATAGACCACAAATCTCTACTTTATCTTCCATTTTTACAGTGTTCTTTTTTGTCATAAATAAATATATCACAAATGTTATACTTTTCAATTTTTTATTGTCTCAAATGCGAAAATAAAAAATATTTAAGATGATGGCATAATATTATATACAATGTCTAAAGTTTGTATAGGTATTGACTTAGGTACTACGTATAGTTGTGTGGGATTTTATAAGGGTGATGGAAAAGTGGAAATTATTGCAAATGATCAAGGAAACAGAACAACTCCAAGTTATGTTTCTTTTACAGAAGAAGAGAGATATATAGGAGAACCAGCTAAAACTATGTCTGGTCAAAATTCAAAAAATACAGTATATGATGTGAAAAGATTAATGGGAAGAAAATTTTCCGATGATAGCGTACAGGCAGACATAAAACATTTCTCTTTTAATGTTGTTGAGGGAGATGATGACAAACCGTTAATTGAAGTTGAATATTTAGGCGAAACTAAACAATTTCATCCAGAAGAAATTTCGGCAATGATATTGACAAAAATGAAAAATATTGCAGAAAGTTATTTAAGATGTGAAGTGACAGATGCTGTCATTACAGTCCCAGCATATTTTAATGATTCACAAAAACAGGCAACACAACATGCGGGAAGAATTGCTGGTCTTAACGTACTCAGAATTATTAATGAGCCAACCGCAGCATCAATGGCATATGGCTTAGATAAATTAAATGACACCGCAGACAGAAATGTTTTGATTTATGACTTGGGTGGAGGAACATTGGATGTCACAATTTTAAACATATTTCAAGGTGTTTTTGAAGTTAAGTCAACGTCAGGTGATACACATTTGGGCGGTGAGGATTTTGATAATATGATTAAAGATTATGCTTTGATGACATATGCCGAAAAGAAAATTCTCAAAACAAAAACATTAAAAGAAGAAGATAAGTTAGTTTTATTGGGACAGTATAATGTCAAGTCATTATCCGAAATACCAGATTTAGAAACAAAAATTTTATTAAAAGGGCAAAAAACATTAAGTGCTAAACAAAAAGAATACGTTGAAAATGTTTTGAAATTCAAAGAACTGTTATCAAATGTAAGAGCAACAAGAAGATTAAAAACAGCATGTGAAACTGCAAAGAAGACATTATCATCATCAACAACAACAAAGATAACAGTGGAAAATTTCTATGAGGGCGATGATTTGGACATACAATTAACAAGAAAAAAGTTTGAGGAAATATGTAAAGATGATTTTGATAGATGTTTTACTCCCATTGATAAAGCATTAAAAGATTCTGGATTGAAAGAAAAAGATATAACTGATGTTGTTTTAGTTGGTGGTTCTACAAGAATACCAAGAATACAAGAATTATTAAATGAAAGATTTCCTGACAAAATAAGATCAAATATTAACCCAGATGAAGCTGTTGCATATGGCGCATCAGTTCAGGGGGCAATTTTGTCGGGAATGAGAGATCATGTGATAGATTCAATTGTTCTGGTTGATGTTATTCCATTGACATTAGGTATTGAGACAGCAGGAGGTGTGATGGATCAGATGATTAAAAGAAATACAAGTATTCCATGTGATAGAGAAAAGGTATATAGTACATATTCGGATAACCAACCTGGGGTTACAATCAAGATATTTGAAGGAGAGAGAACAATGACAAAAGATAATAATTTATTAGGTGTGTTTGAACTAAAAGGCATTCCACCAATGCCAAGAGGAACACCAAAAATAAAGGTGATATTCAAAGTTGATTCTAATGGTATTATGAATGTCATTGCAACGGAGGAATCAACAGGAAAATCCAATCACATTATTGTTGAAAATAAAAAGGGAAGATTAAGTGATGATGATATAGAAAAAATGATAGCAGATGCAAATACATTTGCAGAAAATGATAAAAAGGCAAAAGAGAAAATAGAAGCAAAGAATGGATTAGAAGCATACGTGGCAACTATTGAAAGAACAGTCGGGGCTGAAGATTTTAAAACTAAAGTAAGTGAAAAATCACTGCAAAAAATATCTGAATCAATTACCGAATTAAAACAGTGGATTGAAGATAATGAAGAAGATGCAACAAAAGAAGCATATGAAGATAAATATAAAGAATTCCAAAATTTAATATTGCCATTTATGAAAGTCATCACAGGAGGCATTTTGGATGAGGCGTTAAACAAGGCAGAAAAAGATGCAGAAGTTAAGAATCCAAAAAAAGAAAAAGTGGAAGATATAATAAAAGAAGCAAATAAAAAAAATAGTAAACATCAAAAAAGAAGCATGGTATAATTTAATTTGAAAAACTTGCTAGCAAACCAATCACACAAAATACACCAATTACACCACACGTAATTTTTCCAGTCGAATAATCACTTATGTGTTCATTAATTTCGTCTTTAATAATTTTATTGTTATCCCTTCCAAATCTTGTAAAAAGAAAATTATCGCCTGTTTTATTTCCTAAGTAATAAACTGGGTCTGACCTGTTCCCATAATATGAAATAAGTTCATATGTTTCTTTTTTATTTATTGACACATTATTTGGTTTTCTCGATACAAAATCAGTTGCAATGTCATATCCTGAACGGTAAATTGGCACTTGCTTATTATCAAAATCCGAAAATGAATACTTTACGTCATTTGTTGGTCTAATTGGCAAACTTAAGTAATCAGACAAGTTTAGAAATCCGCCTTTGAATTTTCTAACCCTTTCAACATCAGCAACAAGTGTTGTAGACGGTTCAATAGTATTTCTTCCAAATGTAATTGATGGGATTGCCTTCAATACATTTACATCATCTTCTTTGTACAATTCAATCCATTGAATATAGATGTTGGGGTAATATTTTAATACTACTTTCTTGTTGTCTTTTAAATCTTCAAAGTTTTCTACCGTCTCGATATTTTTAATTTCATTAATAATACTCTTTTGTTTATTGTTAAAATATGTCCATCCGCCAAGACACAATGCAGCCCCAGCACCAGTTATGATAGAATTCATTTTTGATAGATATGATAAAACTATTTACATATGTTTCCATGCTGTTGAAGATTCAATTTTTTTATTTTAAGTTTTCGCCATAGGCGAAAATTAAAATAAAAAAATTATGGAATTCCCGTTAGGGATATTCCACAATTTTTAATTATTTAATATGTGGCGAAAGCAACATATTAAATAATTAAAAATGATAAGATCGCGAATAGCGATCTTACAATTTTTAATTAATATTATGTTCCTTTAAACAAACTGATAGAATAGCGATCTTACAATTTTTAATTAATATTATGTTCCTTTAAACAAACTGATAGAATAGCGATTTTACAATTTTTAATCATATATGTATTTTTTTTAGGAAATACATATATCATTAAAAAGACTAAAACATGCTTGCCATGTTTTTACAATTTTCAATATTGTTCAATTCCTCTTAAACAAAATTATTGTTATCATTCTTCATAAATAAATTCATTCTTCAGTGGCATGGTTACGTAGATCAATTATATTCATATCAATCTTTCTAACGACAAAATATTTTTTATAACTGTTATGATCTTCCAAAAAATCAACATCTAAACGTGGATACCCAAATGTGTCATTTATATGACGTACGATTTCTTCAAGATTGTCTGTAAGGTAAAAAGATACTGTTCTTCGTTTATGGTGTTCCATAAAATTTTCCGGATCAGTTCTAAATTTGATGCTAAGATAATTATTTAATACTTTCACATATCCTGCATAATCGTCTTTTTCACGAAAATGGTTAACATATAATTTTGTGGCTTCAAGCAGAAGTTCTTGATCATTTAAAATAATAGAACCATCATAGCTAGTAAATTTATCGTTTTTTCTAAAGATCGTACATTTGGGAAATAATTCGATTATGTGTTTCTTCTTAAGAATATTAGAATGGCTTCGTACATACAATAGTGGAAAACCGCTATTCACTAATTCAATAAACATTGGATCTATCGTAAAAGTATCTTTAAATTTTTCAAATTTTGACATATGTTCATTGTACCATGACACAAATTTCAATGTTGGATATCCCTCTGGTACAATGTGTTCTTTTAGATATGGAATTAAGACTGATGTAATGTGTTCATTTCGTGTATCTTTTGCTAATTTAATAGCAAGATTACACTTTACAAATTCTGTAAAAATATCAGCCATTTTGATTGTTTAATGAGGTGACATAGAAAGATAATAATAAATAATTATGAAGATCTTAGATATTTAAACATTCAATTTTTTTAATTCATATGAATCTCGTTTGTTTTTAATTTTACATAGCTCATGATCGACAAGAAGATTTTTATTTATGTATTCGATAGCTTTTAAAATTGACATATGATATTGACGACAGAATGTGAATTTATTGGCTTCATCATACATCAAAAAAGAAAGATTATCTGTTTGAAACATTATATTCATATAATTATTAATAATTATTGTAATGTTAAAATAATTTAATTTTTTAATGTAATATGTCAAATACGCTTTTGTGGTTTCAAGCAATACTTCTGGTTCTGTCAATATGATTTCACCATTGGATATTACAAATTCAGTGTCTCTTTTATATTTTCTGTAGGTTTTACATTTTGGAAATAAATATTCAATGTGTTGTTGTGTTAGAATTTTTGAAGTTATGTATAAACATAATATTGGCTGCGCTATAGCTTCTAATGAATCCAAATTATCTCCAAGATTAATATAAAAAGGACTATGCCAAACTTCTTCAAATCGTAATATATGATTAGTATACCATTTTATAAATTTCACTGTTGGATATCCCTCTGGCACAATGTGTTCTTTTATGTATCCAATTAAAATTGTGTTGATGAATTCATCCCTTTTTTTCTGTAGCGATTCTATTTGATCTTCAATCTTATTTAATTCATCTATTACTGATGTATCTTCCATTTTATATAAATAAATATTATGTTATGTTTAATAATTTTAATAATTTCAATTTTTTAATGTCTTGTTCTTTTGTTTGGTCTGTCAAAAGAGTTTAGTTCACTATCAACAAATTTTCTTAGTTCATCGACTGCATCAGTATTATCTTTATATTTATAAAAAATCATCATAACATGTTCTTGATGCAAAGCAGGCATTAGTTTTGTAATATGTGATTTATCAAATTTTATTGCTCTTAGCTTGTCTTTTGTCAAATGTTTGGTTTTATAGACATAAATATTGTCTAAAGGATTTGTTTTATTACCACTCACATAACCAACTCTATTTTTGAAAAGTAAAATATCATTTGATGAAATTTTATTAAGAGATTTTTTATTGAATATTTTTGCAAAATCAACTTCAGTCATTTCTGATTTTGTTTCAGAAATAACTGTTCCAATATATGGATATAACTTATGATAATCTCCTAAATTTATCATAAGTTGTGTTGCCTTTTCTAAATTAACTTTATACTTATGAGGAACAATTGTTAATTTAGAATTATTAAGAAACTTAATTGAATTTAAAATGTATTCATCAGACAACAAAATAAAATTGTCTAAATTTTCTACTGAAGATGAAATGTTTAAAATTGGATCTATTAATTCCATAATTTCAGAAATGATATATTGTGATGCAATAACACCCTTATGACCATACACCTGTCGATGTAAATAATGTCTTGTGTTGTACAAATTTAATACATCGTAAACAGCCTGTTCTGGATAACATATAATGTTGTCAACAATTTTTACACCTTGAATTAATCTTGAAAAGTCAAATGATACTGGAATATTGATTACAACCGAATCTCTCTTAAGATAGTCATATTTATCAACATCTAAGCCATTTAAATTATTTGACACAATTTGATACACAAATCCACTGTGTTTAGCTTTTGGATTGATGATATTTTTCATAAACATAATTTCATCATCAGTAATAATTTTTGACAATACATTATCATTTTTTATAATTCTTTCGAGAAGTGCTCCTGATCTCATTTCATGAGATGCATATGGCGAACTTTTCTTTCCTGTGTTTGGAATAAATACATCATCGAAAATATGACTATAAGGGCCATGTCCTAAATCATGACATAAGCCAGCAATTTTTATTAATTCAACAATATAAATATCAAGTGTATGTGTTTTATCATCATATGTTCTTTTGTAATATTTTTTTAACTCATCAATATTATTTAAATATTTATCAACCTCACATGGATCTGTATATGAACCAATATTTCTTGTCAATGTATCTAACAGTTGTTTTGTCAAATGATATGTTCCAATTGAATGTTCAAATCTTGTGTGTATCGCATTTTGATATACAAAATTACATGTACCCAGTTGTTTAAGATATCTTAATCTTTGAAACTCTGGCGAATCAATTACTCTTAATGCAAACTCTGTAATCTCAATAATTCCATGTATTGAATCATGCATTGTTTTGATAGGTCTACATATTGTCACTTCATTTTTGATTGTTGGTGGTAACTCTGGATAATCCATTATTGCTTATTTTATATTATTTGATGTAATAATATAAAACATTAATTTGAAATTTCAATTTTTTTATTTATGATTTGGTCTTTAGACCAAATCATAAATAAAAAAATGATAAAATCGCGATTCAGCGATTTTACAATTTTTTTTAAATTTTTAATGTTTATTCAAACTTGACTGTACTGTGACACCTGTTCTTCTGTGTGACTTAACAGCAGAATTTAGATTTTTTGAAATATAACTACCGAAATTTTGTTTTTCAATAACACAATTTGTTGCATATGTTGATTCATATATACCTATATCATCCGCCTGTTTTGCAGTAGATAAATCGTCTGATAAATAAACATATGTCCATCCATTTGATTCCTTCTTTTCTTCAATCATTCTTAATACTTCACTCTTTCTGTATTTTGTCGATGCATTTTCTTGACCATCTGTGACAATAATTAGCAATACATCTTTTTCATTTCTAAACCATTTGACAGTATCACCAATGCAATCATACAATGCAGTTGAACCATTAGGATTATAATCTTCTGTTGTCAATAATTTAACATTTTCTAATGGTTTATTAACAACAACTCTTGTTGTTTTATCATTGAACTTTACTAAAGTAAATGTTGCGGGTCTTTCTTTTATTTGTTTTTGTTCTGTTATAAGATCGTTGATTGATTTAATCATGTCGTTTCTAATGCTAGACATGCTGCCAGATTCATCTAATATCATCACTATTTTTAAAAATCCATCGAGGGTTACAGTGTCATCTGTTTTCTCAACCTTTTTACTTGGATGATTAAATAATGAAGAATCACAGGGCGCAAAGTGATTATACCATGTCTTGAACATATAAATTTAGTTATAAATAAATTTATACATTTTTTACGCAGATAAATTAATACATTTTTTGTGTATAACAATTAAAAAATTCCATCTAGCTTCATCAAACCTACAAATACACGTCCCTGTGCTCTTGCATCGTCAAGGGAATTATGAGTGACAGTTGTGTCTCCTTCAAGCTTTTTCCATAATGTATTTTTCTGTTCACTCGTTAATTTATTTCTCTTACAATAACTCCACCAAAGCGCAGACAAACATTTTGCAGTATATCCAATATTAAACATATCAGCATGCGTCTCTCTTGTTTTTTCATAATTATACTTTAACCATTGCCAATCATATGCGCTTGGTCTCGCAACCCAATCAAATTTATATGTTTTATTCAATTCTTTTAATTTGGCAGATAAGTCCAACATGCCTTCTTCTACGCTAACTTGATTCGTGTTTACAAATTTCCATTGTTCTGGATGTTTTGACCAAAATTCATTCCAACATCTTTGTTCCATATGTTTGTCCGCCTCTGGCTTCAGATTCTTTTGCCATTCAAATACTTCATCTCCATTTGTTTTAAATCCAACAATACCAAGTGACAACATACTATTGTATGCTGGCGACTGCCCGTCAGCTTCAATGTCAAATGATAAATAAACCTTTTCTTTTTCCACAATTTCTGTCATTCCTAATAACTGTATTACCTACCTAATCCTTAAACTATTTTGTACATAAATCAGATATATAAGCGCCAAGATGCATATTACTGTCAATCGATTTTGAAATGTCAAAATAATGTTGTGATGTAATTTCAAAAATTTTTAATCTTTGTTCTTCTGTAATATTTTTTGTAATTGGCATTTTTAATATCATCAATATGCTTTTCAATATGTCTAATCCGGAAAATCCATTATTTTTTATATTTATAATTTTTGTAAAGGCATCTCTAAATTTTTTTTCAATTGTCAATTTCAATATTTCATTAAGCAAATCCGGTTGTGGCAAATCACACACTGAATTGACATTTTTCAATGAAACATCATCATGTTTATTATAGACCAATTGAAGTAAATTTATTGCATTTCTCATGTCTCCAATAGATAGACAAGCAATTTGTTCTAATGCTGTTTTTTCATAATTGACCTTCTCCTTTTTAACAATATATTTAAGTCGATCAACAACAAATTCATGTTTCAATCTAGGATATCTTAATATTTTACATTTACTCTGTATTGATTCAATAATATCTGTTGACTTATTGCAGGTAAATGCAAATCTAACTTTATCATAATATTTTTCCATCATGACACTTATTAGATTTTGCGCTTTTTCTGTAATATTATCCGCCTCATCTAAAATAATTAATTTGTGTTTTGCATATTTTTTTTCATCTTCCTTTGAATATGCCAATTTTAAATTACAAAAATCTGTCAAATCATTCTGTACTGATTTGATACCTCTATCATCTGAAGCATTGACTTCTAATACTGCACTTTTATAATATTTTCCATATAACTTATTTGCAATACATAATATTGTAGTCGTCTTGCCTACCCCCGGATTGCCAGTAAGCATTATATTAGGCATCTCATTGGTTTTTAATATGTTTTCTATTATTCTTTTTAATAGTGGTTCCATTGAAATATCTTCGACCATATGTGGTCTGTATTTTTCAATCCATGGTAAATTCTCTCTAGACATAATATATCTTATTATTCATTGTCTTAAAATAGATTTGTTTGTAAATATTTTATCAATTTTTTATTTTTAACTTTACATCAATTGATACAAAGTTAAAATATTTTGGCTCTAAAAATTTCTTATGACATAGGAATATAACGAATTTGTGGATTTATTTTATATGGTTTTACAATTTCTTCTTCTGAATCTTCATTTGAAGTGTCAAATATAATATCATTCCTTTTTGTTATTTCATCATCTGTTATTTTTTTAGTTTTTAATGCTTTTTCTAATGATTTTTTTTTAATTTCTTTGTTTTTTCCATTTTTCAACTCTTCATAGTCTTCTTCACTTACTAATTTATTATCATAAAAATAATAATTTTCTATTTTATATTTGCATCTGTCATAGTATTTTAGTCTTTCTCTTGCATGATTTGAAAATACAGATAAGTCATCAATAAAATCTATAATCAAAGGTCTTGTATTACCAACTTCTAATGGTTTCCTCATAATGCGTCCTGTTGATTGTATGACATCTTTTCTCGATGTTGCCAATATTAAAGTATTCAGACGTTCTACATCGAAACCATCATTTGCAATATCATAAGTGGCAAACATGACATCTGCTTTTTCAGCAGCTTCATCGCGTTCATCATCTTTCATATCACCTGTATATAATCTTGTTTCTGTCTTCTGTTCAGACTCTTCAACCTTTCTGTCAACAATATCTTTTGTGTCATTTAATATTGATTTTAATTTACTCAAAACAAAAATTTTTCTGTTTTCATCAGTATTTTTCAAAATTTCAGTTATTATGTTTGCAATATTTCTTGTTCTTGTTTTAATCTGTGAAATGTTACCAACCATTTTTGTAACTGATGGCAACATTTTGCCCTTAAAATAGGCTTTCTTTTCAACAAACAGTGATTTGTCACTTGAGTAATAAAAAAATCTTTTTACAACTACTGCTGAATTCACCTTTAATTTAATTCTGTACATCGTGTCTCCCAAAAACCAATGCATTACTTTAATCAAATTGTCATTTCTATATGGTGTTGCAGTTAATGCTAATGTATGTATTCCTGTTGTTTTCATAAGTGCTTGTGAAAATACTTTAGATGGACAATGGTGTGCTTCATCATAAATGATAAATGAAAATTGCTTAAAAATTTCAGGATCATAGTCCCTTTGGCTAACACTATGGATCATTCCAATCACAATATCTTTGCCATCCACATCGACCTTTTTTCCACGAATAATTCCGACCTTTGCATCCGTAAACTGGTTGATTCTTTCAATCCATTGAGTTAATAAAATTGACCTATGTACAATAATCAGAGTTTTTAATTTTAATTCAGAAGCCATATACAATGCCATTGTTGTTTTACCGGCACCACATGGGACAGACAGCAATCCACCCCCTTTTTCTTTGATGCTTGAAAGACATTTTTCAACAATAGATTCTTGATAATCTCTCAATTTTCCTGTAAACTTAAATTTTGTCTTTTGAATATTCATTTTATTGTCACATTTTCCGAATTTTGTAATTCCATAGTAGATTGGCATTATAATATGTTTATCTGTCGACTTATATATTTCATAAGTTAATTTATCTTTTTCCTCTTTTGTTTTTGGTTCCATCAAGATATTTGGCGTGATTGTTAAGTCTTTTTTAACATCTTTTAATTCTTTATCAGTGAGTTTATTTTTTGGCATATAGTATCCATCATAAGATATAAATTTAGACATAATTTAATATAAGTTATTATTCTGTTAAATGTATTTTGAGTTAAAAAATATTTGGACTATAAATTTTAAATTTATCGAATATATATATATCAATGGAATCGCTCATTAACTCATTTGATAAGACAATGAAAGAATACTTAAAAGTTTTCGATGACAAATACGTTTCGGCCGGCGCAACACTCTTTTTAATAGTATATGCAAGTTATGCCGCAGCACGTCTACCATCTAATTTATCAAGATTATTTGATAATCTATTAGTCAAATTATTTATGTTTTTCATGCTTATTTATATTCTTCAGAAAGATGTTAAAGTTGCACTCGTCTCATCAGTTGCAGTGATGGTTGTATTAATGGCACTTAATAGTTTTAAAACAAATGAAATGATGGACGGCGACCTATCAGGAGAAGAACATCAATCAGAAGAACACCGTTCAGAGGAACATCCACAAGAAGAACATGGTGTGATGCATCCATTGCTGGGTGAAGAACATCATGGACAGCCAGTAGGTGTTGAAAGTCATGAAGAAACCCATAGCTGCGCAAGAGTAAATTCTGAAGAAGAAGAATCACACAAACATCAAAAATGGCAAGAAGAAGAAACACCAAGAAAGGAACAAGAACAAGAAGCAGAAGTAGCATTATTGACAGGAGGAGACGTTCATGCAAGTGAAGTTATTGGTCTAGATGATGTATCAACATCACAATATGCCGAAATCGATTTTAATGCATAAATTTAAAATATATTAAATAATAAATAATAAATGCCCTATTATTCATTATTTTTCATTAGTAAATATTATAGTATGATAATTGTAATTATTGTTGTTCTTTTCATATTGGCATTATATTTAACTTTAAAAGTACATAGCGATGACCCTTTGATAGTTCCTTATCCAAAAAAAGAGATTGAACACTTTGCTTCATATTCGGCAAAAAAAGACAATGAAGATAATGTTTCAATGCCTGACTATGACAACATTGTAAATAATACTGATCAGACATATTATGAAAATGATATTCAAAAGCCAAAGGAGATGAAAATAGATAAAATAAATGAAAAGAAAAATGATATATGTGAAAATTCTTCAATACAAAAAAAATTCTCTCATAAAGTCTACATAAAAACAAGTTCGAATACAAACTGTTTTATCCCAAGCGAATCAAATATTGATCCATTAAAATATTATGAAAATAAAATTAAAATTATAAAAACATATTTTGAAGATCCGAAGTTAAGAGGATATAATTTATTAAGTTCTGACAACTATGCTGGAATAAATGACATTGGCGCAATTGATATAACAAATAAAAAAACGGATCATCCAGCGGAATATGCAACAATATTTATGTAAAAATTATTAATGTTGTTTTTCCGAAGCTTATAATATATGCAATATTATAAGCTTAATACTGATTTGCCAGAAATAGCAATATTAACAGGAGGAAGAAAAAAAAAATCAAAGAAAAAAATGTCTAGAAATTCATCAGATTATGAAGATGATATGATGTCATCAATGTTTTCCAAAGAACCCTTTATTGAGGAAATTGACAAAAGTCATCCAAATTTAATTAATGATTTCAAAGAGACTTTTAAACAAAAATGTCCAAATAAAGACTATATGCCACCTATTCTACCTAAAGTAGAAACTATAGTTAGTTTTGGGGATATACATGGAGATTATAATTTGGCGATAGAACTGTTAACAATTTCAAAATTAATAAAAGTTGATGGAGATAATATTAAATGGATTGGTGGGAATACTTATGTTGTTCAAGTTGGCGATCAAATTGACAGATGTAGGCCTTTAGGAAAAATGACATGTGAAAATAAAATGACAACAAATCCTGATGAAAATTCAGATGTAAAGATATTAGAACTATTTACAAATTTAGATGAACAAGCGCAGAAAGAAGGTGGAAGAGTTATATCTTTGTTAGGAAATCATGAAATTAAAAATATCATGGGAGAATTTGATTATGTTTCTTATGAGGGTCTTGTGGGATTTGATGAAAACAAAGACTTAGAAACCGGCAAAAAAAATAGAAAAAAAGCATTTGAAGTAGGAGGTAAATACGGAACATTGATTGGGTGTACCAGAATGCCTGCTGTAATAATAGGAAGTAATTTGTTTGTCCATGCTGGACTAGTTGATCCTTTTATAGCAGAAACCAGTTTGAAAACTGAAGAAGACTTTGAAAAGTTATGTGTTGCGATTAGGGCATGGATATTAGGATTAGTCAATCTGGAAAATGTTTCTGAAATAATAACAGGTTCAAAATATTCAATGTTTTGGACTCGTTTAATAGGAAGCATTCCCGAAGATGTTGGACTAGATGATCCAGTTTGCAAAGACAATATAACTGAAGTGTTAAAGTTATTTAAGATTGGAAGTATTATAGTTGGACATACACCACAATCATTTTTATTGACAAAAGACATAAATGCAACATGTGATGGAAAAGTGTGGCGTGTAGATAATGGAAGTTCAAAAGCATTTTCCAGATTCGATAGAAGTTACATAGAATCTGGATTAATAAATTTTTCTAGAAGGGCACAATATTTAAAAATAGTCAATGATGATGAATATTATATATGTGATGAAGTTGGAGAAAATAGATATAGAATGTAATAAATTAATTAATTATAAATATAATTAATATAATTTATCAATAAAATCAATATAATTAATAAATTAATGTTTGTTCTTTCTGCTTCCTCTTTTACTTGATTTTTTTGATTTATTTCTACTTGCTTTTTTGCTGGCTCTTCTTGCAGCCATATCTTCTTGGCCTTTTGCAACTTTCTTTGCAAGTTCACCACTCTTCAACATTTCATGTGCTGCATCTTTTACCTTTTTAGCATCTCTGTCATATTTTTTCATTAAGTCCCATATGATGACAGTCAAGGCTGGTCCATCCTTTAATGAACTATCTTTATCCTTTAATGATTTTTTGATGTCAAGCACTGCTTTCATTGATGGATTCATTTCCCTTTTACCACCCGATTGTTTTTTGGATCCTTTTTTGCTTCTTCTTTTGCTTGCCTTTTTGGATCCTTTCTTTGATGCTTTTCTTCTTTTTCCACCTCCTTCCATTCCAATTTCACTTAGAACAGAATTAATTTGTTCAAGCAATCTTTGCCCGTGTGGCGTTTGCAATGCTGGAGAATTCATCAGAGATGCGATATCAGGTGTTGCAGACAAATCAATGTTTGGTTGGTTTCCTCCTTTATGGAAAATTGAATTCGACATATTCTATATATATTTAATTACAGATTAAATAAATTTTAACGCAAATATATAGCAATAATGGGTAATAAAAGTACGAAAAACATTAAATATATATTTTCGACAGATATATCTGGCAAAGAATTTATAAATATATCAAGAGAAACAGATCATTACTGTATTAAAGACACAGGTCATAGCGGATACCTTATTTCCCCAATTGAAGGAATTTATTTGATTGATGATGATGTCGATACAATATCATCAGTAATTGTAAGAAAAAATGCAAAAATAAAAAAAGGAAATATAGATGACTTGCAGATATATTATGTAAATGAAGTTGAATATAACCAATTTTATAAAATAAAGGATTTATATTGTTGGAATGATATTGATTTTGTCCTCAAAATGATAACTAATAATGGGATGATGATTCGTTTTGTAAAAAGTAAAATGTTAACATTTGAACTATGTAAAGCTGCGGTTGAACAAAATGGAATGGCTTTGCAATATGTTCCAAAAGAGTTTAAGAAAAGATTATATAAAAATGCTTTAGAAAATACTGGTGAAAGCATTATTTTTGTTGAATCGAATGACTTGAATATTGATCTTATGAAATTGGCCATAGAAAAAAATATAGAACCATTAAGACTAATAACAAATCCGCCATTTGAATTTCTTAAATATGCAGTAGTTAGGTATGAAAATACATTTGACCTGTTGCCAGAAAAATATCACAGAGATGAATTGTGCGAATATGCATTGATACATAATCCACAATGTAAAAAGTATATTAAAAATCCAAAGTATGCAATAACAAAAGAAGAAATTGCAGACTCATTGTGCTAATAATAAAAATTGATAATAAAAATATAAAACAAATACATATAATGACATATTAAGTATATATCATTATCTGATATTTAATAATGGGCGTTCCTAGTTTTTTCCAATGGTTGTTAAGGAAATATGGCGAAAATAAAATTCTTCATACAAATATTAAAAAAAATACAGGAGCATTATATTTAGATGCAAACTGCTTATTTCACCCCCAGTGTTTTAAAGTGTTAAAGTATTGTGTGAAAGAAACTGATATTGACAAATTAGAAGACAAAATGATTGCAAGAATTATTAATTATATTAAATACATTATTGGAATTGCAATACCGACAGAATATGTTTATATTGCAGTTGATGGTGTTGCACCATTAGCAAAAATCGGGCAACAGCGAAAAAGACGATATAGAAGTGTAGATGACAATAAAATTAAATCAGATCTAATGAAGAAATTCAAAATAGCACACAATGACAAATGGAGTAATATTGTTATTACTCCAGGAACTGAATTCATGGATAAATTAGACAAGGCACTTAATGAATTTTGTAAAACTCAGAAAAAATACAAAATTTATTATTCATCATATCATGAAGCAGGAGAAGGGGAACATAAAATTCTTCAACATATTAAAAAATCAACGATGACCAATGATGCAATTGTTGTATATGGCTTAGATGCTGATTTGATATTTCTTACTCTTGCAAGCAAACAAAAAAATATATATTTGTTGAGAGAAGTCACTCAACTTGGATTAAAAAGACAAAATGATGATATATATGATCCTATTATTGATGTGGCAGAAGAGTTATTATATGTGTCAATAGATGAACTAACAGAATTTTATAATATTGAATTTAAAGAAGCAATTTACAATTATCAAAAAAGTAATGGTTCTGCAATATCAGACCTAACTGATGTTGATTTCATTAATGATTTTATTGTACTATGCTATTTACTAGGAAATGATTTTTTGCCGCACTTCCCATCTCTACAAATTAAAACAGGTGGGATTGAATATATTCTTGGAGCATATGTTGAATTATATGATTTTTATAAAAAGACAATTGTTGATTTATCATCAGGCAAAGTAAATGTTGATTTAAATCAGTTAGGAGCAATTTTAGAGATACTGGGATCACATGAAAATGACTATTTTAAACATGTTCTTCCTGAGGCAATGGATAGAAATTCTAGAAAAAAATGTTTTGGCACATCACAATATGAAAAAGAATTATGGAATATTGAAAATTTAAAAAATGTTACTATACACGATCCCATAAAATTGGGAGTTGGTGAAGAAGATGAATGGAAATTTAGATATTATGAATATTATTTTAAAACATCTGAACATTATAAAGAAACAGTGAATGACATATGCATGAATTATATTGAAGGAATATTGTGGGTTGCACAATATTATTTTGAAGAATGTCAAGATTGGAGATGGCAATACAAATATTCCCATGCGCCATTCATATCAGATGTTTCGCATTTTTTAAGAAGAACTGATGTAAATATTCAATTAAAAAAAAGTAAACCAATAAAAATGTATGATCAATTATTGGCAGTCATACCACCATTTTACAAAAACTTAATACCGAAAAACTTAATTTCTCTTATGACAAATTCTAATTTAATTCATATGTTTCCCACATATGTCGAATTAGACATGTTGCACAAAGAACAATTGTGGCAATGTGTTCCACTTGTTCCATATTTAGATATAAAAGAAATAGAAAACTATACTAGTAAAATAAAATTAGATGAAGGCGAATTAAAGAGATTAAGAATATTCGAGTAAGTTTGTTTAATATAATATTATAAATATAGTATTATCACTTATGCAATCAAATAAATATTTAAATAAACAGGATACAGATGATAAAAGTGTATTAACACTTAGTTCAATGAGGGAAAGAAGAAATGATACAACAAAATTTAGAATAGATTTTATTAAAAATTTGATGCAGGGAAAAGAATTACAGCCTATAGTAAATTTTGATAGCACAGCAACAGAGGAATATACTGGAAAATCATATGATGACGATGAGAGTGGAGATAGTTATGACACAAGAATAGTATTGAAAAAACGAACACATGATATAAATAAAATAATATCACAGATTGGCGGAAAATTAAAATATATTAAAAGCGGAACAACAGGACATACGTTTAAAGGAACGGCTGTTGATGATTACGGAGAGTTTGATTATGGTGTCAAAGTTGTAGCATATCCACGCAGAGATAAATATGGTAGTATAAATAATACAAAACGTCCGGAAAATGCAGAGATAATGATGATAAAACTACTAAGTTATTTTGTGGTAAAGAAACAAACACCACATATAGTTTTGCCAATAGGTACCTTTAATACTAGCATTAAAAGATTTGTAAATTTAATTGAAGAAGATGTTGTTAGTTCATCAAATGAAAAATATAATGAATTTGTTCAAAAGTATAAAAAAAATGAATATCATGATGAAGTATCAATATTAATAAGCGAATGGGCAAATAGAGGAGATTTGTTGGATTATATAAGAAACAATTATAAAAATTTTTCTGCAATGCATTGGAAAGTATTTTTCTTTCAAATATTATCTGTATTAGCAGTCATTCAATCAAAATACCCGTCATTTAGACATAATGATTTAAAAGCGAATAATGTCTTAATACAAAAAATATCAAGAGACAGACAATATATGAATTATAAAGTTGATGGAGTTGCATATAGAATTCCTAACATAGGATACCAAGTCAAATTATGGGATTTTGATTTTGCATGTATTCCAGGAATTGTTGACAATATAAAGGTTGAGTCAAAATGGACAAAAGATATCAATGTCACACCAGAACAGAATAGGTATTATGATGTTCATTATTTTTTTAATACTTTAACAAGAAAGGGATTCTTTCCACAATTTTTAAAAGAACCAGAAATTCCGAAAGATGCAATTGAATTTGTTCAGAGAGTTGTTCCTGAAAAATACAGAAGTGGAAAAAATATACATGAAAGAGGAAGAATTTTAGTTAATGATGAATACCTAACACCTAGCGAAATATTAAGACAAGATCCATATTTTGAAGAATTCAGAAAAAATGCAGAATTATTGCAACGTCAAAAAATAAAACACAAGACAAAATTAAGTAGTATATTACAGTCAGACAATATTGATGATGCAGTTGTCCAATTTTTAGGTGGTAATAGAAAGAAGTCTTCTGTTAAAAAAACAAAAGTAAAATTGGATGGATTGATGGAAAATAATGATATGGATGATGATATTGTAAAATTGCTTGTTGATAAAAAAAAGAAATCAACAAAAAAACATAAGACACATAAAAAGGAATCTAAATCAAAAAAAGCTTAATTATTTATACACAATAAACAAGTCAGTTTGTAACATCTGTTCTAAATTTGATAAATTTTTTCTTATTGAATTTAGTACCTTATTTTCTAATTTATCTGTCACAATACATTTATCTACAGGAGCATTTTTTTTGTAATAAAAAGTGACGTTTAATTTGTCATATAGATCTGAATTTATATAGGATGGCGTCATGATATCATTTGAACATTTGAAATATGTATATATGTTATTAAAAATGGCCAGAGCTAATAAAGATATTAGAATACAAACTAGACTGAACATATATTTTTATTTGCGAAATTAATTATTCCTACAATATAATATATTTAAGTATGAAACAAAATAATTACGACGATTTGGATTTTTGCTTGAATACATTATATGATTTTTACTATAATGAAAATAGTGATCAGTGTTATAAATTTGAGCCCATAATAAGACAGAACATCAAATTAGAGGATTTAAAAAAACATAAGGATTTTGATTATAAAAGTATATTTGAAAATGCAAAATTTGATTATATAGGTAAATATAATGATAAATATTATTTTAAAAGAACATCAAAACAGTCAACATATGCATGTAATGTAATAATTGGTTCATATACAATATCACAATTTGGAGGTGATGTATTTGACAATCCAAATTTGATGTCTAACAATGCATTGACAAACATGGCAATGATGTACATGACAAGTGAAATAGTAGCAAATAAAAAAAACAGACATTTACTATTACCCTTGATGCATTTTGATATTGACAGAGATGATTTATTTAAATTATTACCAGAATTTGAAAAACATAATACTGTTTCAGAAAAAGTCAAACTGGCAAAATTTTATGTCATCATAAGTGAACATTATTTTAAAATGATGCCATTGTCTGAATTTATTGATAAAAACATAAATACTTTTACAACTGAACATTGGAAAGTATTGATATTTCAAGTTTTACACACAATAAGCATTTTAAATGACAGATTTACTAATTTTAGACACAACAGATTAAATATCGACAGTCTATTTGTGTATTTAAGAAATGAAAATGAAAAACCAAGAGAATACAAATTAGGAACACAACTATTTAATGTTCCTGACATGGGGTTTGATGTGAAATTGTCAGATTATGAAAAAATGACAACTGATGATTATATTGTAAAAAATTCACATATAAAAAAATCATTTGCTGATAATCCATATTATGACATGCATTATTTTTTAAATAGCTTGTATTTATTTTTAAAAGTAAAACTAGACACAAATAGCATAGTTGAAATAAATAGTGATTTAATGAAATTTATTAATGAAGTTATACCTGAACAATTTTTATATAGTAACACATTAAATTTTACTGGTCTTGATGAAATTAAATATAATAGTAGCATTAGCAATATAGTATTGCCATCACATGTAATTAAAAAAAATACTTTTTTTAAAAATTTTATAAACAGTAATGCTATGGATTTGTCTGTTTCATCTTTTGATAATGCAAAATCAGCAAAATTAAGTGAAATGAATGGAGGAAGTGAACATTCAATATCATTGACGGAATTGTCTGACGGACATAATAGACTAATTGCAAAAAATATTTCATTAAATAAAAAATCAAAACAATATTATAGAAGTATGCCTTCAAGAGACACTAAGAAAAAAAATTCTAAAAAATTAAAAAAATCAAGATCGAGTAGAGTTAATGTCAATATTCCAGGATTAGATATTTTTGAAAGCGCTGAAAAGAAATATTCGAAAGAAGAAGAAAAAAGAAGCGCACAGAGATCAAAACGTGAACAAAATAGAGAAGAATCGAGTTCTGAAGAAAATGCAGAGACATTTAACATCAATACAGAAGAAATTGAAAAAATGAGAGAAGATTCATCTTCAGACAATGATAGTGACAACAAAAAAAAATCAGAGAAGAAATCAGAGAAGAAATCATCATCAAGTAGTACAACTGAAGATAATGATGGACAAGAAGAAACTGATAAAAAGTCATCATCATCTTCGTCAATATCAATAACCGAAACAGAAGAAAGTGAACAGTCAGGAGGAAAGTCGCGTCACAGTTCACATAGAAAATCAAGAGCACACTCGTCAACATCATCAATTAGTGAGACAAGTGTCGCAAGTAGACATAGCACAAATAAAAATGATAAATTTGCAAATGTCCCAGAAGGTTACAGTGATGTTGTTCCAGAACACCTTGCACAACAATATTTATCTAATATGGGTAATGGCGTACAACCGCATGAGGAAATGCCATTTGGACAAATGCCAAATATGCAACAACCACAAGCATTTGGAGCAGGTTCAGTAGCAGATGTTAATAAATTGATGGGTTATCCCCCAATGCCATCAAATTTAGCACAAATTGCACAACAAGCAACACAACAAATGCCAACCGGAATGCCACAAATACCATCTCTTGGATTAGGCGGGATGAATAATTCAAATCCAATGGCACAATTTATGGGACAGCAACCACAAATGAATATGATGCCACAAATGGGGATGCCACAAATGGGGATGTCGCAGATGGGAATGCCACAAATGCCCCAAATGGGAATGATGTCTGGCGGAGGAAATAGCACAGGAAGCGAACATAAACAAAAGAAATATGTCTTGAAAAAGAATAACAAAGATTTTTTTTTTTAAAGGGGGGGTCAATGGGTAAAAGTATTCCAATGTATGTAGAACCAAATAATCCATCAATTCCAAATGAACAGAAACAAATATTTGCTGAAAAAATGGGTTCAAGACCACCACCAAAAGAACCACAGCAATTAGTTAATTTACAAGTATATCAGCCACCACAACCACCAAGACCAAGACCAGAAGTTAATCCGATGTCATTTTTGCCATCATTTGTATATAATCCTTTGACAATGCCACCACAATATGGCATGTATCCACCTTATGGAGTTCCACAAATACCAATTATAAAAACATATAATATATCAACAAGAAATCCTAATGATGAACACACTGTACTAAACACAATATATGAAGATGTATTGCCATTCAAATCTGTATCATCATCTGGAGCGACTGTATCAGAGAGAATGACATATTTAGATTATGTAAGAAATGTATTATTTCCAAAAGGCGATGGTACGGAAACCAGTCTTTTTGGTTCGTCACAGAATAGTTTAATGTCTCATATAAAATTCCTTGAGTTAAATCCATATTATTCTCATAGATTTTCTCAAAACCCTTACAGAGGATTGCCTGATGGATTTTTATTGTATAGATCGTGTTATCCTATTAGAATAAATGAAGTAAGAACTACATCATGTGCAAAGAATGCAATGGGAATAAATGTCAGAATTTACAAAATGTCGGAAGGTGCATTTATGGATGCGAGAGACAGTAAAGAAATGATAAAATATGATCAATGGAGAGATGTTGCATTTTATGAACATGTAAGAGAAAAAATATTAAAAACAAAAATGTGTCCATCATTTTCTCTTTTATTTGGTTACTACTTGTGTCTAGAATCGGGAATTGATTTTACAAAAATGGATGGATTAAAGAAAGAAAGAGAGACGAATTCAAGATCAATTTATAATGTGGCAGTGAAAAGTTTAAAATATTTTATGCCTGATGAAAAAACAGGAAAAAAAGCATTTCCAGCAGTTGCAATGCCATCAGCCTTAGATCTAAAAATAGCAACAATGGATAAAGAATATACAGATAATAAGGGCAAAATAGATAAGAATGAATATAAAGGAAAAGTATTAGTTGCAATGACTGAAGCATCAACGTATAGCTTATTTACATGGGCATCAAAGGTGTATCAAACTGAAGGCAATATTAACAGGATGATTAATACAGGCTTACATAGTGAAAAAGAATGGTTTATTATATTTTTCCAAATATTAGTTGCTTTATATTCAATGCAACTTACAAACACAGTTATAAATAATTTTTCACTTGAACGAAATGTATATATTAAAGATTTAAATTTGTCAAATTCAACAACATCACATTGGAAATACTGTGTGAAGGGAATTGACTATTACATTCCCAATATGGGATTTTTAGCTGTGATTGACTCTAACTACAGAGATTTAGAAGATAATACACCGACATACATTGTTGAAAAGAAGGATGCTTTGCCTAAAATGATGGGCGAATTTGTTGAATCAAAAGAAAGTGAAATTAAAGATAATATATTCAACATGTTAAAAAATGCATTCGATCCAAATAATTTCAATATAGACTTTATTAATATTGGTGGAGTAAAACCACCAGAAAAAGTAATTAACTTTTTAACAACCATTTCAAAAGATATAGGAAGCGATACAACAAAAGATATTGGAATTTACATTCAAAAATACATGAAAATGTTTATACATAACAGAATCGGAACATATTTGAAAGAAGCAGAAGTTCAAAATTTGAGAAGAGAAGATGCAGAAAGACCTAAAAAAGGGGATATTGTAGTATTGCAAGAAAGTGGAGGTAAATATAAATTTGGATTATATGTTGAATCAGAGAAAGAACAAATTAAAATTATTACAAAAGAAAATCCAACAAATGAAGATTATATTGAAAAAACTTATCCGTCATTCATCAGTTATTCAAAAACAGAACCTATTGCACAAACATTTAAAATTGGAGAGACCAATTTTTCTGAAGAAAATCTATTAGAAACCTACACAATTAATTAGACTATTAAATATTATAAAAACTTTTTAATTTATTATAATATAATGTCAAATTTTGCAGAAGTAAATCAGACCTTAAATTATTCAAGATACCAGCCATATACATGTTCAGATAAAAATCCATCATTCAGCATGTATCAAACATTACAAGATGGTAATAAATCATTTAATTATTATACAAATGGTGCATCTTCACTAGTGTCAAAAGGCAATTTATGGCAAGAAACAAAATTAACAAAAGTGTTTTTTTCAAATGAGAATATGAAGAGAATACAAAAAAAAATAAAACAAGAAGTTTATAACAGAAGTAAAGGAAAATTTAAATTGGAAGAAGATCAAGAAGAATCAGATTTGTTTTTAGTGATGAGAGAAGTGTATTTGATGGAAGCAAAACATCTGCCGAATCACATAGTTAGACAAACCAAAATATTAAATGATAAAGTTGTTAAAGCAATTATTCCCGACATGATGACTGCAATAAAACAATATTATGGATATGCGCAAGACATAAATAAACCATTGCAGCCAATTATGAGACCAATGAACGTAAATAGTGCAGGAAGAAAAATGTTGCCATCATTGACTAGTGTGTACGGATTTTAAACATATGGTTTTCTAGAATAAAAATACATATAGAATTTATTTAAAATTCATCATTTTAAATAAATCTAATAAAATTTAATAGCTTATGTTGCATAAACAAAGACAGATCCGAACTTTCTTGCTTCAACATTAAATGACAATAATTGTGGATCAGTCAATGAAGGCATTTCTTGCAAATGGGAGATTGGTGGATCTGCTTTCCATGTTCCGCTTGGTTCTAATTTTGCAAAGTTTGCTAACATTGGTCTGTAATACCAATATTTCTTTCCTGCGTCACCTTGTTGGCAAACAATTGTGGTGCATCCGATAGAGATGTGTCCGTCAATTGGTGGTTTGTAAACACATACAACTGATCTTAAATCAAGTGAGTCTTCTCTGACTGTCATTCTTTCATCAAAATCAACTTCTGTTTCATTCACTGCAGATTGACCAATATTCCATTGTACATTTGGAACACTTGAATATCTATAGTTGACATTCAAACTTGCCAAGTTAAGTTGTTGATATCTTCTGTTAATATAGAAGAATAACAATCCGTTTGTGAAAATTACTGTCTTATTTTTTGGAACGATTGATTTGTGTTCATATACAACATCTGCTTGTGACATGGCATTTCTGAGAGAAATTGCTCCTGCTGGCACTCCATCGAGTTCAGATGGTAATCTTACATTGATAATTGGGATGTTCATGAAAGTTGTTCTGGCAAGACCATTAAAGTAGTTCACTTGTCCCAAAACTGATTTAGCATTCAATGATGTCAATTGAACCAATGTTGGTCTGACAGAGAACACAGCCAATAGTTTTCTCAATACTGTTCCCTCATCTTGTACGTGGAACATATCAGGACTGTCAAAATATGACCATTCATACTGGCTTAAGATGCTAAGGAAACCATTAATGCCACTTGTGTCATCATATGTACTGGCATAGAATTTGCCTTGTCTCAAGCTTTGAACATTCTTCCATAGCTCAATTTGAATTCTGAATCTCTTCAAGATATTTGTAATTGGGGTATCATTGCTGAAATAAGCCAAACTGTTTGGATCTCTGACAATATCAGTTGTCAATTCCCATTCAGCTTCTAATTCTCCATTGATTACGTTATCATACAATGAGATGTTTCTATCAATAAATGGCAATGCTCTTTGAATGACAAGTCTTCCCATGTTTGCATACAACATACGTTTGTCGACACATGTTATTTTTGGCATGAACAAAGCAACTAAAACAGGGTGAATGTGGGTTGAAACATTGTGTTTTTCAGAATTGAATTTGCCCATTAAGATTTCTGGGGCACAATCTCTATGCATTGCTGCCTGCAATTTGATATCACCATGCAATACTTTAGACACTTCATAGAGTTTTACGATTTCGTTCAATGGTGCATAATCCTTTGTTCCAATATTCAAAACCTGTCCGGCTGGCGACTCAATTCCCATGAATTTAGCCATATCTGTGTATTTAACTTCAACAATAGGATTGTATAAAGAATTTGTATCTCCGCTCACTGCCAGTTTGATAATTGAATCTCTTTCCAAAGTTGATAATTTATGTTTATCCGCAAATTTGGTTGCTTTTTCAACAATTTTTGTAATATCATGAGAACCATAGTGCTCATCTACTTTCTTGATGAATTTTTGTGAATATTTTTGAACTCTGTGTCTTGTCTCTCTGATTTTTTCAACAAAAGCATCAGCTTCGTCATCTGACATTTTTCTGTGTTTCAAAATGGTTCTGATTTGGTCTAATGGAATAGAATTTTGTTTGACGTAGAATTCAACATCATTCTCTTTGACGGTAACATCCCTAGCATCTCTATTGCTCATTGTGATATATTATTAAAATCTAAAAAAAATATTAAACTATATTTTTTATAGTTTCCATATATTATTGTTTTGTTAAATTATAAAAAAAAGTAATCATATGTTTTGATTTAGCTGTTTTTTTGCGCCCGTCGGCATACTATATCTGCTTCCATTTATCTTGTCAATTTTCATCATAGATTCTATAACTTTTATAGAACATCCATAATCCTTAAATAATTCTTTACATCTTTTCATATTGCTAACAGACATCAATGTTTTCAATATTTTGTTTATATACAAATAATCATTTATATTCATCTCTGGAAGATATTCCTTCGCGTTTAATATGTTCTTTGTATAATTGATATTTCTTATAGAAGTTCTATTTAAATCTAATGGAAAAATTAAAAAATTGTGATGAGTATCATTTACATTTTTATTAGTGGGATTTAATTTTTTTGTCATTAGATAAGAGGGATATGTACAAGAATAAAATCCATGTGAATCCTGCAAGTCCCAATTTTGATTATTATGTATATAATTTTCAAGTAAATCGCCCTTTGACAAATATTCAGATATTTCACTTGCTGTTTTCAATTTATCTCCATTTATATTTTTTAAACATGTTAGGAAATTTTGATGCATCATCAGCGGAACAAGTGTTTTTTCTGTTTCATATAATCGCATTGTATCATCAATATTAGTATATCCATTCATCAATATATGTGTTGCCTCATATATGCCATTGTCAATATCTTTCTTTTTCAATAACAATGAATAATCTTTAAAATCAGTTTTTGTAAAAATTTTCTTATTATAAACTTCTTTTATATCTTGTAATATTGTTATTAATTTTCTATAATCACCTAAACTATGTTCAATAATCTTGTCTGCTAAATCTTTGTCTTCTAAAACAATTTTTTCTGCTTCGCAAATTTTAATCAAAACTTCAAACATACTATCACTACTTGGTTTTGGCATTTTTACTTCAAATGTGTTGTTTCTTACAGCATTTATTAATTTAGTGTGATGATTATTTGAAATAAAAATAATAGGGCATCTCCAATCCATTTCATTTTTTTTAATAACAGATGCAATAAAACTTTTTTCAACCGGTGTTGCTATTGTTTCAATTTCATCAATTATTATTGCTGTTTTTGTTCTTCTTTTATTTGTCAATGTGTCATAAATATTTGTTCCATTCATTGTTTTATTTATAAAATCAGTCAATAATGTTTTGCCATTGTCCTTCATATCTTTTGCAAGATTCACAACAGTGTCTTTTTTTTGTCTTTTAGATGCTTCTTTCATTTTAGCAACTTTACTTAAGTCGATCTTTTTAATATCATACTTTTTTTCTTTTAAAATACAATATATAATAGAAGTTTTTCCACATCCGTGTGTCCCAGTAATCATCATACAACTTCTTTCTTTCATTTTACTTTTGTTTGCTTTTGTTTCTGCAGTTTCACTTACATCATTATCATCATCAACATTAATGTTTATTTTAATATCCTTCTTTTTATTTATTTTACCTCTGTGTTTTTTAGCATATTCTCCATAATTGTCCAACCATTCCTGAATGTCTTTTATCTGACGACCAATCCCAAAAATATCACTTATCTTTTTTGGTGCGTATTTGTTATTCCAATTCGAATCATCACATGTCTCAACATAATCTTCCATATCTAATAATATTGATACATATTATTAAATATCAAAATGAACGTCTTTCAATTTTTTAATTTACGTCAGGAATATTTTACAATTTTTAATGTGTTAATATTGTTCATTGACACATTAAAAATGATGGAATCACTAAGTCATGATTCCACAATTTTTAATATCTTTTTAGGCAAAATAGTGTCAATCAAATAATTTTGTCAGGTTGTCTTCAAAAATAGATTTTTCGCATTCTGGATCAGATTCTTCATAATTATCATTAATTATCATATCTTCAATTGATCTATCTACTTCATCATCAGATACATTTTTTTCCTTTTTCGTGAACATTTTCATCAATAAATCTTCTGTTAATAAAGCACCATTATATTTAGATACATCACCAAATTTTGTTTTTCCTTTTAATTTGTATTTTGGATGTAATCCCTTTTTTGATAAATGGATTAATTTACAATATTTATCATCACAAAATCCATAATTCAAATCATCATAACAAATTTGTAATTCTCTTTTACATATTCCGTGTTTACAATTATATCCGCCTGTGCATTTTCCATTTATACAATCATTACATATTCTTGTAAATAAATAAAGGGTGTCATATAACTCATCATCATTTATATTAACATTTTCCAGATCTTGTCTGTCCAGCAATTCTAATACATATTTTCTCATCGGTTCTATATTCTGTTCTTCCAATGAATGTGCGTACAAGCATTTACTACCATATTGACATTTTCCAGAATGTGTTATATTATTGCATAAAACTTTTTTTAAATTTTCTTTCTTCTGTTCTTTTTTAAAAGTCTTATGAAATGTTTTTTTAGGAGGTATATATCTTCTAGATTTTTTTTCTACCCATTCATCTTCACTATTATCTGACATATCACCATTAGAATTTTCATATGACATAATATAAATTAATGTTTATATTCTTAAATATAATCATTATTTTCTTCTAAACTTACAATATAATGAGTGATGGTGAACCAGTAACAGGGTCTAAACCGGAAACAGATGCTGGACAGCCGGAAACAGATGCTGGACAGCAGGAACAAATTAACGCAGATAATATTATTGCAGATACTAACCCTAAAGTTTCAACTATGAACTATGGAACTATTAGGGCAGGTACAAAATTATATCATGCTTCTTCTGAAGAAGAAAAATTAGATCCAATAACAATAAAAGTAGAAGACAAAGATTATGTATTATATTTTACACCAAATTTAAAAATAGCATTAGAACAAATTGGGACATGTCAAAGCACTGATGAAGACAGAAATAAAAAATTTATACATTCTTTTACAGTTACAGTGCAAATAACTAATATTCTTATTCTTTCTCGAACTGATCCAAATTTATACAATAAACAATTTATTAATAATAAATTAAACAATTTGACAGAAAGTGGTACAACAATCAATGCAATTGGTTTTATATTAAGCGAAGCACAACCAAATATTGTTCAATACGCTATACATGCGCCCAGAAGATTTATGACATATCATGAAACAATGAAATGTAGTGATGGTGATATAGTAAATCAAAACATAAAAGAAGTAAATTCCCCTTATGTAAATAATCTAAATGATGATTATACAGACACTAATGATAAATCAAAAGAAGAATCATAATATTCAGGATAAATATGACAAAAAATGTAATCCCATTTTACAATTTGACAATCTGGAAAAGACATATATAATAACAAAGGTTGAAGATTCTGTGACAGATGTATTAAAATTTATGGTTGATTATCAAGTGATAGAGGCGGAATATAAATATTTATTGTCTTATCATACAACTAGTAAAGCATGTCTGTTTAGTAGTTTCATGTGGCTTATACCAAAAAGTCTTATGTTAGATGATGAAAAAGGAAAATTATATAAGAAGATTTCTGAAAAATACACAACTAATTTTCAGACAGAAGATATTCATTCGCTATGTATGGAATTGTGTTTAAATATTGATTGTGATGGATACATTTATTATGAAATTGATAATATACTTTATGCATTTCTCATCACAAAAATATTATCAAGTTAATTTATTTTATAATAATCAATAACATTATTATAAAACTATGAATATAATATTATTAAATAATCATGAATATAAATTTGAGGGATATTGGAGAAAATCTAAAAAGAAAATAAAAAAAGATATCAAGGGTGTGATTAGACCATATCCTGTTGAAGACAAGCCAATGAGTGACAAACAACAATTTTTAGAAAAAATGAAAATTGTTGAAGAGAATTGTGAATTAATAAATTATACAGAACACAAAAAATGTTTGTTATGCGATAAAATAATAACAACTGGTTATTACATTAATAAATTACTATTATGGGAAAATGGATTGAATCACTATATTGACATACATAATATTAAATTGAGTGATGAATTTAAAGAATTTATATACACATTTGATCATACTAAAAAGAACAGCAGAAATTTAATAAAATTAACTGGAAAAGTAAGCAATAAAAATAACATCAATTATGTCAAGTTACATAAAAATCAATTATTAATACTTGATGCACTTATGAAACATGGTGGATATGCAAAAAAATATTCAGATATTAAAAATAATAATCTTTTCAGATATTCTGAACACTCTGGAATGATTGATTTTAACAATGTATCGCTTGACAAAATCATTGTTTCTGGGAACACGACAAGGATAGATCGTGGAGATGAAGAAATTTATTTGCCAAAAAATATTCCAGATGCAATTAATTATGAATATCTTTTTCACACTCATCCACCAACACCAAAACCTGGGGCTCGTGCAAAAGAAAGCATATTATATGAATTTCCAAGCATGGGTGATATATTACATTTCATTGATCATTTTAATGATGGAAAAACATGTGGATCGCTTGTAGTTACTTCAGAAGGCCTGTATAATATCAGAAAATTAGAAATGAATAAAGATGAACTAATAGTAGATGAAGATACATTATTTCATGAATATAATGCAAAAATGAAAGAAGTGCAAAAGAAAAGCATAGCTACTTATGGTGTTGATTTCAGTTCTTACAAATTTTATTCAGAAATTGCTCAAGATACTTCACCAATAGATGCCTTAAACAAATTGCTAAATAATTATAATTTACATGTTGATTATTATCCGAGAACAAGAGACAAAAAAGGAAATTGGATTATAGATACAATATTTTTACCAATTTATAAATAAATATAAATTTCTAATATAAAATTATTTATGCGTAGTTTTGTATTACTTGTTATTGTAATTTTAATTGGAATTTTACTGTTGTCTAATTCAAACACAGAACATTTTACAGAAGAAAAGAAAGAAACTGATATTCCAATAAAACCAATGATACTTAATAAAACAACAAACACAATAACAGCCGGTTCAGAATTCGTGGATATGCCGTCTATGATAATTCCGGCATGGGGTTATGAAGATGATAGAAAAGAAGAAAATGATTTGATGGGCTTTACTAATAATATGTGCAGTAAATCGTGTTGTTCACAACAATATCCACCAGCATTTGAATTAGAACATGATGCAGCAGTATGTTCGGCAAAACAAGATTTTGTTCCGAACATCTATAATTGCAACAATTCATGGCAAAACAGTGGATGTATGTGTATGACAGAAAAACAAAGAGATTTCTTATCTAGTCGTGGAAATAATGCTTAAATTATATAATTTTAAATCGCGTAAATGTTATTATATTTTAATAGAATATATTAACATATGGCACATTATTATGAAATGAATATTGTTGAAATCAAAAATGAATATACTGATTTTTTAGCCAACATAATATCACCATTGATATACGAGGGACTAAAATCAATATATGCAACAGCAATTTTATATGATAAAAAATACGTTGAAGCATCTAAAAATAATCCAGAAATAGCAAATCCAGGAACTCTTAAGATTTTTCAATTGTTCCTAAAAGAAATACCAAATTGGGGCACAACACATCTTGAAAAAGAAATGATTCGCATCAGAGATAATAGTAAACATGCTGACATATTTGATAATTTGGTAAAAGCAGTTATTAAAAGTAATATCATTTTATTGACATTTAACTCTTCGGGAAAAAAATGCAAACTAGTGAATGAAAAATTTCACGAAAAAATCGATGTTAAATTATTTATTCATAAATGTTATGTTGAATGTGCGCGTCATATTTACAATTATCCAGAACTATTTTGGCATGAATATGAAACAATTGAGATTAAGAGAAATCAAAGAGAACTTATGAATTTGATCAAAACATGTATCATTGAAGCAATTAGAAAAATGTTACCAATGAAAGACATATTAACAGAATATCTCAGAAATGACTATGTTGTCGAAGAAGACAAAGAAAGCAAAATTAGAAGTATGTTACTAAATGAAGATAATGATGAGGGTGGAAGAAATAGAATATTGGAATCAGATACAGATGACGATGAATTGAACAATATGGAAAATGATCTTAAAACACTAATTATGAATACAAGGAATGACACAACAGAACATCCTGCGCAATCACAACCAGCAGAAAATAAAAATGAAGATAAATCAATATTTATACAGTCAAAGGAACCAACCACAAATATTGAAAATCCAAGACCTGTTGTTGAAAATGAAGATGACAAAATAGAAAATAATATATTGCAAGAACACAAAGATAATACTGAAGAAGAATTAAAAAGAAAAATACAGTCAGGAGAATATACTCTTGATTTAGATGGAAAGAAAAAGAAAATAGAAAGAGTTCCAACATTTAAAATAATGAATGAACACAACGTTGAACCTAGGAAAAATCAGGAAATAGAAATAGTAAAAGACAAAATACCACTAAATGAAAAAGATAGAGAAGTATTTTTTAATACCATGTTAAATCAATAAATTTATTTTTCTAATACATTAGATATAATGGATGTTATAAGAAATCCAGTAATTTTGGGATTAATTGCAGGAGTATTAACTTACCTATATATCGCATGGAAAGATAAAAAAGACAGAAAAAAGAAGAAAAATAAGAATAAAAAATCAAAATTCACTGGTCTTGCAATTCCTGGAGTTGTTGCGCTGATTGTATGGTTTGTTGCATGCGGATATTTTGATTACAAAAAGTCAAATGGTCATTCTGACATAAGAAATGCATTAGAAGCGCCACAGGGATCATACAAACTAGTGAGAGAAACCGGAAATCTATCTGGCAGCGCATCTCCACCATACACTTTGATAAATTCAGGAGTCAAAATTCCAACAAACCTACCTGATGTTTTAATTGAAACTTATTAATCATTATTACTTATAAAATATTATTCATCATATTTTATAAACCATCACTCCCTGTTATTTATAAAATATTGTCTACATATATTTTATAAATATGGGTATTAAAGACGTACATATGTCAAATGGTAATAAATTGCCAATAAAAAACTTTAAATTAGAATCTATGGTCGATTATCCATCTATTGTTATGATTGCTAAAAGGGGATCAGGCAAAAGTTGGGTTGTCAGAGCAATTCTTAATCATTTTAGAGATATACCAGTTGGGTTAATTATTTCTCCAACTGATAGAATGAATGTGTTTTATGGCGATTTTTTTCCAGATTCATATATTCATTATTCTTACAAGAGTGAAATAATAGAAAAATTACTGGCTAGACAACAGCAGATGATTGATAAACAAAAGGAAAAACAAGCACAAGGAAAAAATTTAGATACTCGTGCATTTATTGTCATGGATGATTGCCTAGGTCAAAAGGGTTCATGGGTCAGAGATCAACCTATTCAGGAATTATTATTCAATGGTCGACACTATCATATAATGTATATTCTTACTATGCAGTTCCCTTTGGGCATCACTCCCGAATTAAGAAGTAATTTTGATTATATTTTCCTTTTGGCTGACGACATGATTTCAAATCAAAAAAGAATTTATGATCACTATGCAGGAATGTTCCCAAATTTTGATTCATTTCGACAGGTATTTGCAGAATTAACATCTGATTTTGGCGCAATGGTAATAGTTAATAGAGGTGTGAGAAATTCTGCACTCGACAAAATTTTTTGGTATAAAGCACCAGACCTAAGCTCTCAAAAAATAGAAATGGGTTGTTCCCAATTTAGAGAATTTCATAAACGCAATTATGATCCAATGTGGAAAAAGAAAAATAACACATTTAATTTTACAAATTATTGTGCTGATAAAAAAAGAAATAAGTCAGTAATTCATGTTGACAAACAAAATATAGATAACAAAAATAACCAAAGAAATTACAGTGTAAATAATGACAGAAGAAATTATAATTCTTCACATTACAATTAAGCTTGACTTATAAAATACTTATTTATTTGATCAGATCTTCTTGTATCTAAATCATTGACACCGCCAATCCACGGTGAAGGTTGACTGAACATCGTTTTGAATATTTCTGATGGATATGTCGGATTATTTTCTTCTTCCTCTAGTGTTTTTGGTATGTAGCGATATATTATTTGTGGTTGTGGACAATCACGCATTGAATACAAAATATTCAATCCAACTAAAAATACTCCCATTATTAAAATTATTAATATGTAATTATTCATTATATATTAATAATATAAATTTGACAATTATTCATTTTTTGCTTGTTTTGCTAATTTTGCTTTTTCTAGCAATAAATTCAATTTGTTTACATTTTCATCCAATTCTGACACTTTGTCTAATTTTTTATATAAGTCATTTTCTTCTTTCTCAATTCTATTTTCTTCCTTCTTTGCTAATTCAAATTTAGATTTCTTTTCTTCTTCGTCAACTTGAGCGAGTGCTTTTTCTCTATTTTTGGCTTCTATTTTCTTTCTCAATCTTTCTCTTGTTGCATTTGGCAAATGTGATTTCTTTTGTACTTTTTCAGGCTTATCTTCTTTTTCTTGTACAGGATTGTTTTTTGTTTCTTTTGCTATTTTTTTAGTTTCTTTTATTCTATTTTGATGGTTGTGTGATTCTTTTTTGAATTGTTCCTTTTTCTTTCCTGCTAAAATGTTCAATTGATTCATCTGTTCTTTTCTAGCATTTTGCATAATTTGTTGTTGTGTTTCATTTGCATAATGCTGTTCTTCTACTGTATCTGGATTTGGATCAAATAATAACCATTTTCCAACTTCGCCAACAAAAATGTGGAAATATTTATCTATCTTCTGTAATTCATGTGCACACTTGTCCGCCTCTTCTTTTGTTGCAAAACAACCTCTGACTTTGACAGCCCTTACATTACAATTATAAACGCCTTCTGGGGATAAAAATGATATACATACCCATCTTAGATTATGAATAATTGGATCTTCATCTAAATTATCTATTTTTGTGTATTTTTTTAAATCTTCTTTTTCAACATTTGTAGTGTCTTGATTTTCAAATACAACTTCAGTATACGGTGTTTCACTCATATATCCCTAAACTATATAATTCTTCATTTATTTAAGCGCATTTATGTTTGATATTTAATTCTGGGATAATATGTATCAACAATCATAAATAACACACCATTCATCAAAGATCCAATTATTGCAACATGATCGTCGGTTTTCAAATATTGCTTTAATATTAACACTGTGACAAAAAATATAATAGATAGTCTGACAAATCTTCTTAATAATTCATCTGTTTCAAAACTGTAATTCATATATAAAATATTTATATATAAATTCTAACAAAGTTTTTGTTTTTTATTTTGCGGTTCTCTTATCTTTTCATTATTTTCTGGCAATATAAAATAGATGTCTCTAATATATTTTACTTTCATAATACCAATATTAGTTGGTAGAAGAGTTAAAGGTTTAGATTCTACTGGAAACAATTTAATTGTCATATATTATTCTAAATAAATTATATCTTTAAACCTGTTCAGTTTTTTGTCGTTTTGTCTGTGGTTCTTCTGTATTTTCATTATCAAATGTCTGTACTATTGACGGCGCTGACCAACATATTGTTTTATTTGGAATTTTCCAAAATGTAAGCGTAGGTGTTCCAGTTAAACATTCATTTTGTCTTTCGCATGATGCAAGTTTTATTCCATTAGAACAAGTAACAAAAAATGGTTTTGTTGGTTTAATTAATTGCCATAATTCTTCACTTTTTTGTGCTAAGTCTGGAGAATAATATTTATAATTTTTCTTATATTCTGGCTTGTCAATGAAATCCAATAGTTTTTCTATCAAAAGTTTATAATGCATAAAACTATTTTTTTCTTTTACTTTATTATCAAAATTCGCTTTTACTTCAGCATGGAGATCATTCAACAATTTTTTAATATTTTCATCTGGAATTTTATATTCGTCTAAAAATTCGGAAAATGTTCTTCTATCTGCTATATAAATATCAGCTGCATCAAATTCAACTAAACGTAACAATCCACCACCCATTCTATAACAGAACAATTAAATTATATTCTTATATATTTTAATTATTACACTATGGAGATGGATGATATTCCCATCCATTGTATTTACATATCTTCTTCCATACAACATCCTGATTTCTCAATTTTTCTTTGCTTTTTAATAATGGAAAATACTTCGCATGATTAGGCATTTTCAATATTAAAAAGAATTTATGCAACACGTATGCATAATTAAGAAAATTCGCTCTATCAGGGGGTTTATATAATAAAAATGGAGTCTGAACTTCCTTAAACATTTTTTTAATTTTTTCTTCTATCTCCCTTGTCAAAATTGGCGCCGGTGTTTTTGTTACTTTACTAAATATATATTGACTATGTTCATAAAAAGCATTCAATCGATGTTTCCTTAAAATTTCTTTTATTGATTTTGGTGTCACATCATCCATTGATATGACCTGTTTTCTTAATTCATGATCTATTATTTTATATACACTTTCAGGAATGTCCGTTGTTTCTTTTGATTGATATTGGTTTAATTTTTCAATCAGATGATTTATTTTTTTATATGGATATTTTGGCTTTTCTGCATTATTATCCTTATGTGTTCCGCCATCACAGTCTAAAATTATATGTTCACTTTCTCCACATTTTGGACAGGCATATAGCCCATCATTGGCAACAAATACCTTTTCTAAAGGATTGTTGTCAGAATTTTTACAACTACTACAATATTTTAATCCAGAATTTTTTTTATTTGAATTGTATAGCGGATCCATCAATGTCATATATTGTTCTTTTAAAGATGCTTTACTTTGTGTCACAGTTTCATATTGGTCTTGTACATCATCACAAGTCAAAAAACTTAATATGGATTTTTTAGGAATGTCTTCAGTGTTATAAATTCTTTTTTTAACTGGTTTTTTTATTTTCATGTTTTTATTTGACATTTCATTTAATTTAATCAACCTTTGATCTATTTCACTTATTGGTTCTGGCTCTTTGTTGACGACATCTTCATCACTTTCACTATTTACTTCAATAAATTCACTTTGATTTCCTGTCTCAACCTCAAAATTATAATATGTTGTTAGAATGTCATATGTCTTATCAAAATATTCTAATTCATCATATCTATTTGTTGTATTATCTATCTTTTTTTTTAATACAGATATCTTATTTTTTAATTCTTGTCTTTTTTTATTATTATTTTTATTTGTGTTTTTTAACTCATCTTCCAAAGATCTCAATTCTTTCTTGATTTTTGGAAGTTCTTTTGACTGTATATCAAATTTTGTAACAATGTCTTTGTGTATATCATCAAGAGTTTTGTAGTCCTGTCTGTACTTAATTTTGCTTGGTTTGTGCTTGAACGACGCCATCATATGTATAACTACTATTATAAAGGGGTTTTTAAGTATTAAAATTTTTCTTATAAAATGTTTTCGAAATATTTCAAAAAAAACGAGTTACAACAGTATATTACTTTTTATTATTCAAAAGTAATTATAAAACATATTTTTTTCACCCATAAAAATGCTATTTAAGTATAGTTTTAACTATGATAAATCAAAAAAATATATTTTTTCTTTTTGCTAATATATAGCACTATGGGAGGCGGTTTATTACAGTTAGTCGCATACGGAGCACAAGATGTCTATTTGACAGGAAACCCACAAATCACATATATGAAAGTAGTCTACAGAAGACATACAAACTTCGCAATTGAAACTATTGAACACTCAATTGATTCAGCAAGACCAGGGGGCACACACAATATCGAAATTCTCAGAAATGGCGATTGCGCAGGTCCTTGCACATTGAGAGTTGGATTACCAGATTTCCTTGGATCAAGATGCACATACAGCGCAGATCCAGTTGCAAATACTAAAGTAGCATACGTCAGAAGATTTGGACATGCTATGGTCAAATCTGTTAAAGTTCAAATCGGTGGATCTGATATTGATAAACATTACGGTGTATGGCTTGATATTTGGTATGAATTGACCCACGATGTTAACCAAGAAAGAGGTTACAGAGAATTGATTGGAGACACAGCAGAATTGACAACCTTGACAGGACCAACATCAAGTGATGCAAATGAAGTTGTTTTGCCAGCAACTCAAATTTACGTTCCATTGCAATTCTGGTTCAACAGAAACACTGGTCTATCCTTACCATTGATTGCATTGCAATACCATCAAGTAAGAGTATACGTTGAATTCGAAGATATTAACAAGTTAGTCATGTGGTCAGGAGCAAATGCACCAAACCTCTCTGGATTCACATTCTCTGATGCAGCACTCCAAGTTGATTATTTCTATTTGGACTCTGAAGAAAGAAGAAGATTCGCACAAGTCGGACACGAATACCTTATTGAACAAGTTCAAGCCCCATCTGGTGAAAATGGTGATGCATTGAACTCATCTTCAAGTTCATCTTTTACTCAAAGATTTGAATTGAACTTTAACCACCCAACAAAAGAATTAGTGTGGGCAACAAAAGTTGGCGCTTTCAATGGCGAGGGAAACAGAACATCCGGATCTGGATCAAGAGGAAGATTCTTATGCTACACTGAACAAGATGATGTAAATTCATGGAATGATGCATTGAACTATGCAGCAAGAAACTTAGCAAATGGTATGATTGTAGTGAGTCACACAGAACCAACAAATACAGGGGCAACATGGGAACAAGTATATTTTGATAGTGACATCGCTCAAGACACAACTGGATTAGCATCAATGGTTGACGCCAATGGCACAGTTTGGAATTTCACAGTTACAAATAATGGTTCAGCAACTATCAACTCAGGTGATCGTGACAACAGAACACAAAATATTTGGATCAACACAACACCATTATCAAAGAACGGAACTGATTTATCCCTTGGTTTAGTTGAAATTAATGTCGATTTAACAGTAGAAGTAGTAGGATCAAATATTGCAACAAGCTTTAAGCTTTCGGGGGTCGATAGAGATGTCAGTACAGGATCAACAGTGTATTATTTGGATTATGATGACATCACAGTTGTCTCCCACAACTTGAACTTGAATGATGTTTCAGTCCCAGTAGAAGATTTCACTGATTCAAGAGCACACAAAATCGCATCATCATCCGCAAAGAGCAAATGGGATGTTGTTGTTATTCAACCAAACAACTATGGTCTAAGATTAGATGGAAGAGGCAACCCAGTTGCTGAAGGAAATATCTCATTGAACGGACATGACCGTTTCGCAACACAAAAAGATAAATACTTTAACTTCTTGCAAGCAAGAAAACACACCCATACACCAGCCGATGGTATTAACGTATATTGCTTTGGCTTGCTTCCAGAACAACATCAACCAAGCGGATCTGCAAACTTGTCAAGAATTGACAAAACTATCCTTAACTTGAAGTTTATGGATGGCAAACGTACTAACAGAACAATCAAACTAGACTTCACAACAGACACTAAATTCTATACATTTGCTTTCTCCTACAACGTTTTAAGAGTTATGAGCGGAATGGCGGGTCTTGCGTATTCTTCGTGATTGATGCGATTCATATGCACTTTTTTAATTATTTTAGTATGTTTGTTACATTTATTTTATAAATAAAGAAATCTAATCTGATTCATTTATTTGCTTAAGCTTTTCAGTCAATTCTTTAATTTTTTCTTGATTGCCATCAACTTTTGCTCTTTTTAATCCTAGTTCAAGACTCCTTATTGTTATATTATATTCATTGTACCATTCTATTAAACTTTGATGTTGCATTTGTTTGTTTTTATGTCTTTCTTTCTCAATTTCTTTTTTTGTTTTCTTTTCTCCTCTTTTTTTTAGGAAACCATTAATATGTAATTTATCCGAATAATAATATATTTCTTCTTGCTTTCCGATTCTAACAGTATAGTCAATTTTTGCCAATATATTGTCAAAATATATTTTATTCAAATTTGTCGATTCATTATTTTCAAATCTGATATTTTTATTTATTCTCTTTGATTTATTGTCACATTTGTAATGTTCAATTGACAGAAATTCTTCGATGGCTTCAAAACATTCATAATCAATAAAGTTAAAATTAAAATATATCTTGTGTAATTTTTCTAAAAATAATTCTAAATCATAATCTCTTTTCATAAAATTACAGTTGTAACAACATGGGGCACAATTATGCAATTCATAGCCCTTTGTATTGTCTATTCTATCAATTCCATTAGAGTGATGTTTTGTTTCCTGTTTGCCACATAAATAACAATCCATAGATGTAATTTCATTAAATTCTTCATTGGTTAACTCAAACGAAATATGTTTTTTATTTGCACGGGTTGCGTAACTTTTATAACTGGCATTTGATGAATCATAAAATAGATTAATACATGATTCAAATTTTTTATTTTTAACATTAAAGACTCTTTCGACAATATAAAATACTCTTTTTATGAAAGTATTATAGTTTGTATCATTTTTCATCATATTACATATTGTACAACAGGGCAATATATTTTCATCTACATATCCAAAATTAGAATCTATTCTATCTATTCCATTAATACCCTTCTCATTAAATTCATTACAGTATGCACATGGAAGATTTGATAGTTTTTCAAATAATTCAAACTTGATATTCCATTCTAAATTTCTAAGATTTGCCTCATATTTATAATCTGCATACAAATCATTCGGCGACATGAGTTGTTTTTTTGAATTTTCTTTTGCTTTTTCTGGATTATTTGCTCTCCATTTTTTGGCATTTTCATTTTCTCTTTTTAAGTATTCAACAATACCCAATCTATTTATTCTTCTTGCCCTCGATGCGAGTGAATAAAATGCAGTCTTTTCTGGATTATTCTTTCTCCATTTCGATTTTCTTTCCATGTATTTTTCTCTTGCCTCAGGATTGGCCATTGTTTTTGCATAGGAAATTGTATGTCTATCAGGTCGTTTTGCATCTGCACGTTTGCCCGTTTCCCTGCATCCAATACATCTCTTTACGGGTTTTCCTTTGTCTCCAACAAAAATATTCTTGTCATAAATCTTTGTGCATTTAGTACATCTTTGTTTGCCCTTTGGCACTTTAATTCTTTTTTTCTTATTTTTCCTTTTTTGTGCTGCCTCATTTGCTTTCTTTCTACATGCAAGACATTTTGTATTTTTTGAATCTTTTGTCAATATTACTCTACAGCCTCTTGTATATTCGGTACATGGTTTTCTGCCGGATGCCTTTACTCTATCTGCCCATTTCCGTGTTTGATGTTTGTTACAATATTTATCATTGTTTCGTCTGTAATGTCTGCATTTTTTTACAACACAATGTATTCTATCTTTATTTTTACCAAGTTTATGTCTACAATCACCACATCTTTTGAATTTAAAATCTTTTTCGAACATATTTATGCAAGCTCTATAATTACATATCTTTTTTCCTAATCGTTGGGCTTCTTCTTCATAATACTTCTTTTTGTGTTTTTCACAGTACTTTCCATGTTTTTGATAATTTCTACAGTTGCCAGCGGCACATTTTATTTTAGGCTTATCTTCCTGTTCTGATTCTTCATCTGATTCCTGTTCCGAGTCAATTTCAGACTCTTTATCTGATTCAATTTCAGACTCTTTATCTGATTCAATTTCAAACTCTTTATCTGATTCAATTTCAAACTCTTTATCTGATTCACTTTCAGACTCTTTATCTGATTCTTCTTTTTTGATCTTTAGCTTTTTCACTTTGGTCTTTCTAGATGACATATGATGGGTATACACAATTTCTATTTTATATAATAAAGATTATTGATTTCAATTTTTATTTAATAATTTTTATGATAAAATCATTAAATAGTTAAATAAACACCTTAACAATATTAGTTGTTTCAATATTACATATTGGACACTTATCTTGGACTTTTGTTGCACACTCAGCACATAAACATTGATGACCACATGGCACACAAACTCGTGTTTTCTTATTTTCATAACATACACAACATTTTTCTGCATCAGTAGAAGCAAGTTCACATGGGCTTGATGGTCTAATGATCCTTGTCTTTTCTTCTTCGGATGACGAATCATCTTCAAAGTCGGATTCCCATTCCTCATTTACATCATAATAATTATTTGAACATTCATTACAATAATGATGTCCATGTGCATCTTCACAAATTTTATCTTTACATTCTTGACAATCTTCTATTCCGCAATTATATTTACTATCTACACAATTGTCACAAATACATTTCAGACAATCATAACAAAAGTATAAAGGTTCATCAGACAACTTATAAATTATGTCGCATTCGGGACATATGTATTTTAACGAATATCCTTTTTCCCTATGAAACTCATTAAAACCTTCAAATCCGAACTTTGTAATTTTTTCTTTTATAATATCATCATTAGTTAACATTATATCTTTATATTTATCAGATATTTTCTCTATAAATTCATTTCTGCAATTTTTACATTCAACACTATTTTCACGCGCATGCGAGCAAATAAAATTTGGTATAACACTCATACATCCCATTAATGACATAAACTCACATTTTTTGCATGTTATAAATGAACATTTATCACAATGACTCCATTCGTCCTTAACACAAAAATTTCCACACACTGCACATTCACATTTATTACCGCATACATATAGTCCGTCATAAAGATAAAACCCATTAAATTTTTTTAAAATATCATCAATAATGTTAACTGTTAACACATTATTTTTATAATTTTTTTTAATGTATTCTTTTATTCGATAAGCCCTTTCGTCGAAAGCTTTTAGACTTGACTTTTTTTTATTTTTTTTATTTTCCTTAACAATATCATATTTCACAAGGTTTTTTATTTCAAGATCACATTCTATTTCTTGTTTTTGTTTATTTAATTCTTCTTTTTGTTTATTTAATTCTTTAATTAACTTTTTAATTTTTATTTTCATTTTTTTTCCCTTTGGTTTCTCAAGTGGATTTTCCAAATCATATATTTTACAATCAATCCTTCTTACTTCTAATTGTATATCCTTTATTTTATTAATTAATTCGTCTATTTTTATATTTTTATTTTTTATTTTTTTAGCTTCTTCATCTTCAACATATTTTATTTTTAGCTTTTCATAGTCTTTTTTATCAACAGATTGTTCAATAATATAATTCAATATTTCTTTATCTTCGGTATAACAACTTCCACAATATCTTATAACATTACCATTTTTAATACGATATTTCCCTAATGTCCCTCTTTTATCTATGCATCCGCATATGTGACATAATTCATAACTTTCATCTGCATCAAAAAGGTTCCTTACAGTGAAATGTTCTACACATTGAAAAGCAGAACAACATTTTCTACATAAATGCATAATACAATCATTATCACTTTCACCCCCGCAATAACATTTTGTATTTTTTATTGTAAATATAAATTCCTCTTTTACACTCTTCACTTGTGTTGTTTTATTGCTTTTCTTTCGTGGCATTGGTGATATAAATATTCTATGTTTAATACCCAAAAATTTGAATTATCAATTTTTATTAAATAAATATTTTGTCAATTCCTTGTCACATCTGTCAATGAGTTTCATATTAAGATTATTGCCATATTCTCTAATTCTGTTAATATGTAAATTATTATGCGCATTCTCAATTACAACACATCCGCCTAATTTTGCGAAACTTGTGTCGATTATTTTAATGTTATATTTTGTTGCTAATTCTAATACTTTTCTTGTTTCAACACCTTCATGCAAATGGAGACCAATCTTATTTCTTGGAAATAGTGCATCTGCATGCAATCCAACCATAATTTCATTTAACATTTTTCTTGTCATTGTTCCAGATGTGTCAGAGATCATTAATTCATCAATATATTTTTCACTCAGATGCTTCACAAACTTTCCAACATCTTTACTCATGTCATATCTACTAATTGGACAAATAGAACAACATGATAAATAGACACGTACATTTTCAATTCCACTGTTTTTTGCGATACCAACAAATTTATTTGTTTGAACCAATGATTCTTCCATTGACACACCCATATTTTTGTGGCTAAAGGCGGATGAAACAGATGTGACTAATGCCAATGTATTTGGCTTTATTTCAATCGTCTTCATAATGTTCTTTTCGCCAATCGCAAGTAAACCATATCGGACATTGTTGTTTTTATGAATTTGTTTGTATACTTCTGCACTATCCGCCATTGTTGCAACCTTTTTACCTACAATACTTCCAACTTCAATATAATTATAATTACAATGTGACAATCTGTTGATTATACTTATTTTCTGTTGTAATGACAATATTTTGTTTAACCCTTGGATTCCATCACGCATTGTGATGTCGCCAATCACTTTGAAAGCCATTTTGACAATATAATTCTTTATATAAATAAAGAATACATACATAATATTTTTCAATTTTTAATTATTTGATATATGGATTATAACAATATATCAAATAATTAAAAAGACTGAAAATGCGAAAAGCATTTTTCTCAATTTTTTCATTTACATTTCCATAATGATAGATCGAAATTTCTTTGATGGATGTACGTTATACTTTTTCAGATATACTAAATAACCTTCTGGAAATATGTATAGATCACCCTCACTCACAAAAGAATATTCGTCGCAACCCATATTTTCATTGCCAAGTCTATCTTCAGCAGCACCATGATATGAAGTTTTTGTAAACACATTATTTTGAATAAGCTTTTCTAATTTAGCTATAAACTCATTGTCTGGCTCAACCTCTTGTTTTGGATAAGGAAATAAAACATCATTTGCCCTATCATAATCATATGCCAAAACTCTGTCTGTAAATTTTCTAAACCAATAGCCTTCTGCATATTCCTCTTCTTTTAATTTTGTTAATGGACATGTTGGTAAATCTGCAAGTGATTTAATATCATTATTTAATGAATACATTAATCTGAATGCATCTTTGCCAATTTGCAACATGTTAAACTGTTGTAAAAAAATCTCACCATATGCTTGACTAGTGATAAATTTAATATGCCAATCATAGGGATACCAAACACTACACATATCATCTTTATCAACACAGTTATTTGAATAAATCCCTTTTTCTTTGTGTATTAAATCAATGTGTTCCAGTGATACTTTTCCATCAGGGTTATCCAAAAATACATAAATTTCTGTAATAGGTATATTTTTATTGATCTTTACTTTTGAATCGAATGTATGAAATTTTTGAGTATAATATGTAAATACCGGAAATTCGCAACAAGTACCTAAATATTTTTTATATTCATCTTCTGTCAAAAGAACTCCATTAAATTCTATACACACGATACTGGAGTTTCCATTTACAATATTTTCTTCATCAACTGCAAATTCAAGTTCAATTCTATTACCAGTACAAATTGGAAATGGTAAATCTGTGTTAAATAGTGCTTTTGATACATCAATATATTCATATTCTTTTTGTTGATCGATAAATATTTCATAAATGTTTTTTGAAATAGACAATCTGTCAACCCCATTTATTATCAGTTTGACGTTCCATCCTTTTGCAGTATTATTTGTTTTATACTTTAGTCTTATTTTTTCAACCATATGATATTTTGCTGGATCAAATGTGTATACAAATCTTTGTATACATTTTTTATGAGTAAAGTCATTATACCATCTATATTTTGCAAAATTGCCATACTGGATATCACTTGACTCTTTTACCATAAATTTGTTGTAATGTGTAAAGGGATAATATACTTGTTTTAATTTTGTCATTGTTGGACTTCTGTCATTACATGCATATTTTTTAATAGATTCCATTTTTGCATAAATAAATATATTAATGTAACATATGCTGATTATTTTTCAATTTTTTATTTTAATATGTCTTAATTTTTTCTAAATACTTTACAATGGTTTGGTCTGTTGTATCTCTCTTCTTGATCAATTCAATATTTCGCAAAAGGTATTCATTAATAAAATTATATGCATTTGCGACATGAGTACATGTTTTTGCTCCTGTGACAATTACAGATCCTCTTTCAAAAACAAAAATAGAAACTTTTTTATCTGGTTGCTCATGTTTGATATTTACACATGCATGAACTTCTGGATCATATGTGCAATTATATTTATCAACGAATAATTGTCTGTATAAATTGTCTCTGTTAATCTTAAATGGGACTACAAAATTTGAGTTAATCATTGCAATACTTAAATTCTTTATGTTTGACAATTTTAATTTTGTGACATCAGACACAAATGGTTTTTCTTCAATTTCTTTTTTATCATAATTTATAACAGCTTTTACTTTTTTTAATTCTTCAAACATTGTTATTAATGTATCTATTGCATTGTCAATTGTTTTGCAACCAGTCATTTGAATTGACCCATTTGTGAATAATTTCATATTTACAGGCTTCTTGTCCTTACTTGGAACCATGACAGCCAATGATACTTGATTGTAAAATATTTTCTTTTTCTTTTTTTCTTTCTTTGTCTTTTTTTTCGTAATAATGCTTCTGTTTGTCATATTATCACCATGTCTACCATAAGATATATTCACCACACCCAAAATATTTAATGGCATGTATTTAGCAATATTTTCACAATTAAATATAATATCAATATCACACACAAATGTCATAGTGGAAATACTAACGTCGTCTGGTAATTTATTTAATTCTAATTCTTTTGTAACCTTTTCCCTTAACTGATCTCTACAATTCATATAATTATTTATTATAATAATGTTATAATGTAATCATTTTACTTTTCAATTTTTAATTCTTCTTCTATAATATGAGTGATGTATCATCCTACGCACTTTTGGAATTGGTAAAAGGAGATGAATATAAAGTTTATTATATTAGTATAAAAAAATCTGTTGCTACGTCAAAAGGTAATTATATTGAAAAACAATACACAAATATTAGTGATCTTTATGGTGATATTGTAAAGGATTTAGACACATACAATTTATATGGATGTGGCAATATAAACAATGATAAAATCAAAAATGATTTAAAAAAGGTATTAAAACAAAAATATATAAGATCTACTGATCAGATACAAAAGTTAGATGTGAAACAAATACAAAATATACAACCCAGTATTTCTGATCGAATAATATCAACAGCAGCAGCGCAAGCAGGAGGAAATTTAAATGCAAATTATCAGTCAATAGATAATCTAATTAAAGATTCACAAGAAGAGAAAAAAAACATTTTAATTAGTTGTTTATGTGCAAGACTTGCCTATTTAGATTTAGAACCTAGATATTTTACTGGTGTCAGTGATAATCAATTAAAAAGATTAAAAAAAACAGCAAATAAATCAATAACAAAACAAATTAAAATCATAGATGGAAAATTATGGAGAATGGAAGATAGAATAGAAAACATTCAAATAAATTTTTATACATCTGGATATTTAGATTATGTTGATGAATCAAATAGCAAAATTAATGAGACAGACGAAGAAAAATCAGAAATAGAAAAATCAGAAATAGAGAAGTCAAAAAATCCTGTTTCAATAAATATTGGTGATAATATTATTAATTTTTATGCACCTGCTTCAATAACCGACAGACGCGATAGAAAAAAAGACATACACAATGACAAAAAATTAAAGAAAAAAAGAAATCTTTCAAATTTTGCTGCAGAACGAAGTGACAGAAATTATTTTTTTACAAAAGAAGCCCACGCAGATAAAAAACATACTGTCATTTTGTACAAATGGGACGACATAGATGTACAAAAACCACTAGATCCAACAAATATAATTAATGATTTTAATAATAGATTTAAAGATACAACTTTCGATGAATCAAAAAATGAACCAAATAATTTTATATTGCCAACAAAAGAAGAAGAAAATATGCATAGAGTAAGATATTATCTTATTTATGATATGAATACAAGTAAATTTTTTCTTGCAATAAGAGGTACTGATTTTGGAGGGAACGCGTCTCTTGCAAATTGGGGAATTAATACACAATTTGCCCTTTTAGCAATGAGAAAATATTATGATATTGCCATAAAACCAATAAAAGACGATAAAGAAAAAAAAGAAAAACAAGATAAATTAATTTTATATGGTACCAATATCATTATCAATATAATAAATAGTTTAATAAATGTAATACCGGAATTTAATAAATTGATATCGACTTCAGTGGGTACAACAGAGAACACATTTATAACATTATTAAATTCTGCATTGGCAAACCAAACGTCTGCAAGAATCGCTATTTCAAATTTGATTGAAGCTCTTGTTAGTAGTACTCCGGATTATGAAGAATTCAAAAAGAATATATATAATATAATTTCTGGTATACTGAGTGGAATACTATCTACAGTCACAGGTGTAACAATTCAGACAATTACTAATTTGCCTGCATATTCAACAGTTGTTGAAATATTACATAATTATATCAGCAAGAACTATCTGGAAACAACAATAGCATATTCTACAAATGTCTTAACATATTGTAAATCAATAATAAGTGTATTGGGTTATAATATCGATAATGATTTAATAATATGTGGACATTCACTTGCGGGAGGATTGACACAATTTCTGTCCGGCATGAGTAATAATACAGGTTATGCATTTGATCCAGTCGGGACAAATATATTGTTTTCACAAATTAATTTAGGTGAAATAATAACAAATGAAATAAAATTAAATAAAACAACATGGAGATCAACAATTCTTACGTCTGTCGGATGGTTATTTTCAGTTATATCAGAAGTGTCATATGATTGTCCCGCAAATTTTGTTCAATGTGAAGAATTTATACCATTCAGTGAAAGAATATACAACATTGTTGTAAATCAAGATATTGTCCACCAAATAAAATTTTCATCACAACATGATCAAATTCATAATGGAAAATTATATTTAGCATCTGTCGAAAAATATAAAGATGCATATTTTCAATCGTACAAATTTATCATAAATAACGAAACTGAAATCTTCAATCTAGAAGATGCTAAAAAACAAGCAAAGAATGTGACAGGTTTCCATGGGATAAATTCTTTGTTAATTATGTTGGCAAAAATACTAGCAAAAGACAAAAAAGAATTAGATAATCTTGTGTGTGATATAAATGCAGAAGAGATATTTGGATTTAATGCTGGCAATAACGACAGTTATAAAAAGTATTTCTATGTAGGAATTGAAAACAAAAAAATAACCGAAATAATAGATGGTGCTGCTACTTCAATGACTGGTGGTTCTATTAATTACTATAAGAAATACCTTAAATATAAAGAAAAATATCTAAATTTAAAATTAAGACATAAATATGGATAGCAATACTAGACAAACTTTAGATGAAATTGAAAGGGATATACGAGATGGAAAATTAAAGTCAGATAACAAAGAAGCATATAAAAAATTAAAAAGGCTAAATAAAAAAATCGACGAATTGACAGAGGTAGAATATGAAAAATTTATAAAAGAACAGAATCGCAGAAAATACAAAAAAGCTGTTACATTAATTGCAACAGAAACAGAAAATACAAATAATGACTCTGATATGTCAACTGAAGACATTAAGAATATAATAGACGAATGCGATAAAGAGTAAAAATAATTAGTTTGTTGTTATGTATATGAAAATTTTGTCATGGGATGTAGGTATTAAAAATTTAGCATATTGTCTTCTAGAAAAAAAAGAAGAAAAGTTCAGCATATTAAAATGGGGAATAATTAATCTTGTTGATGATAGAGATCTTTGTAAATTCACATTAAAAAATGGTAATCAATGTGGCAAAATTGCAAGATATAAATCATTTGACTTTGAAAAAGAAATAACAACATGTAAAGCACACAAGGATAAATATATTCCTGTATTATCAAAGTCAACAAAATATAAATGTGAAAAATGTAAGGAAAAGTCAGATGTAAGTATAGAAAAATTAGAGAAAGGATGGTGTACAAAACATGAAAAATTTGCAAAACAGTGTGTCAACAAATACAAATGTAAAAAACTTGTATCTCAAAATTGTACAAAACAGCCAATTCAAACACTGTCTGTAAAGTTATACAGTGAATTAGACAAAATAAAGGAATTCAGAACAGTAAATACTGTATTAATTGAAAATCAACCATCACTTTTAAATCCAACAATGAAAACAATTTCATCATTATTGTATGCATATTTTATAATGAGATGCAAGATAGATGATAAAGACAAATATGACACAAATGTGAGATTTGTATCACCTACAAATAAATTAAGCATAAATAAAAATGTAACATCGAAACAATTAAAAAATACAGAAAACAAAAGACATGAATATGCAGTAACAAAAGGTTTAGGTCAGCTTTATTGCAAAGCATTGATAAATAAAAAAGATCAACAGACACTCGATGAATATAAGAAGCAAGATGATATGTGCGATGCATTTTTACAAGGATTTCATGACATGTTTGATGTTATTCCTGAAACATATGTTAAAAAATTAGAGGAAATTCCTGAAGACGTCATTGAGGCAAATACAAAAAAGAAAAAGCCAAAGAAAAAAGCAGCCAAACCTGTTGATGAAGAAAAAGAAACAGGAGAAGTAAAAATTAAAATTAGTAAAAGAAAAACTTAATCTGCAGATTTTTTTTTGACATCTTTAGTAACTTTTTTTACTGCTTTTTTAATTGTTTTTGGTTTTTCTTCTGATTTAGTCGATTTGTTAGAACTATTTGTAATTTTATGGCCAGTTTCTGAATTTACACATATTATATTATTTTTTTTTATTTTTGTATCTTTAGTTGATTCTTCAAGAACTGATAATAAAGGTACAATTGGAGGCAAATCCATTTTCCTGTCTTTCTTCATAATATAACTTGGATCTGTAAATTCTTTTGCAGATATAGGACCACCGAATTTTTGATGTAATTCTCTACAGGGGGCACAAATAATTTCTTTAGTATTGTTAAATATTTTCATATACATCTTTTGTAATAATGCATTTCTGGTATCTACTTTATAATCACCCATGCTTCTCATATTATATGCTTTTGCACAACTAAAACTACAAAACACACCGAATACATAATATGTACCATTTGAATATCTGTCAGGAAGGAACACAGGCAAAGTATTAAAATGTTCTGTACACCACCAACAACAAATATCGGTCTTGTCAACAACAACTGGTTTCTTATTGTGAATATTTACACATTTTAAATCAATTACAGTTGTTTTTAAATCCTTCGTGACAGATATCACATTGTCTCTTTTATCATTTTCATATAACTCTATTTTTCTTCTCATTTCTGCAATCAACTGATCTCTTTTTTGTAATTCATCCAACAGATTTACTTGAATGTCATTTACTTCTGAATCAGTTTCATCCATTGTGAAATGGTTTTTGTCAGAGTCATTGCCACATGGCAACTGTAAAATGATACCTTCATCCTCATTTCCAGAATCTGATGAATAATTATATTTATCACTTGATTTCTTTGGTCTTCCTCTTCTTTTTGGCATATCACTTGATTTTTCTTTCATTATTGATTAGTAGTATTATCTCCTTAAACTTTTGTTTTATTTTTCAATTTTTTATTAAATACATCAATATTTAATAAACATTAGTCATTTTTAGAAATTGATATATAGCCCTTTCCATTTTTATTTTTATTTTTTGTTGATCCAATAGTTATACTGTCAAATTCATTTTTTGCCTTTTTTACAACTCTTTTAGGTGCTTTTTTAGGAGATTTCATTTCATTATCGAGAACATTCATTAAATCTCTATTTACAGAAATTTTTGATTTTGATGATTTTGTTGTCATCACTGATGAAGTATCAGAACTTTTTTCTGAAGATTCTTTTGAACTACTTCTGACAAACTGTTCTAATTTCTTTTTTTCTCTCAATAACTCTTCTCTTTTTTGTCTTTCAAACTCTTGTCTCACTAATTCTTCTTGTCTATTATATTCCCTTTGTTCTGTTAAGGTTCTTCTTCTTTCAGAACCGCGAATTGTGTCACTCAATTCTAAACCAGATTTAAATTTATTGAAGTTTGAGTTATTCTCTTCTAATTCTCTCTCAGCTCTTTTAATTTCCAATTCTCTTTCTTTCAAATATTGTAAATCTCTTAATTGTTGATTTGCTTCTTCATTCATTTTTTCTTCAAATTTATTTTCATTTTTAGATTCCTGTAATGCCTTTGCTCTCATCTTTTGTATATATTCATCATCTTCTTCTAATTTACTTTCTCTGTCTGGTAGACTATTAATAATACCTTTGTGCAATTGAATTGTTGCAACACTAGAGGTTAACATAAGAAAAAGTTTTAATATGGGATTCATTTTTTTTCCTGTTCCCGTGTATTCTTCATATATTTCGCCTAATACATCATAATAATCTGATTTTGTAGCGATAACATTGTCACTCCAGCCTGACAATTTTAAATCAAAAGGATTATGTTTATCATTCAACAATTCAACTCCTTTAACTATTGCGCACATCATATTACTCATCCATTGTACAGTATTTCTTTTTGTTTTAATGCCTACATGCAACTCATATTCATATTTCATACTATTGTAATCTGAATTAATATTGTAATTTTGTGATAATATAACACCATTTTGTTTTAACTCACCTAATTTTCTTAACATTGCTAAATTACGCAACTTTTTTTCTTCATTTGTCAGATTTTCTTCCTCATTTTTTGATTGAACCTTGTCAGAATTATCTTTTGCACTATGGTTGTTTTCAACAGTCGGTCTATGGTCAAAATCATTTTTTTCAACATTTTCATTTTTGTGATCATCGTTATTATTCTGATTGATAGTTCTATATTTGTCAATATTATCATCTAAATCATCATTATGATTACCATATGTATGTCCTTTTTGAAAATATTGTCGTTCATTTGTGTCAATAAGTTTTGATGTGTCTGCCATCATTTCGGGATACATATTGGTCTCACTCCCATATTTAGCCATCTAATATAAAATATTTCTAAGAAACTATTTTATATTTTAATACGCAAACAATATTAATAAAAATTAAAAAGTGGGGGCGGATATGCAGGGGTAAATTTTCTGATGTTAGGCATTTTTGCAATATTTTCAATATTATATGGGTCATTCGAAAAATTAAGACCTAGGAATATCAAGGTTAAAACAATAATAGCATATAACCATATTTGAAAATAATTTCTGAATTCTTCATTATCTTTACGCATCTATATATATTCAGCAATAATATTTTATGCCATGCACATATTGTTTGTATTGCATTTTGTTTTTTGTCCTTTTGTAAGCAATACACAATCAATATTATCTATACATTCTTTGCATGATGCAACAGACGTTCGAGATACATTAAATGGCATTGATGCAGGACATCTATCCATCATGTGTCCTGCAATATAATTATTTTCTCTTAATGCACAATTATTTGTAGTAACACTATTATAATGTTCTTTGTTTTCTTCTGAGAGATTATCCATAATAAAAATAAACAGAATTGACACAAATACTGAAAGATGTGGAGAATATCCAAAGCCAATTATAAGAAGAATTGATAAAACTAACACTCGGAAAATTTCATTTTTGAATATGGTTGATATATATTCCGGCAATTTTACTTGTGCTTTTGAAACGTATATAAAAAGTATTACTGTGACAAATGACAAGACATTCTTATTATTTTTTATATATTCCAAATAATTCATATATAATTAGAAAATAATATATTTCTAATTTCTAGGTGAATTAATATGACTTCATATTGTGATATTAAAAACGCATATAATAATTCTAATGATGAACTTGATAAAATGGCACGTATGATTAATAATAAAAATAAAATGGTTCAGGACGTTGAACAAGACAAAGTGGACATTGCTAGACTTTGGAATAGTGGTATAAATCAAATGATGGATAAACAATATGTTGCAAAAGGGATGCCTGATTCTGGATATTATTCGAGTCAAGGAGACTGGAGCAATATGTCACAACAAATCGGATCTAAATCAGATTCAAGTTTTTCAGATTTATCAGATGTGTCTCAATCTATGAAAATTGATTTAAATAGCATAGATACATTTTTAGATAATGCTAAAAGTGAAAAAAAATCAAAAAAATATGATAAATTATATAAATTAATAAAAAGTCTACATAGTGAACATGTACATTCGGAAAACAGTGATGAAACAACATTTGATCATATCAAACATTGTGCTAGATGTAAAAAAAAATTAATAAGCATGTTAAATAAAAAAGAAAAGCATCATATAAATTTTGATAAAAGTAGTTCAGAAGAAATATATAATTTAAAACCAAAAGTAAAAAGTGAAGAAAAGAGTATATTTGGACGAATTGGCAAATTACAAGTAAAGGAAATTATAATTTTAATTATAATAGGCATATTCATTATTATAATTTTAGATTTGCTGTTAAGATCCAATATTTCTAGATCTTCAAGAAGAATCAGAAGATGAGTCGTCTTTGTTCCCATATTTATTTAATTCAATATATTTCCATGACACAAACAATGTTCTTTTATTTATTATGTATGTGTCTAGCTTTTGTCTTTTTAAATTTTTAGATATGTATTCAATACAATCCTTAAAATCAAAGTCATTTATTTCTTCAATCATTTTTGGTAATTTGAAAATTATGTCTGTCATTCCAACAGAATCAGCCGATTCAATTTTTTTACAACATATGTTAAAATATTTTACATGTAATTCTCTTATCTTTTTTCTTTTATTTATTATTTTCTGTAACAATATATCTGAATCAAAATTTAATTCATCATTTGTCTTTCCATTGAATAAATCTGTATCTATTCTGCCATTTCCATATTTACGAGCCCCACATGACGGAAATAGATTTTCAATACTTAACACATTATCATTCATAAAAAAACTTGATATAATTATTATATTTTTAAAGCGAAAATTGAGTTTATAATTATTAAATTTTATTTTACATGTATTTATGAGTCTTAATGAAATGCTAGATAATGAACTGGCAAACATATTAGAGAAAAAAAAAGAAGTTAATAATAAGTCCATTCTTGTTTTAAGTGGCGGTGGCATCAAGGGAATTTCCCAGTTAGGCGCATTGAAGGTATTAGATGAACAAAATATACTAAAAAACATTATCACCTTTGCAGGAACTTCAGTTGGTGCGACAATATGTGCATTATTGGTTGTTGGTTATACACCAGATGAATTATTCGAATTTATTACAGTTTTTGATCTTAAAAAAATAAAGTCTGAAGAGTCTGATAATATTTTTAAGTCATATGGTTTAGATGATGGCAAAAATATAAATATTATATTAAGAAACATGTTTATAAAAAAAAAGATTGATCCAGATATTACATTTATTGAACTTTACAAAAAAACATTAAAAAAACTCATATTGACGTCTTCGTGTATTAATGATAAAAAAGTTTATTATTTTTCACATGAAACAACACCAGATATGAATGTCATAAAGGCTATTAAAATGTCAATATCAATACCAATATTGTTTTCACCGACAATACATGAAGATAAAATGTTTATTGATGGAGCATGTATTGATAATTATCCAATAGAGCTTTTTGGAAATACATTAGACAGTGTTGTGGGAATATATGTAAAGTCAAAATCGGTTGAGAATTCAAAAATACATAATATTGAAGATTATCTAACAAATTTAATTCAATGCATTTTTGAAGGAGTTATAACAACCTCAATTAAAGGTTATGAAAAACAAACAATCAAAATTGATTCTGATTATATTGCAATCAATTTTGACATATCAAAAGAAGATAAGTCTTTGCTTTTCTTAGAAGGTTATACATCAGCAAAAAAATATTTTAGTAATTAATGTTTATTTTTTTTGTCATATTTTAACATTCTGTTATATGCTTTTGCGTAGCGTTTGTCTTCTTCGTCATCAAATGTTATTTGGAACTCTGAATTTTTGCCAATCAATGTGCCAAAATCTTTGCTTATTCCAAATTGGTCATCAAACACTCCTTTAAAGTCCTCAATTTTCATTGCTTTGTATATTTCATCTTCTTCTTCTCTTTCTTTCATTTTTCTGTCAATTTCCTCTTTTGTTATTTTATTTTTATTATGTCCTTCATAATAACTTACATCTGGTTCGAATGATCCTTCAGAACCACTTTCAGAATTGCCAGAAAATTCATCGTTCTTTGAATATATTCCTGATGCAAAATTGCCTTCTTCAGCAAACAAATTTTCATAATCTCCGCTTATTGACATAAAATTTCCCTCATCATTAAATGCAGTAAATCCTGTGTCATACGGAACGAGTTCTCCTGCTTCTTGTTTCTTTTGTCTCTTCTTTTCTTCTTTTCTTTTACTTTTTTCGAATAATCTGTTAAATTCAGCATTTGAAAACTGTCTTCCCTCAAATGGATTTGCTTTTGTTGTTTCAATTTCCTGCATTTTTCTTTGTGCTTCCAGATCATTAAATCTTTTTTCAATTTCACTCTTTGTTAATTTTTCCGCAACTGCAGATGGATCAAAGCCTATTTTTTTATTTTTAACCATAACTTCTTTTTCGAAATCAATTTGAGCCATCTTTTTCTTCTCTTCTGTTATTTCTGATTCCTGTAATTTCATGAACTCTGCAAAACTATTTTTTTGTGATTCAAAATCTGCACTTCTCAATACTTTTTGTTCTAGATCGTACTGTTTTCTTTTTTCTGGATTCACCAATACTTCTCCTGCAACACGTATTAACTGATATTCTTCTTGTAATTTTTTGTATTTTTTTGATGGAATATCTTTTAGTTTATCTGGATGGTTTTTCATAATCAAATGTCTATAGCGTTTTTTAATTTCCATTTGGGAAGCATCTTTGGGAACTCCAAGAATTTTATAAAAGTCCATACCGAACTTCTTTAATTCTCTTCTGGAACTTTTTTCCTTATCGTCATCCGAATCTGTTTCTGCTTTTGTGGCTTTTTTTGAATCCTTTTTTTTAGAATTCATTTGTTCGAATAAATCATCGAAATTATCTCTATCACCTGATGACATGTATATTATTTTGTGTATATAATTTAAAAACCCAATTAAACGAAATAAGATTTATTATTTACTATATTTTGGGTTAATTATGCCACAATGATTTTTTCGAGTTTTTATTTTATTTTTGATAGATAGATTATAATGCAAAATGATATTGAAACAAAATATATTGCGACAATGGTATTACACGCACTAGGAGATACCATTGGCTTTAAAAATGGTGATTGGGAATTATTCAAAAATTCAACAAACTTAAAAACTGTATTGGAACTAATATTTGAATTTATTGATTTGGGTGGCATTAATGGAATAAATCTTGAAGGATGGAATGTGTCTGATGATACTATTTTTCATATTGCTATTGCAAAATCACTTCTGTCATTCTCTGGCAAGTTTGATAGGGATAGCATGGTCACAATAAAAGAACATATGATAGATGCATATAACAGAATTATAGACGATGAAGACAAAAAAGGGATAAATAGGTTTATGGGAGAAGCAACTGGAAAAGCCATAGCCACATGGACAGAGGATACTGACAGAAGCACAGAACAATTAGATGTGTTTACTGGAGGAAATGGGTGTGCGATGAGAAATTTGGCAATAGGATTAGCATATAATGGAGAAAAAAATAGAGATATGTTAATAGATTTTTCAATTAAAACGAGTATGATCACACACAATCACCCCTATGGATTTTTAGGAGGACTTGTATCAGCCTTGTTTACTGCCTATGCAATTGAGGGTATTAAAATAGAAAAATGGCCTTTTTTAATGATTGATGTATTGAACTCTCCTAAAGTAAAATCTTACATTAATAGAGATGACGATGATGTTTATTTTGCATATAAAAAATATGTTAGGTGTTGGATAACTTATTTAGAACAAAGATTTCAAGACAATAAAAAAATAAAAACGAGATCACATACTAATATGTTGTTCAGGGCAAGATATTATTATGAAAATTTCACAAAAGAAGATAGAGGAATAAATCAAATTGGCGCGTCTGGACTGAGTGTAATGATAATGGCATATGACTCTTTATTAGATTGTGATGGAAAATGGGAAAAATTGGTATTCTATGCAATATTAAATCCAGGGGATAGTGATACAGTTGGGGCTATTGCAGGAGGTTTATATGGGGCTGTGTATGGATTTGGAGATGTCCCAGAAAATATGTTAAAGTATCTTGAAGATAAAGATACATTAATTAAGTTAGGAAAGGAATTACACGTTAGATTTAACAAAGTCTAAGATATTTGCCGTTTGTCTTGCCCCATCATATTCTTTTACATTGCCGTCAGTTGTATGTAATAATATTGTAGGATATCCAGCAATTTTATAGGTATTACATAAATCTTTATTTTTGTCACAATCAACTGTTTCGAAATTTACTTTATCTTTTATTGGATCATTTGCTATTGCGGGAAGTAAATTTTGATTCCATTCTTTTAGGAATGATTGCGAAAAACCGCACCATTCTGTATAGTATACACGCAAGGCTGCTTTCGTTTGATTTTGAGACTGATTACTTATTTGTTGCGTATCAAATGTTTCTGGATTTTTGTCTGAAGGAACTTGCTTCTTTTCACTATTGATGTTTCTGAAATATAATAATATAAGTAAGAAGAGGGCTAAACCAATTATAACTGTCGAATGTTCCATATATAGTTATAATATTAGAATTATTTTTAAAATTTCGAAATAATTTATTTAAAAAAATAATTTATTTTTTTGGTTTGATATATATATAGGAATGAGTTCTCTTACACAAGAAGAAATCACACAGATTGGGTACTTCTTTGACAACGATCCCCGTGCACCATTTTTCATTGCAAACAACTTCAATCAGAATTTCGACACAGTTTTGAATAAGAAAGGAGACGAAACAGGCGATGGTGCATCGATGGCATCAATTTTAAAGAAAGAAAATGGATTGACCAATGGTAGCAATGTTCAAAATTTTACTAATTTTGTTGAAAAAATGGGTGCTTTTCATAGAGATGTTGATCAAGATGCAAAAAATAAAAAAAATGATGGAAAACATGTGACAATAATTAATGAGATATATAAAAAATGGAACACGCTTAGTCCAAATGTAAAGTTATTCTACAATAAATTTGTCAGTATTATTTACTACAATACTGGAAATGTTGATTTGACTCCCCTTATGAGGGGCATTAAAAGCACTTATAATACATCTGTATCAAACTTCAATACCCTAAAAAAAATGTCGAAAGACCAACTGGAAATTCTAAAAAAAAAATTAGATAACTTAAAAAAGATACGTGATAAGCCTATTGAATATTTTTTAAAAGACAATACGATATACACAGCGGGCGACAAGTCTTTTGCAAATGTCCCCCTATTGAATCAGAAAATAATTATAAAACCATACACCGAAACCGATTCCAGTATTGATAACACTTACTATACAGATTTTACAAATAAGTTGACTGCAAAATTAGGTTCGTCTAATATTCACATACAGATGTCTCGTTTAGCTGGGTTATTGAAGACCCTCAGTGATGCATTAGATGACAATGATGATGTCGTATTCAGAACCACTTTAACAAGTATTAAAAATATGACTAACAGAGCTTCCCTGTTAAAAAATGATCCTAGGGTCGGCGTTCAACTGTTCACAAATCCTGGATATATAGATGACCCTGCAAACACTATTGCCAATTTATACATAGAACTGGGAACCAGATGGGATGTGACCAATATAAATAGACAGGTTGATGCTGTTATAAACTACTTGGATGCTGCAAAAAATGATTTTACTGCCAGTTTCAATGAAACTGAATTTGCAGAAGTCATAAATTTATTGAATAATTTTCCTAATGATACTCCTCAAGCTACCACTGATCCCACGTACGTTGCCACAACAGTTGACAATACGTGGTCAACTCTGTCTGAAAATCAATATGATGGGCTAGATTTTGTTAATAACGCACGATTGAATATAAAAAAACTAAGTCCAGATCCGAGTGACAAATACAACCCTTTATTTAAAAATGCTCTGCCAGTAGATCCAAATGATGAATATAAAAATATAGATACTTTCAGAGCGGCTTATAGCACCGCTTACAAAAATGGCACTGTGACGGTGGCAATTACGGGCAAACCCCAAAAATACTTTTCAATCAGCCATGCCAAATGGGTCGAAGCAGCTTTAACAGCGATCGGTCAAAGTTTCAAATTGACAGCAGGTGATATGGTTCCAACTACGGGAACAAGTGATATGAATAAAGATGTTGAAGATTTAATTGCATTAACATCAACTGGTTTCACACAAAGAGAATTCAGAAGAGGACCTGATCATGAATTGTATGTATATGAACAAGGAAAACAAAAATACAAAGTATCTGATGCAAGACACGTGCGTGTCGTTAGCGAAGATGGAACAGTTACAACTGGTATTAAAACAAATGCAAATTCAAAAGTAAATCAGGAAGAAATTGCTCAATGTCTATTGCAAAAAGGTATAGATAGATTACAAGAAATTACATTTGACGCCACTACGGGAAAACCAGCAAGCACAAATGATACTTGCCTAAAATTCTTTACAAACAGAGGTGCATTCTCACAGGCAATTAACGATGTCCAGCGAACAGATCCATTGGTATTGAGAAGAATATTTAAATCCCTTGATATTAAATATGTAGAAGAAGATCAAAATGGTAGACGTGTTAAAATACCACAAAAATACAACTCTTGGTATAACAACATTAAAAATACAACAGGTGGTGCAGCAAAAGTACTAGATACTTATCCAGAATTGGCAACATATATCAAGACACTCATCAACTTTGGAAGAAATAAAGCATACTATTTCAATGAAGATATTGCTAATAGCGCACCATTGGACGGAATATCAACAAACGAATTTGGCTTGCCACCATCAAGAAACATTATGCCAAATAGTCCTGATGCATACAATGTTGGCGCTGGAATGTTGGCATTGGCCGGAGGTTCAATGACATTTGGCGCAGGCTTGCCAATCTTAGTTGGTGGAAACAGACTAGTGTATAGCTTGGAACAAAAATCAAAACCACTTTCAAACAGCAAGATATTGACTAATATGTTCAGCAAAGCATTCGCAGAAATGAGAAGAAATGGAAAGACATTAGTAGATGAAGACAGACAAAGAATTGACAGCGGTATTTCAAAAATCCATCAAATTGAAGAATCATTAAACAAAATATTGACATATATTGAAACCTATAATAGAATTGAACAGGGTTTGTTAGCTGCAGGCAATGATTTGAAAGAAGAAGATGTATCAATCAAAGATATACAGCAAGCCGCAACATTAAAAACACAAATATCAAATGGTAAAAATGATCTTATTTCTAACTTGAATAAACAAACCAATAGTCTTAATGCATTGATGAGAGCAATGTTGACATCTGTATGGCCAAATTTAATAAAAGTTGCACATGGGAACATTGGTCAATTAGGAAACATGAATTTAAATGCAGTTATGCCAGTATATCGCTAATCGTATTTTTAAATAATATATTGTTCAAATAAACAATATATTTTCATTATGTTTTTTATATATGACTGGTGGAATTATTCAATTAGTCGCACATGGAATAGAAGATATATTTTTGACTAGAGATCCACAAATAACTTTTCTAAAAGTTGTCTATCGTCGTCATACTAATTTTTCAACTGAAGAAATACCACAATACTTTTCAGAAAAGCCAAATTGGGGAAAAACATATTCATGTGAAATATCAAAAGATGGTGATTTAATGGGCGATACTTGTGTTGTTGTAACTTTGCCTTCAATTAATAAATTTAAAACGTCCACAGGAGATGATAATATTACAAAATTTGCATGGGCGCGCAGAATTGGTCATGTTTTATTAAAAAGCATTACAATTGAGATAAATGGAAAGACAATTGATAAACACTATGGCGAATGGTTAAATATATGGATGGAACTATTTGGAAAAAAAGATGAAGGCTGTTTGAAATTAATAGGCGATGTTCCAGAATTAACTGAGTTTACAAATGGAAAAGATGAATATGTGTTGTATATTCCTCTAAGATTTTGGTTTTGTGGTTACAGTGGAAGATATCTACCACTTATTGCAATGACCTATTCCAACATAAAAATAAATATTGAAATAAATGATTTTGATAATTGTTACATAATATCGCCAACAAATTATATTAAATGTGAAGCAGATATTGTTAATTTTAGAGAATATGAATATATTGAACAAAATGTAGACGGTGTTATTTATGCAGGAATTTATAATAGTTATGACATAGTTAAAAAAAGATTATATTATACCCCAATCACAAAAAATAAGTTAATAGGAACATATTCAACAATTTTATCTCCAACTCAAGATCAAAAAACATCCATATTGACTGATAGTGCAAATAAAAAATACAGGATAATTGGAAAAACATCTAAGTTCTATGTAATGCCATCTATTAACGAAACAACAAAAACACATAACTATAGCAAATTAAGAAATATTAATCTTGGCGATGTTTATTTATTAGTTAATTTTGTTTTTCTAGATGAGGAAGAAAGGATCAAAGTTGCACAAGCAAAACATGAATATTTAATTGAACAATTATTTTACACACCAGACATAACTTTAGAAGGTGCCAACAGGACTGTGGCAATATCAATAGATCACCCCTGTAAATTTTTACAGTGGATTGTGCAAATGGACTATATTGATAAATCAAATGATCATTTTAATTATACAGATTCATATGTCAGAAAATTATTCCCAGATGAATATCCCGATTATGAACTAAATGAATGTATTGGAAAAAATCCAGTTAAACAAGAAACAATGCTAATAAATGGTCATGAAAGATTGTCATTCAGAGATAGTGATTATTTTACTCATGTGCAAAATCTACAATATGCAAAATATTCGCCATCAGTTTTAACAAATTCATTGTTCTTTTCATTGTTTCCCGCTAGTGAACAGCCCAGTGGAACTTTCAATACTAGTCAAGCAACTACTATTGAAATTAAAATGAGATTAGGTCATTATGTAGACGCAAATAACTTTGCAAAATTCAGATCTTATGGACCATCTGTAAATGTGTTAAGAATTGACAGTGGTTTATGTGCTACTCTATTTAAAAATTCTATATATTGATGAAAGCAGGAGCCATTATCCCACTCATTATCCGTATGATTTTATATGTTTTAACCCAATAATCTTTTATTACAATTAGATTATTATCTTCAATATCTTTAACAGTTTTTTCATTAAACTGATCGACAACCGTAAAATCATGTATATATGATAGGCTTGCATGTCCTGATGGTTGTAATAACAATGGAAACAAACTATAAATATACATAAATTCACCATCATTCAAGCTTGATACGCCTCTGTTAAATGGCTGCAATGTTGAATAAAACCCTTTATCCTTTATTCCTTCTCTGTCAATTCCATCAAACTGTATTTTTATTTTGTCAGACGTCGGTTTTACAATTGTCAGTCTTCCATCATCATCTCTTAATCTGTATCCATTATATGTCCAATCTATTTTGTCTACTTCATTTGGGATTCTTGATCTAACTTTTGTTGTCCATAATAAATATTTACATGGATCACTAAAATATAATTTTGTATGTAATGTGTTATTTTTAAAATCCTTGGCTTCATACACAATTGTCCCACTGTGTTGATGGGTCTCAATTAAATATTCTAGTTTTGATTGTGCTATTTTCATTCTCTCATCATCATCAATATAAATGTATTCACTTATCAAATTTGTTTTTATTTTAAATTTATGTCTGAATGAACATCCAATTTCTTTGTACAATATTTCATCAAGATCTGATGTTTCAATAATTATATACATGTCTGAATGGATAGTATTTATTAAGGGCAATGCATTACCAATGTCTCTGCCAAACCAAAAAGGAAGTTCTACATAAAATGTTTCTGTCGGTCTTTTATAATTTGAAATTGCATGTGTATCATCATCATCACCGACAGTCATCCTATAGCCATATTCATGATTTTTATTAGCTGTTATTACATGGTTCATATGTAAAAGATCACTATTGTATTCATCATATACAATACCATCACATTCAAATGTTACTTTTTTAATAATTTTATTTGCTAACTCGCGAACCCATGCATATTGTGGATTTTCATTTGCAATAAATCTTAAAATCATTGTGTCCAAATTTGAATTGGGATATGTAATATTAAAATTTCTTTCTTTATTATCATCTGTGGTATTTGGATTATTAAATGAATATAATGGATAACTATACCCATTATTTATGACTGTATCACCTACTACAGAAATTTCTTTTATTATGGCATCATCATTTTGAATTTGAGTGTCTAAATATGTCTTTAATGAATTTTTATAATCATATAATGAAATTGAATTAGGAAGTAAATCAACAAAAATTTTAAAATCAGTTAGTGAAACTAATGAACATATTACGTAATTCAATATATCTAATCGTGTAGAATAATTGTTATACATTATATTAATGTTCTTTTCAGCAAACAACTTAACAGAATCAATATTGTCTGTTATTGACGTCAATAAATCTCCCGCATTAGGAGAACCCAAAAAAGATGTACTTGTTCGATTAGATTCCCACCAATTATTAAGATTGCTTAAAACATTTGTGTCAAATGATGATGTAAATGACTGTGTATATGTATATGGATTAACTGTTGACATTCCAATATTAATTATATCATTTATGCTTTTTTCAATAAGTGATGTGAAAGTCCCTTTTATCACATCCATTGCATTTTTGTAATTCTGATCAATATAACTTTTTGTTGTAGTTAATATAGAATTTGCTGTAGAAGGATTTGTTGTATTACTTGCATAATCACTCATCAGTGTAGTTATGTAACTAGTTATAACGTTTACATATTCATATTGATATGTTTTTTTATTTAATAAAATATTTTTGATATTCAATATATTATTTAATCCTGCATATCTCTTTGTTATTTTTTCATAATGTTGGATCATGTGATTTATATTTATTTTTACAGTGTTGTATGGCTCACCGTCTGCCGTTCTTAATCTGTAAAAATCAAAACCTTCACTGCTCACGGGCGCATCTGATGTTGTATAAATTGTTGTTGGATATGGATTATCTGAGTCATAATACTCTATGCTATATGGTGACTCTGTAATTATATTTTTGAATTTAATAAAATTCTCTAACACCGTTGCGCCTAATGTATTTTTATAATAACTTCTTGACAATAAATAGTTATTAAATAAATCATTATAATTTCTTATCATTTGCTTGTTTATATTGTACCATATTGATGACATTGCATCACAGTATCTCGGGGTTGTTATTGTTGATGTCGTTACAATATTATCAATGTTGTAAAGCGAATATCCATTATTTACATAAGATGAGTAAAATGGAAGTTGACTTTTAATAAAACAGTCTACAATATTATCAAATATCTCTGCAATTAAATCAGATGCTTGATCGCCAGTATTATCGATGCTGTAAGCCGTTATGAAATCATTTATATGTAATTTTAATTCTTTCCTGAACTGTTCAACAATTCCCAATATTGGTAGGACATTTTCAAAACTGTCCACAGTCATTGTATTTTCTGGTCTAAATAGTGATAATATTAAGTAATCAGTAGATGCAGATGTATATGTCGAACCAATTGTTTTAATATATTCTTTGTCAACCAATACATAGTCTGTCAAATCGTCGTCATAATAAAACATAACATATTCTAAAATGGCACTGTATAAACTTTTTTTAAATAGATCAGCCCCTGCTGCACCAACTGCCAATCCTCTTTGATCTGGATCCCTATAATCAAAATAATCCCTAAGATTTGCTGTCAATGTTTCTTCGTCTTCAGTATGATCTTCATTTGACAATGCAATTGTGTTTTCATTTAGATAATCATATAACATGGTTGGTATGTCTCTTATTACCAATAAGGGAAGATAATTCATAATTGCCATTCTTTTTTTACAAGAATCTCCTAAAGAAATCAAATAGTTATAAAAATTCACACTTTGAGTATATAATGCAGTAACACTGTTGTTCAAAATTGTAATCATTGGTTGATTATCAATAACCAATCTTTTCCACAAATTAAAATCATTAAAATAATCACCATAAATTGCTGTGTCTAGGCTATCCTGATTGTTTGCTGACATTTTAGTGATGTTAGTTAAGACATCATTTGTAAAAAATTGTGTGACTCCTGTTTGTGGCTCTCCAGACAATTTTCCTAAATTCAATACTGATGTCATATTATCATCAAGATTGGTCACACTGCTGCCAACAAGAGAATTGAATATTGTTGAATTACTTACTACATTTGAGTTTATTGATGTGAATCTTTTGTAATATCCAATCCTATAGTGTGAACTATTGCCAAAATTTGTATTTGTTAAAAATGACAATATATTTATCATTTGTTGATAATTTCTCCTTTCATTCCATAAAATATTTGATATTAAATTCTGTTGTACAATATTAAGATTATTTGTTGATGTCAAAATTGAATAATTATCTGCAATAGATGAAATAAACCTAAGATATATTTTATACCCATCAAGATTTGTATAGTCAATACTCGTTCCATCTTCATCAAAATAACCATTGTTTATTACTCCTGTAAAATACTGTTTTGTCGGATTGCCTATATCACTTTCAGACACATTATACCTCCCAAAGTCAATCACATGATAAAATATCTTGTTGTTATACAGTTCAGTAAAGTTGTCATCAGTTGACTCTGCCGATGGGTCAAAAGTGTCGGTTATTGTATCTGTTGTGTATTCATAGTCACCTATGTCAAACCCTTTTACAATAGAATTTAAATATTTATTGTACATGATATTTTTAATATCAGATGCATCATATATATCATTATTTACAAGTGGTTCATATGTGACAATATCATTTTTATATGCAATCAAAGCATTAAATAATATCATTTTGTTTATTGTATTCTGATCTTGATTTTCATGTATCATTAAATCTGGAAATAAATCATATAAATAATTAAATTTTGTTTCTAATATTGCTTTTTGCGATAACACATTGTTGTCATAAATAAATGTATTTAACACATAATTAAAATCGTCAACAAGTGTTGATATTTTGCTTTCTATATTTGCTAAATCATCTGTTATTTCATTTGACTCATTTGTTTTTGGTATTAAATCTAATTCATTTTGAATGTTAAATAACAATACACCAATAAATTCAACATTGAATTCTATTACTGTTGGAAATTCAATGTTTGTGCCTAACAAAGTTTTAATATTATTCAGATATAGCAAAATATTATCAGATGAACAGAGTGTAATTATTGTGTTAATATCATCTGCCAAAGAAGTAGGATATGGATCAACATCATCTAAGGCTGTAAGTATTTCATTGCAGGAATCAATTGCCACACTTAAATCCAACTGCAAATTTGTCAATGATGCTCTTATCATCTGATTTATAGCAGACATATTATCATTATAAGTTGTATAATCAACATTTACATCTCTCAAATTTTCAATATATAAATTATATTCGACTGTTAAACTTTTTATTCTCTCATAAATCAATGGCTTAATATTAGTATTATAAATTGTTGACGTTATTAATTCCTTTTTATTAAATCCATCTTCTACATAATCCCATATTATTCCATATTTTTCCAATTCAGAAGCAATTTTTTCGACAGTTGGACTTTCAAATATTAAATCTGGCTCTGGAACTTCAAATGACACATATAACTTATACAAAAAGTCACCTATTTTTTCAATTTTGTGTCTTATCGTATCACCTAATTTTTTTAATTTTAATTTTGTAGTATGTGTACTTATAGAAAAGTTTGTATGTCTTCTATATACAGTTTTAAACATGGTAATCTGGGCATTGTCAGATAAATATAATGACTCAATACCAGTAGCAACTAATTGCAAAATACCACCAGTCATATATAAGATAAAACAATAAATAAAATAATATGAATTAACTTTACTTTATTTATTTAATAGCAACCCCTGCAAAACCTCCGATAATTCGTAAAACGGTCATTTTTACTGAATATAACTGTCCCTCTAATGTAGTTGTCATTTCTGCATCATCTACACTGTCTTTTACAATATGTGGATATATATCAGAAAGTTTATATGTAAAAGCATTAGGGTCAAACGTAAAATAGAATGCGGGTTCACTTATGCTTGTAAAATTGCATGCTGATGATGGCTGCATTTCTTTTGGATGCAATGAAAAATTATAATTATATACACCAACAGCTGGTGTTGTCTTTTGTCTGTAATACGGATGTAAATAATTTACAAATTTAGGAGTACCTATTGATTCTGGAACAAGGGTATAACCATTTAAATAAAATCCAAATCTTTGCATGATTTGTCCAGTTCCATCAGAATTCAATGCATAATTAGTTGGATATGTTTTTGTAATACTATTGTCATTTTGCAAATATGCTGTTTTTTGAAATACCCATATCAATTGTTTTGATGGATTTGTAAAATCAAATGTCAATCTGTATTTATCTTTTGTTATGTCATTCATATTATATGATTCAACAACTTCAATTAAATATTCATGTGCCGATTGTGCAAATTTTCTTCTTTCCATTGAATCCAAAAATATATAATCAACAAGAAGATTACAATTTAAATAATACCCCTTATCAGTCCATATATCTGATAAATTAATATCATAGTCAGAAACATTTTCAACATAACAACATTTTTCAATTGGTTTCAGCTTTATTTTTAAAGATAATTTACTGTATTCCATTGCCACTCTTGGAAGTGCTGACCCCATTCTTCTACAAAACCAAAATTGTAATGGCAATATTAATTTATATGCAGGTTTAACACTTTTGTCAAATGTAGTTAATGATGACACATTGCCAATCATTTCAGAATAGGTTTTTTCTAAATACTTATTTCCATTTAGTTCATGCCATACATCAATAAATCGACCATCATGTCTGTCTATTTTCTCTCCCCCTAAATAAACATCAATATAATCAATTATAGAATGTCCTAGTTTATTTACCCATGCAAATTTAAGTATTTTTGAATTTGCATCTTCATATGTTTTCAAATAAGTCTGATATCTATCAAAAAAGAACTTTTGATATATTTTACAATTTCTTATTACATCATTCATTCTAATTAAAATTTGTCCTTTTGTCACTCCTGTTGAATTTAATAAGTTGTCAGACACAACATTCAAATCGGTGTTCAATAAGGGCAAATCGCCTGATGCAACATATGAGTCAACTAGCAATCTATATGCCTCTAATTTGACATCAACACCAGAACTTCCTCTCCCATCAGTAACAGAAGCATCTGCAAAAACCTGTTGCATATTTATTAATATGTCATTTGCTGTTGTGTTTTCTGCATTATAATTGTCAATACCAACTCTGTATGCCTTCATGTTTAATTCCATAAATTGTAAAACAGTGTTATAACTATCCTCATATTCAGAATCATATGGCACTTCTTCAATGTCTTCCTCATCTATACCTATATCCATTTTTGTAAAATATGTTTCTGGTATATTTATTTCTAAATAAATCTGTCCAACACAATCTCCCACATCTTGCAAAATTAATTCTGTCTCTTCACCAAAATTTAACGATTCATTAAAATCAACTCTCACTGACTCAACTGCAAAATTTGTATGTCTTCTATACACTGATTTAAATAAAGTTATTTGTGGGGAACCCGTTAAATATAAATCGCTACAAGCATATGTTACTATTCCAATTAATCCACCAGTCATTTATATAAATAGATGGTTGATTATAATCTGCATTTGTAAACATTGATCAACAGAAATAAAAGTATTATGTAATCAAATAAATAAATATGTTATGCATTTTGTGGTTTGCGTGGTGGAAGAGTATAGTCTTGTACCTTTTCATTCCAGAAGAGTTTGATTTTCTTGCCATCAGCATCTAGCACAAACTTTGTCGGTGGTCTCTTTTCTCTTGTCTGCCACTCTTGTTGCTCAGGTTCATCGACTTTTTCTGATACATTTTCAGCAACTGTTACTCTTTTTGGTTTTGACCATGGACTTGCTTTTGGTGCAGGTGGAACCACAACGGATTTCACTTCCTTTGGTACATGCGAACGAGATACATTGTCTGCTGGCAATGCTTCAACCTCCTTCACCTTTTCATTTCTCTTTTCTACCTTAAGATTGTTTGATACATGGCGCTGTGCATCATAGCATGCAGAAAGTGCATTTCTTACTTCGCTTAGGTCACGTGCAAGATTGCAAGCAAGCCAGTCATGTGTTTTCACAAGGATCTCACAAAAGTTCAAGAACTCTTCATTACTCAATGTTCGCCCTTCAAACTTATAAGTTGCATTTTCACATCTCCATTCATCACGTGGTTTGAAATGGAAAAGTCTTCCACATAGCTGTGAGACAGCAAATCGAATTGCCTTTACTAAGAGTGTAACGCTTGCCTCTCCCAATCTCACACTTTGTTCCTTGAATGAAACTTCAAATGCAATATCAAATGGAACATCTCCTTGTTCAGTATCATGTCTCATTTCCAATCTTGACAGTGTTGTCATGAATGTTCTAAAAGCATATGGACGAGTTGTATCACTGCACTCAGTTGCCAACTTTTGCAATTGACTGATTAAGTTTAGTCCATCGTGACCAAAATTCTTAAGGAATAGCACTGAGAAAGCATTTCCTGATTTCTTTTGAGAATCAACTTCAGCTAGAAAAGCAAGAAGAAGATCAGAAAGTGATGAAAATTTGACTGGTTTATTAGTCAAATTTTGCGCAACAAATTGCGCAAGATATGGGTATGATTTCAAGGTTTGAGTTTCAGCCATTATTACTTATGTATTAGTATATATGACGGTATAATCATTATATATTCAACATAGTTTTTCAAGCATTTTAGGATTCAATTTTTATTATACAGTGTGATTCTCTTTGAGAATCACACTGTATAATAAAAATGATAAAAACACGCATGTCTTGTTTTTTATTGATGCTTGTCATCAATAAGAAACACGACACAGTGTTTTTTCAATTTTTTTATTTTAATTCCCATTCCTCTTAAATAATGTTACAATTTTTGATTATTTGATTTCATGTGTCAATATGAAATCAAATAATTAAAAACACGCCAAAGTGTTTTCACAATTTTTCATTATTGTTCCGTTCCTCTTAAATAAAAAGACTGAAAATGTGAATAAGCATTTTTACATTTTTTCATTAATGTTCCATTATCCTTAGTCATTATTTACAGGTCTTTTGACACATATACCAAGTAAGTACAGAAAGTTCAATCCAGTCAAAAAAGCAGTTATTATTAAAATGTTTTTACTTGTGTCAGTTTTTTTATCATTGTAAAAAGCATACACATAATTTAATATATATAGGTATATTGCAAATCTCATAAAAGACATTATGAATAATCTAGTTTTATCATATGACAAACACAGTTTTCTAAATAAATCAGTACTTGGCAAAATAAATTCAAAAAAAGAATATTGATAATTTCTACAGTCCATCAATATAATTAAACAATAAAATTAAAAATAAATTAAAAAGATTGATTAAACAAATTATTTATATATGGATTTCCCTGTAAACTATTTTTAATAGAACTATCCATTCTTGTATTTTCAACAGTTCTTAACATAGGTACATGTGTTTGCATACTTGGTAAATAGTCTGTTGATTTCATATAATTTGTAAAATTTGGTGCAGGTTCTCTATTCATCTCTATTTTTTTGCAAAACTCAAATTCTGTAAAATCTATTGTTGGTCCTCTATTTGAATTACTTCTTGTTGGGGCACGTCCTTTTATGATTTCTTCTTTTGCTGTGTTTATTTGCATGTTATTTGCATCTGCTCTGTTTCTATTTGCATCGACTTGACTCTTTGCCGGCGCAACATATTTTTGTTTTCCATGTATCTCTCTTTTTGTTAAATCTGGTGTTACATCTACATAATTAATTGCATATCCCTTTGCATTTTCCGATTTGGCTCCTCCTCCTGTTCTATCTAATTTTCCATGCATTGCTCTATTTGTCAAGTCTGGCACATCATTAAAATCTATTGCTCTTGCCTTTGTAAAATCACCTGTCATTGCTTTTCCACTTCTGTCTGTTTTACCATGTATGTTTCTTTTAGTCACATCTGGAACATCATTTGGATCATATGTTTGACCTTTATACATATTTCCACTGATTGCTTTTCCGCTTCTGTCATACTTATTGTGAATATTTCTTTTTGTTACATCCGGAATGTCATTTGGATCAAAAGATTGGCCTTTGTATGCATTTCCTGTTATGGCTTTTCCACTTCTGTCATATTTATCATGAATATTTCTTTTTGTTATGTCTGGAATATCATTTGGGTCATATGTTTGACCTTTATACATATTTCCACTGATTGCAGTTCCACTTCTGTCATATTTATTATGAATATTTCTTTTTGTTATGTCTGGAATGTCATTTGGATCAAATGTTTGACCTTTATATGCATTTCCCGTTATGGCTGTTCCATTTCTGTCATATTTATTATGAATATTTCTCTTTGTTATGTCTGGAATGTCATTCGGATCATATGTTTGTCCCTTATATGCATTTCCTGTAATAGCTGCTCCATTTCTGTCATATTTATTATGAATATTTCTTTTTGTTATGTCTGGAATATCATTTGGATCGAATGTTTGTCCTTTATATGCATTTCCTGTAATAGCTACTCCATTTCTGTCATATTTATTATGTATGTTTCTCTTCGTTATGTCAGGAATGTCATTTGGATCATATATTTGTCCCTTATATGCATTTCCTGTGATAGCAGTTCCGTTTCTGTCATATTTGTTATGAACATTTCTTTTTGTTATGTCTGGAATGTCATTTGGATCGAATGTTTGTCCTTTATATGCATTTCCAGTAATAGCAGTTCCATTTCTGTCTGTCTTTCCATGAATATTTCTTTTTGTCATGTCAGGCATATCATTTGGATCATATACATGTCCTTTTGAATTGTTTGACAAAGGACCAATATACTTATTATCTAATCCTCTTTTTGTTGGATCAGGTATATATGTATTGTGTTCACCTCTGGCCTGTTGTCCCTCTACCAACATAATATTTCTTGGATCTGCCTGTTTATAATTTTGTTTGAAAGGTACGCGTGATTCTTCTCTTAGTTTTTCTGGCGTAGCACCATCGACTCCACTTCTTGCAGGACCATATATGACTCTTTTTAATAGACCTCTGTTTTTTGTTGCGAGATCATCTGGATCAAATTTGCCATAGATTGTTGGTGCTCTTATGTAACCTAAACTTGGCAACATTCTGTCTGTGCCCCATTCTGCAAATCTTTCTGGCAATTTTTTATTTACTCTGCCTATAACAGGACCTTTTTGTCCTTTCATACCATCAACTGTTCTTCCCTCATAACTAACTTTTGGATTATTTGCAGTTCTTAATTCATCAACTGTTTTTGGCAACACGCGATATGTATCAACATATCCACCCTTTCCTACCTCATTATATCCTAATCCCAATCCTGGACTTACTTTTATTTGTCTAAAGGGCAATTCATTTTGTTTATATTGTGATGGATTATATCTATCATCCATAAAGTTTGTTGTAGATGGCATTCCAAAAATATTAGTAACACCTTTTAAAGGACCAAATAATGGTTTGTTTTCTGTTTTTGTTCTGTAAGATGGATCATTAAGACTTCCAGTAAATAATTCCATTTTTCTTTGTGATATCTTTGATGTTTGTTTTTCTGCCAGTGGATTTGATCCATATGACCTTCCTTTGAAGTTTGGAATCATATTATTATGTGTAAAATGTTCTCTTCCAACGACACCATATGTCATATCAGAAGTTTCACCAAAATTCGAATATCCACCGTCCAATGCTAATTCTCTTTCTCGTTCAATTCTCGATGTTGTATTTGTTGAACCATTTACGGCATTGTATGAAGATGGTTGTGATGTATTATCAAATTTCAAATCATCAAATTGAGACAAATAATTATTATTGTCGCGTGTCTTTGGAACAATTTTTCTTTCATGGAATCTATTATCTAACAATTGCTCTGCTTTGTCAAATAGATATGTTGGGTCTCTTCCAACTGAATTATCGGAACACATTGATTGTGAATCACTAAATTCAGAATCACTGAACTGAGAGTCTGAAGAATTTCCAAAATGTTCAACAGTATTTTTCTTTTGTCTTTTTCTACTTCTGTTGTGTAATTGCGGAATAACTCCTGTTTTATCTGGGTTTTTTGATTTATGATATCTATCTGAAGCTAATTTATTGACAATGTCATCAGCTCTTTTTATTCCTGCACTGGAATATATTGTTTTATTATGTCTGTCACTCGACTTATGTTTTTTTGGATATTGAGTTTTTGGTTTATCATTATTTTGTAACAAGCTTCCTGCAAACGCAACACCACTTAGTAAATCCATAATACTATAATCTAAAAGTATAAAATAAATAACATAATACAAACATAATTATGTTATTATAAATTTAATAAAAAAATTACATTGGGCATTTGGAATCAACTGAACATTTGACACATGTTCCCTTTTTACTTCTATCTTCAACAGGCAATGATTTTTTAACGTCAATTGGTCTTGGCAAAGATGGTATATAATTATCTTTTTCCTCAAGACTTGTATTTACTGCAAAATCCCAAAAAATGTTGGCCTGTGGATCTCTATGTAAATTGTAAAATCTGTTTATTGGTACCTCACGATAATTAAATGCTGGATAAGATAAATGAGTTGCTTCTGTATTTAATTTATTACTGCATATTCTTGGATGTTCTAATTTGTATTTTGTAACATCAATCTCATTAACTTGAGCATCTCTACATCTTGATTTTTTCAGATTTCTATTACTCAATATACTTTCAATATTCACCAATTCTGGTGCCTGCGCTTGTGCAACTTTGTTTTTGATAGGTGTGCTTACTCCATAACCCATTCTTCCAGAACGTTGGCCGAGAGTTGACAGACAACCATCGCAATTAAATGTTTGATATTGTTGCAATCTATAGGTTCCTGGATTTACGCTTTCGTCTAATCTTTCAGAATATACACAATCATCATATAAAGATCTGCTAGAATGTCCAATATTCATATATATTATAATGAATAAATTTATTTCTAAAATGTTATGTAAATATTAAATACAAACACTCTTACTATATTTCTCAACTGATGCTTTTGCCTCTGAAGCATATTGCTTCTTGTCAGTCTTATATATATTCGCAATACTTGGTCTTAATGGATCATCTGGATTTGGAATTTGTAATAACACAAGAATGCTATTAAATGTAGACAATAAATCAATACCAGCATTCCAATTATTTTTTAGGATATCTATACAAATATATCCATCTTTACTGATGTTTGGATGATAAATTGGAGTCTCAAATATAATATTGGGTGGTTTAAATGGATATTCTTTTGAAATATTGAATTTTAATGCAAATCTTCCATTTTCATAATATGTTCCTTTTTGACCCAACAAAATGATCTTATGATCACCAAATACATTTTCATTAATATCTAGTTTTTCAATAATGCCCTTTCCAACTTCTAACTTCATTACCCCAACGTCTTTCATAAATCTTTTAGTTGCTATCGCCGCCATAGTTCTATATAAGTTATATTGTCTTAAAATATCTTAGATTATTTTTTTCAATTTTTTTATTTATAATTTGGTCTTTAGACCAAATTATAAATAAAAAAATGATAAAATTCCCGCTAGGGATATTTTACAATTTTTTATTATTGTTCAGTTCTTTTTATTTTAAATGATAAAATCCTCTTGCATTATTTTTCATTTTAATAAATAAAATAAAAAACAGTTTAACAGTTCAATAATTCTGGATCTTTGAATCCTTTTGTATTGTATCTCTTTAAATTATTTTGTACAATTGGACAAACTTCCGGCGCCAATATGACGGGGTTTGACGAGTCAAATGTACTTGTGCAATATTGTGATTTTTTGCATTTTGGATTGTATTGATTTTCTGGACATTTTGATGCTCTTCTGATGATATTTTTCAAGTCTGATTCGGCATCAACAATTTCGGCATCATAACGTTTATATAATTTTTCTACTTTGCATCTGTTGCAATTTTCAAATTTAGGTTCAAACATTTGATACATTCCAGGACCTTTACTTTCTTCATATCTTCTGTTTGTCTCACAATCATCATATGGCAATCTTGAACTCCATCCTTGTCTGTTCATTAGTGTATATATTATTATGATATAATAAAAATTTTGCTGTACTTTTTTATAGAATGGATAATATTTTGAATCTTTTGAAAACAGAAAATGACACAGTTATAAGTATAGTTGTAAAAATATTTGTAGTCACAATTGTATTACTATCAATATTATTTTTGGCCAGTTATTTATTTAATACAAATGAACACATGGATAATATTTCATCAATGACGCCAACTGTGGTATCCGATGCTTCTTCAAATATGTCAGTTAGTATGTCAACTGCTTCTCCAAGCATACAGTCCAGTGCTTCTTCAGATGGATCAAGTGGTATAATATCCGCCTCTCCAGCTGGATCAAGTAGTATGTCAACTGCTTCTCCAAGCATACAGTCCAGTGTTTCTTCAGGTGGATCAAGTAGTATGTCAACCGGAGTCGCACTTAGAAATGACTATATGATAACAATAAATGATACACCTATAAATTTTGAATTAATGATATTAAAAGAAATGACATTAGGAAACAAGACTTTTAAATATTTCAGAGTTGGAAATACTTATTCTATTATAGTTGATGACATTCCAATACAAATATCAAGTGATGAACCAAATCTAAAAGTGAATAATGCCGATGTTGGTTTTCCAAGCACAAGATCAGACATTACTCTAAATGTGAATAATTTAAAAATATATATCAAAAGATTAAATGGACAGAACAATGCAATGACGCCAACTGTGGCATCCGATGCTTCTTCAAATATGTCAGTTAGTATGTCAACTGCTTCTCCAAGCATACAGTCCAGTGTTTCTTCAGCTGGATCAAGTAGTATGTCATCAGGAGTTGCACTTAGAAATGACTATATGATAACAATAAATGATACACCTATAAATTTTGAATTGATGATATTAAAAGAAATGACATTAGGAAACAAGACTTTTAAATATTTCAGAGTTGGAAATACTTATTCTATTATGGTTGATGACATCCCAATACATATATCAAGCGAAGAGCCAAATTTGAAGGTAAATAATAGCGAGGTTGGTTTTCCAAGCACAAGATCAGACATTACTCTAAATGTGAATAATTTAAAAATATATATCAAAAGATTAGATGGACAAACCAATGCAACAGCACAACAGCCAATAACACAATCATCTACTTCACTGTCATCACTTTTACCTAATTCAATAACATCACTATTTTCAACACCAACACCAACACCAACACCAACACCAACACCAACCCCAACACCAACCCCAGCCCCAGCCCCAACACCAGCACTACCACCCATCGAAAGCTTAGAAGAAACGTGTAAAGCATATATAAATCAGATGCCTAAAGTAAAAACATCATATGACAAATATGAAGAAATAACATTACCATCGAGTCTTACAGGTGAAAGGGGATATATAAGCAGAGATTATGTAGTATATAGATACAGATCAAAAGACGATGAATATGTTAAAAAGCGATATGGTGGAATCGCTTGTCAGGTAGACAAGAGAAAGAATGGTAATAATAATTATGATGGTACAAATACAAACATTGTTTCAACATGTGTATATGCTGATAGCGAAGATCCAAATGATCCAACAATATGGACAAAGGAAAAATGTGTTCAAATGTGTGCAAAGCCAGAATATAATGATTTAAGTGATTAATAAATTTCTCTCTTTTTTGGTCTTGCTATCTGTCTATTAAATTGTCTTGTTGACACGCCTCTATCACTTACACAATGAGATGGATCTTGAATATCATCATCTATGTATTGAAAATAATGTTCAAATGGATTATTAAATCCAAGTGACTTTGCTTTTGATGTTGGATTTCCAAATTTCATATATGTTTCCATATCTACATCTCTTATACCATCTCCCTGCATATATGGGACAGACATGTAATTATTTTCTACCGTATTTCTTCTGTTACATGGGACATTTGGAATAGTCATTTTAGAGTCTAAATCTAAATTCGATTCACGATCATTAATTCTATTAATTTTTTCAGCATAAGATGATAAATTTCCAATTATCTTATTTAGATTATTTCTATTTTCAACTTGATTTCTTTTTCTTCTTGTTGGATCTTCAAGATGCAACACTGAATTATATTGTATTTTGGGTGGTTTATTTATCATATATGGATTATTAACTTGATGTCTACTATCCAATAAAAATTCATCTCTTAAATTTCTCTGACTCATTGGAAAATCCAAATTTTTAGGTCTGTCAAAGAATTTGTCAAAATCATTGCCCATTGGTGAAGCATAATCTCTGTTATCATCATACATATCATAATTATTTTTTATACTGTCATAGTTGTCTTTTTGAAATTTCGCGTTTTTTTCTCTTGCCATTTTCTTTTTAATTCTGTCAAAACGTTCGTCATATGCAAAATCAGAAGATGGAAATCTGGCTTGTGATGTGTCAACCATATTTGAATATTTATTTATTCTTCTTTCATATGTTTTTTTATCGCCTCTCAAATAGGCTCTTATGATTGATTTATCAGCATTTGTAATGTCATATCGCACTTCGAGTGGAACTGGTGGTGTTATGTCATTTTCTGAATAATATCTTTTTTTCTCAATATACTCGGCCAATCTCGGCTCGAGTGACATTGTTCCATTAAATGAACTCATTTATATATAGGAGTGAGATAATTATAACAATATATAAACATTGCTTTATTTATTATACACATGAGTTTTAGCAGTTTGGTTGAAGCAGTTAATACACGTTTTGGTGACAACACTATAGAATTATACTCAGATGAAGATATTGCATGGAGATTAATTACACTTGACGATCTAAAAGACTTCCAAACACATATTGGTCTCGAAGATTACACTTTTACTCAGAAGTTTGAGTTTTTATTAAATGTATACATGAACATGATTGTGAATGTTTCAAAATTATTTTATTTCATAAAGTTAAATGAAAAAAATAAAGAATTAACATTAAAACATTTTAAATTAGAAACATCAAAAATAACTTTAAAAACATTAACAGAACCATTTGTCAATAATTTTAAGAAAATCCAATATATATTAAATGTTATTGAAGTTGAAGACAATGAAGAAGTAAATAAAGAACTTTCTAATTATTATGTCAGAATAATTTTATCTGATTCTCCAAAAGATGCACCGGAATATAAAAAATATAATTTTGATACTTCAAAAAAATATGGGTTTATAGGAAATAGAAATTTTAATGAAAGGAAAATAAATGCATTAGATGATGTTCTTGCAATTTGTAAACAAAATGGAAAAACATATGTGATCAACTTTCGAGAATATAATGTTATATTTGATGAACCACCAAAGGATAAAATTCCACAAATGTTGACAAAAGAATTTTAATTTATTGATATACTCCCACTGTGAAAATACAATTAGATGACACTAATCTAAAATAATAAATAAATAAAGAATCTGCAATAAATTTTCTTATTGTTCTATATCCTTTATTTGTTTCATTTTTTGTTCTAACATAATAATTACCAATATCTATTTCTATATTTTGCACAACATCGCTTAATTTACAATTGTCTGTGGTGAGTTCAGGAATATCTAATCCACTGAAAACTGTTTTTAATTCTGTTTTATACAATAGATTTGTGTATCTGATTTTAGTCTGAGTTTTAAAAATTGGTATTTTCACTTCATCTAACAAAGTTGCTTTTAAATGTTCTGAATAATTATGTATTCTTTCATTTGTTATTTTTGGCATTGTTTCATTTTTAGCAACTATAATACCCATCCTTAAATTTTCATCACATGAACACAATTCCAACATCTGTATATCACTGTCTTCATAATATCCGTATGTCTTTCCTACAGAAATCATATATTTTATCCGTCTGCCATTAAAAGCGCCTTCAACTATTTTATTGAATGGCTGATTCCATGTGGGTTTAATGTAACATGTATTTAAAATCATTACATCTAACATATCAATATTTAGTGATGTAATTGTGTTTTTCATTTCTTTATTAAATAATCTGTTTATGCCATTATTTATTTTTGATGCTTCCTTTGATGATTTTGTAATGTCAATTATTTGGATGTCACATATACTATTAAAAGAATCACATAATTCATAATTGATAGAAATAGAGTTGTTGAATAAAATTGAGTTATACATTTTGACACATTTATTTACAGTATTTAATTCTTTTGTTAATTTTAATAATCCACTATATAATGGTTCCCTTTTTACATAATTAAAATAATTTTTTAATTCAATTTGTGTATTTCCATCACTACACATAAATAAAATTGCAAAACATAAGTAAAGTGAATATGTGTTTATTATAAATGGACTATTTACAACTTGTATCACATTATTAAAAAGAAATGAACCAACACTTTCAACTCCATTCACAACAATTTGTTTTGTTTGAACTTCGGATGACATTGTTTTCATTGAATAATCAATATCACATCCAGCACCAGAACATTTTGATGTTAATGATGAATCATAATATGCTACTTCGTTATCACTATCAACCTCATCATATAAACTAAAATCTGCTCTGGGTTGTGTGTTGTACATTTCTTGTTTTATACGATGTTGTGACCTAACTGGCATCCCTTGGTCAAAATCATGTCTCTCAAGTTCTTCACCTGTTATCTCACCCAGTCTTTTTTTTGATACTCTTGTTATTGGTCTACCATATTCATCATATTTGTCTGTTGCACTTGAACTCTGATTAAACTGTGTTCTTTCCATATTTATTCTATCTATTCCACTTATCTTTGGCTGTCTTATTTGAATATCAACCATATCTCTATTTTGCAGTCTTCTCATATTTATATCATCATTCTTTTCTTTCTTCTTTTGAAAATAATCATCCATTATCTATAATTAATGATTGATTATATAAGATGTTAATTAACGAAATTTATAAAAATAAAAAATGAAATTTAAATTTAAATATCAAATTGACATAAGAATTATAATAATTGAATTAAGCATGAATTGGACTGATTATGATTCTTATATAAAAGGCACTTATAAGAGTATTGATGAACACAAACATTGGATTTTGTTTGACCTTGATGGAACAATTATAAAAACAAAGTCAGGTGAAAAATTTTACCAATCAGTTGATGATTGGAAATTTACATATGACAATGTTCCAGAAAAGTTAAAAAATTACAATAAAAAATATAATGTTGGTATTGTGACAAATCAAAAAGGATTGAAGACAGAAGATGACATTAAAGATTGGAAAAAAAGAACAAGTGATGTTATTAAAAAAATTAATGTACCTATGTTAATTTATGCTTCATTAAAAGATGATATATACAGAAAACCCCATACAACATTTTATGATATGATTGATGGCAAAGTTGATTTTTATTGTGGTGATGCACTTGGGCGAAAAAATGATTTTTCAGACACTGATTATAAATTTGCTCTCAATTGTAAAATTTACATATTCTCTCCAGAACAGATTTTTGAAAATAAACAAACATCAAAATTCACTATTACTTATCCGAAATTACAAAATAACAGAATGCCAAATATTAAAATAAATAAAAAAGAAATGATTGTTTTAATTGGCTTTCCCGCATCTGGAAAATCATATTTATCAAAACATATTAAAGATACAAATTTTGTGAAAGTTGATATCATAAATAGAGACACATGTAAAACTATTCCAAAATGCTTAAAATTGACAGAAGAATCATGCAAAAATGGTAATTCAATTATTGTAGATAATACAAATCCATCAATTGAAAATAGGAAAAAATTTTTGGATATTGCAAAAAAATATAAATATAAATGTTCATGTTATATTTTGGATGTTGATGAAGATACAGCTGTACATAACAATTATTATAGACAATATAAAATTTGGTTAAATGAACATAAAATTACTAAAATTGTTCCACTTGTTGCATATAATATTTTCCATTCGCAATATGAAGAACCAAAAGAAAAAGAAGGGTTTTATAAAATAAAAAAAATAAAACCCGAAACACCAATTGATAAAAATTATTTCTTATATTATTTTTAATTTTTCTTCTATATTACTTATTTTTTTTGATAGTTCTTGTATGGCTTTTGTCATCGGTGCAATCAATTCAATATAATTCAAAGTTAATAAATCTTCTCCTCCTTTTATTTTATGATCTTGATATCCTCCAAAATTTGTATTTTGGAAATCTTGTGCAATAAAACCATGGTGATATCTGTTTCTCTTTTTTGTTCCATCCTTTTGAATATTTGACAAGTCCATCCACTCATCAAGTAATTTTTCAAATTCTATTTTTTTATTATTGTATTCTTCAATGTCTTTTTGAAATTCTTCATCAGTCTGATTTTTTGTTTTTTCTGGTTTAACTTCAGTAAACTTTGGTATTTCATTTCTATAGTCAATTCTCATGTCATATTTATAGTCAACAGGTTTTAATGAATTTATAAAATCCAATCCAAGTTCTGTTTCCTTGATATCAGATTTGTCTCTTATGTCTGATAATGTATTATACCCATATGCATATAATTGTGTCGATGAATCACCAACAACAACTTGATTATTTCCTGTTGCAACTGAATTTGCTCCAATACATGTTGAATTATTATAATTTCCTGATGCAAATGCATTGTATCCAACTGCTGTAGAACTATTTCCCGTTGTGCGGTTCAACATTGATAACATTCCAATTGCTGTATTATAATTGCCTGTTTGTGATGATGTTAATGCTTGTTGACCAACTGCAGTGTTTGATGTTCCTGTTGTGTTTGCAACAAGTGCAACATAACCTACTGCAGTATTTGAGTCTCCTGTATTATAATAAAGTGCCGAATTTCCAACAGCAGTATTTCCACTTCCAGTAAGATTTGACAATAATGTTGTGCATCCAACAGATGTGTTATTTTCACCTGAAGTATTTGATGAAAGTGCTCCATATCCTATTGCTGTTAAACCTGATGCAGTATTACTTGATAAAGTGACTGCCCCAACTGATGTATTTAAACCTCCTGTGCCTGTTGCAAATTGTGAATGAAACCCAACAGCAACATTATTATCACCTGACACGCCATAAAGTGATCCTGTACCAACACCCACATTTTGATTATTTGTCTTTGATGCATTTATTGCTGCATAACCAATCGCGGTATTATTTGATCCAGATGTATTTGCATTTAACGCATATGACCCAATTGCAATATTTCCTGTTCCTATTGTATTATTAAACAATGAATCTGTTCCCATTGCTGCATTATGACTCCCTGTTGAATTTCCAAATAATGTACTGCTTCCTATACCAACATTATAATTTCCAGTAGTGTTTGATATCAATGATGAAAAACCAATTCCCACATTTAACACACCTGTTGTATTTCCACTCAACGTATATGCGCCTAGTGCAGTATTGCTATTCCCTGTTGTATTTGCATACATTGAACTTACACCGACAGAAACATTATTGCTTCCTGTTGTATTTCTATTACATGAACTATCGCCAATTGCAACATTTTGACTTCCTGTCATAGGAACACCTGAACCTAATGCTCCATTTCCAATACCAATATTATATCCGCCAATTGTATTTGTACTTAATGCATATGCACCAAGTGCGATATTTATTGATCCTGTCGTATTTGCAGACAATGCATTAACTCCAATTGCAGTACAATAACTTCCTGTTGTATTTGCAACCAATGATCCACTTCCAACAGCGGTATTTTGAACACCAGAAGTATTTTTATTTAAAGCATTAAATCCAACACCAGTATTTGACCCACCAATTGTATTACTTGCCAATACTGATTTACCAATTGATGTATTTGTTGATACAGCGGAATTTCCATAGCATAAAATATTCCCTGTTATATTTACATCACTTGTTATTGAATTTGATATATTAATATTGCCTCCTAAACTAATTCCAGTGCTTGATGATAAAGTTATGCCTCCCGCAGATGAAACAATGTTTATTGCAGATGATGATGTACCTTTTGTGTTTCGTACTGTTATTACCTCTGATGTTCCCCCGTTTGTCTGTAACACCAAAGCATTACTTGAATTTGATGTTGTCCTTATTGATTCATTACCAGTGGATGTTATGGCTATTCCTGATGTGCCAGATGTTACTGTGATTCCTCCGGCACTATTAGTATTTATTATACTTATTGCAGTATTGTTATTCTTTCCACCTGATATTGTCACACCGCCACTATCAGAAACGACATTTATTGATGAAGATGATGTGCCACTGTCTGAGTGAATTTTTATTCCCTCTGCTGTTCCACCATTCGCATGTAAATATAATGAATTTGCTTTGTTTGCACCACTATATAAATTTATTCCTCCTTTTTTACTTGTTACTTGTATAGATGCATTTTGATCAGTATTACTTGTTCCCAATTCTGCATATAATTTTATCATTTCATTTGTACCTCCATTTGTATGTAGTTGTATTGCATTAGAATTGTCAAGACCAGAATAAATATTTATTCCACCTAATTCACTATATAATTGTATACTTGAATTTTTGTCTTTTGTCGATGTTCCTCTACTTGAGTGAATTTTTATTGTTTCATTTGTTCCACCATTTGTATGAAAATATAATGAATTTGCCAGATTTGCAGAACTAAATAAATTTATGCCTCCAAGTTTACTTGTCATTTGTATTGATGCTGATTGATCTGTCGCTGATATTCCTTTTTCTGCCAATAGTGTTATTGATTCAGAATCACCTCCATTTGAATGAATATATATACAACTTTGCGAGTTTAATGTTGATTCTAATTTAGATTGTCCATTTCCACCAACTGTCAAAGTTCCTAAAGTATTTATATCACCTTCTAAATAAATATTATTATATCTATCAGAATCTTTTCCAATATCTATTAAAGCGCCTTCTGGCAAAACAATTGCAGAATCTTTAATTAATTGTCCTATCTGTCTTTGTAAACTTATATATCCATCAATGGCTTTTTCTGCAAGAAGTTCAACTCTTGTCTTTGTTAAATTAGACATAATATAAATTTGACAAAGATAAATATTAAATATAAGCATCGGCACTTTCTGTTCCTGTGTCAATATTTGTAAATCGTATGTACATAACTGCACTCGTTGATGCTTTTATTGTTGTATTTCCGTGAACATTTATGGAGTTGTCTGATGCTTTTGCGATGGCAAGTGTATTTGCAGATGCACTGTTAATACACAATACCTTTAATGTGTCGCTCACATTTATATTTGTTAAATCACTTAATAAATCACTTGCTTTCGGCATTGTTATTGTGTCATTTGCTGCAGAACTATGTATCAATATCCCACCTATTATTTTTGTAGATGTTAATGTCTCTGTACCCACAGTTGATACAGAAGTTGTAAAGGTTAATCCATTATTTCCATTTCTAAATCTTAATGATGTTGCAGAATTTAATTCAATTCCTCCATTATCACTTGTCAATTCTATCGACTCCGGTGTTGTACCATATTCTGAATATATTTTTATTGTTTCATCTGTCCCTCCACTTGCACAAAGATAGACAGCTTTTGAATTATTGTATGATGATGTAATTGATGTTGTTCCATCTGACATTATAGTGACTAACCCATTTCCTGAACCTATATTTGCAGACATTATGTTTATAGACTTGTTAACAGAATCCTTTGCAAATAATGATATATTTGTATTTTTAGAAGATAAAGTTTTAATACCTCCACTAAATGATCTTAAATATATTGAATCATCAGCAGTCCCCAAATTATTGTATAATGCAATGCTTTCCGAAGTTCCCCCATTTGTTTCTAAATATATGGCATTAGGTGAATCAGTTGTTGTTGATATATTAATATTATTTGTACCAGATATTATAAAGTCGCCATTTGTTGTATCAATATTTGTTTCATTTAATGTTGTTTTGCCTGCAATATTTGTATTTCCTGTTGCACCATCAACAGTGAACTTGTTTGTATTTATTGCCAAATCGCCTGAAGCACCATCAACAGTGAACTTGTTTGTATTTATTGCCAAATCGCCTGAAGCACCATCAACAGTGAACTTATTTGTATTTATTGCCAAATCGCCTGAAGCACCATCAACAGTGAACTTGTTTGTATTTATTGCCAAATCTCCAGAAGCACCATCAACAGTGAACTTGTTTGTATTTATTGCCAAATCTCCAGAAGCACCATCAACAGTGAACTTGTTTGTATTTATTGCCAAATCTCCAGAAGCGCCAATTACGGTAAACTTGTTTGTATTTATTGCTAAATCTCCAGAAGCGCCATCAATAGTGAACTTATTTGTATTTATTGCTAAATCTCCAGAAGCACCATCAACAGTAAACTTATCAGTGTTTATTGCAATGCTTCCTGTCGCACCATCAACAGTAAACTTATCAGTGTTTATTGCTAAATCTCCAGAAGCGCCAATTACGGTAAACTTGTTTGTACTTATTGCTAAATCGCCAGAAGTACCATCAACAGTGAACTTATTTGTATTTATTGCTAAATCGCCAGAAGCACCATCAACAGTGAACTTATCAGTGTTTATTGCCAAATCTCCAGAAGCACCATCAACAGTGAACTTATTTGTATTTATTGCTAAATCTCCAGAAGCACCATCAATAGTGAATTTGTTTGTATTTATTGCTAAATCTCCAGAAGCACCATCAATAGTAAACTTATCAGTGTTTATTGCCAAATCTCCAGAAGCACCATCAACAGTAAACTTATTTGTATTTATTGCTAGATTTCCTGATGCCAAATCTAGTGCAGTTTTTCCTGTGTTACCATTTATTATTAATGTAGGTATTGCAGTATTCCATTCTAATGTTTTTCCAGTTGAATTTGAGTAAAAAATAGAGTTTGATGAGATGCCATCAGTACCCACATGAATGCTGTTTAATACATTTGTAGATGAATTTGAATTAATTGTTATACCGCCTTTTTGTGAAACAATATTTATTGAATCATTTGATGTTCCTTTTGTATTTTGTATTAATATACTTTCAGAAGTCCCTCCATTTGTCACTAAAGAAATAGAATTGATAGAATTATCTGATGTGGACAAATTGATTTTATTATTGCCACTTACTATAAAATCTCCATTTGTTGTATCGATATTTGTTTCATTTAACAGTGTTTTTGCCGTCAAATTTAATTCTGCAGATGATGCATTCCAATTCAAAGTTTTTCCCACAACATCAGAATAAAATATTGCATCATATGATGTACCATCAACTCCTAAATTTAAATTTCCCTTAATATTTGTTGTATCACTTGTGTCAAGTGTGGTAAATGAACCGGATGACGGAATCAAATTTCCTATTTTTGTTGAATTTATCACTCCACTTGTCACATTCACATTTTGAATTTCGTTATCATCGGCATCAAGAGTTGTTTTTAATGTTGATGCAAATAAATTATTTGTATATACAGAATCAATATAATTTGTATTTTTACCGATTGTATAATTTGCGTTATCAGAATACAGGTTATCAGAATTAATAATAATCCAATTGTCAGCATCAGTGCCAAAAGAAAAACCATTGTTATCTATTTTTTCTTGATATGTTGTTCCACTATTAGTAATAGAAAATAGCATAGACTCGTCCAAATTTAATATGACATTAGATTGTCCATTTGAATTTAAATAAATTTGTCCGTCTGTCAGACTTGGAATTGCATTTGTTCCTGTTTGTAATAATATGCTTCCTGTATTACTAAAAATTTGAGTATCTGCTGCACTTGATATATAAGTTGAATTTGAATTTATGGTCGATGGTTGTGTAATAGTTCCACCTGAATACAATTTTAAATAATCATTACTTTGTACCTCAATAAAATCAAATGTTGTGTCATCTGATGCATATATTTTATTTGTATATATATGATCTAAATCAAATTTATTTAAATCAGTCGGACTATTTTTAGTAATTTTATTTTCATTTGCAAGTCCGCCACCAACATTGTAAGATGCATTTTTGTAAAACACAAATTTGTTTCTTGCAAAAGAATATCCAATAAATCCTAATCTTACAATACTAGGAGAACCAATATTTGTATATTCAAAGTCAATTCCGCGGCAAGTTGATGTATTAGAAGGATTATCATCAACTGTTCCCAGAAATGAACTTGTATTTGACAATTCTACTCTGTCAATATACCCCACTGTTACGACTTTGTCTCTGAATGCTGTTTTGTCAGATTTTATCTGTGTAAAAGGTCCTGTTACTTTAAATTTAGAATCAGTTATGGTCAACCATTGTTCATCAATTTCTGCCCCAGACGGAACATAATCATATTCACTTACATTTCCAAAATCTGTTCCTCTCACATATGTATATGGAACACGCAAGTATAACGCATAATTATTGTTTGTACTGCATAAAATATAATCAGGCGATGATGGAATTGTAGATGATGCTTCAAAGTCAGTATTATTCATAATTAAAAAATTATTAGAGAAATTGATGTTATTTAATATATTAATTATTGATGTTGTAATTGTGTTTGTATTTATATCAGATGTTTCAGTATTTATATTGTTTGATGTAGTTGTAATTACATTTGTATTTTGTAGACTTTGCAAATTTTGTAAATAGTCAAGTAAACTTTGATTAGTACTTGTTTGCGATGTCTCCGAAAAAAACAAGGGCTTTCCATATGACAAAGAATTAGTTAATTGTAAATCCTTATCCATATTACATATTAAGATATAAATTTGGCAAAATAAATTTACATGTGTAATAATATATTCATGGATAGAGATAATAGACAAAATAGCTTTAAACAACCATATGTTCCAAGGCCTCATCCTGCAGCTTTTTTAGGAAAAATTGCAAATCCGGAAGTCAAAAATGATCAAACAACTGCATTATTATTGCAATTTCAAAATGGACAAATATCATCAATAATTGATTTTATAAGAGAGAACAAAGTGAATATTGATTTTATCACGCCAGATAACGAAACTGTTCTGCATTATTTATTAAGAAATGATCAATTGGCAGAAAAACAAAAAATAGATGTTATGAATTTAATTATTTCAACAATTGGCAAACTTCCATTTTCGTATAACAAACAAAATATAACTCCACTACATATTGCAATTGCAAAACAGTCATATCAAATTTCACATAAACTTATAAAAGCAGGACATTCAGTAAATTCTGTTGGATATGGTGGAAAAACCCCTTTGCACTATGCAGTGACTGGAGTGAAATCAGATTGTCCTAAAAAAGAAAAATTACAGGTTGTAAAACCTAAAACAAAAAAGGAAGCACCTAACTTCACAGTTTTTATGGATGAAATGGTTAAATATATGCAAGCTGATCCGACTGTCAAACAATTTATGGAACATTTTATTAATACTGCATATCATCTTGATGATATTATGAAAGATGACTTTATTAAAATAAGGAAGAAAATTGATAATGAACTAGGAGAAAATGCTGTAAAGTCTGCAAATGATGAAAAAAAAGTTTTAGCAAGGGCTGAAATAATAGAAAAAAATAGAAAGATGTTGATAGAAGATATTTCCAGTAAATTAAAAACAACACTGTCAAAAATAAATACAACTGATTCGCCAGACGGATGGGGTCCTACGCCAACCACACCAATTCTAGAAGTTGGAAACTTGAAATATTTCTATAATGACTTATCAAAAAAGACTAACGATCTAAAACAAAAAGTGCTGAATGATTTTAATGAAAATATTGCAACTTTTATGGAAAATGAAAATACATTGGCAAGTTATATATCTGATATTGTTTTTATAGTCAAACTTGTTGCATATATGGTTCCATATGAGAATTATTACTTTACTAAATTTCAGGCAAATAATTTAGCATTTGATGAAAATGATGTGATTGTCAATGCGGCTGGAGCTGCTGTTCCTGTTAATGACTTCCGACTTGAAATTGTAAATATTCCTTATCCACCTCCCTTAGACTTGAAATTAAAACCTACTGTTGCGAATGATTTATTAAAAATAGATAATACAACCACACAAATAAACACATGTGGTTTTTCTGGTGTTTACAGTTATGAACTGGGAAATACCATTATAGAAGAAGACAAGTTGACAATTTTTAATAGCAATCCTCATCCATATGATCCGAGAAATGCCAGAACATCAAATGGCATTTTTCATAATGCAATACAGTTTTCTGCCGCATTTGCAGCAGGGGATATTTTCGCTACGTTTATAAATATGCCAGATAGGAATCCTTTTGTTGTTAAAATAATGAAATTAGATAAAATATTAAAACAATTAATTACTGAAATTATGCCGCTTCGTACTGATCTTGTGACTGACAATCTTAATTATGAAGAATTATGTAGAACTTATTTGGATAAATTAATTAGAATAATAGAATGTATTCATCACATAAAATTAGAATTAAATGTCATAAATAATAAAGTAAGAATGATAATTGAAAAATTAGAAGAATTGAAAGTGCAACATACTGACGAATATATAATATCTCTTTATAAAAAAATAATTGGTATTACAAAAAGCAAAATTAGATCAGCTGATGAAATAAATAGTACGGTTACAAATTTATATAAGATTGTTTTACAATTACATTCTGTTTTTGACAAATATATAATTTTAATTAGTTATAAAAGTGCATTTGATTATAACAATCAATATTTTAATCGCCAGTTAAACGACAATAATTTTGATGTCAGACTTCCTGCTGTACAATATAGAGGTATAATTAACAGACCTATTTCTTTATTGCCAATTCTTCCAGAAGATATTGACAAATACAGTTTAAATAGAAATGATGATGTAAATGCAAATGTAAAGATGTTAATTGAAAAATATGCAGCGACGTTGACAAAATATAACTTTTTTTATAATTTAATAAATTTGACAGGTGGTGCAAATATTAATTCGGTGTCTGGGTATTTTATTGATAATGATTTCACAACACCACCAGTTCCACTGGTTCGACCACCAAATCCCATTAAGAATCCCCTTCAAACACCCATCCTAATAGAGGGATATGTTGCTGGTGAATTAGAACCATGTCAAAATAACAGAACAGCAGTAATTGGTCAAAAAGCAAAAGTAATGAACCCTAATAAAGAAATGTTGCCAATAGGATATCCATTTTTTGATGAACATTTTACAATAATAAAATATTACATTGTGAGACATTTATTAAACAGTTTAGATGCAGCTTCGAAAGCAGGATTGCTTCATACTTTAATTATAGATGTCACAAACAAAATATTAGACAAAGATAATTCTGATAGAAACAAACTTATGTTATGGTGTAATGCAATTGATGATATAATTCAAAATGCATTTAAAATGACACTTGCAACTGCTTTGAATTCAATATTAAAAAATACAAGAGACATTCCAGATGTAGATTTGTCTAAAGTAACATTAGAACAAGTTTTAAAAGTTGACAATAAGGATAATGATAGAATTAAAAGTGTTTATGAATTTATTAAAGAAAATAGTGTTTTTGAAGATGATATCTTTATTCCAGAAGTACAAGAGAAAAAAGCAAATGAGTCATTGACATATGATATTATGGATCCGAATAAGGTAAATTGTTATTATACAGATGACAGAATTATCGAAGACCTAATTAAAAAAGGGGCTGACATAAATGCGCAAGATAATTTAGGTAATACGCCATTACATGACGCTGTTATGATGGGTAATAAGCTTGCAATAAAAGTATTAAAAAAAAATAATGCAGATGTTGGATCAATAAAAAATACGATGGGTCGTACAGTTAATGATTTAGTGAAAAGTCATATTGATAAATTGATATCAAATAATTTGGTTAATAATATTTTACTTGAAAAAATTAGTGATAAGATGAACAAAGATATTAAAGACAAAACAAAAGTTGATGTGACAATGAGATTTAATAATATAATTCCAAAAATGTTGTTATATATGGTTAATCATCAAATGTATTTAATGGCAAAAAGATATCCCAGATTTTCAGAAGAACTAAAATGGAGTTTTGATGATCAAAAAAATTTAGAAGAAATGATGAAAGTCGATGGTGAAGAATTAATGCTTATACGTGATCCCGATTTAAAAATCCTAAATAATTACGACATATATGAAACTAAATATAGAAACTATACAACAACTCAAAATGAAAAAAGAACTGAAAAAATTAAATCATTGCGATTTGCAATTGAAAATCTTACAAAACAAAAAAATGGAGAAACCCACGTTAGACAAAGACAAATTGACGATGAAATAATAGAACTGATAAATCAAGTAACAAGATTGGAAACAACAATAACTAATACTACAACAGACGCATCTAAAGTAAATATGGAAGCAGCAAGATCGCCAGCAGACGCGGAAATTAATAAGTTACGTGATGGTATTCCAAAAAGTGATAATGTATCAAAAATATATGATAAAATATATGATAATTCCTTGTTGATAATTAATAACAGAAAAAATCACAGATTATATCCCATGTTATGGAGCAATTATTTTTTAAATGTAGATCCAAATGACAAAACACAATTATTAAGCAAAGTTTTAGAAAAGTTAAAAGAAGAGTCAATAGACCCATTATGTCTTAACTACATATTAATTATGGGAAAGTTTATTGATGATTATTTTGAGTTGCCAATTGAATATAATGCATCTAACTACATGTTGAAGAAAATGTTAGACATATTGACTCACATAACAAGTCATACAATATGTACAAATTTATATCATGTCATAATTAAAATATTAAAAAATCACTTAACCACTATTAAAAAATATAAAACAGATAATCAAGCTGATCAAGTAAAACTCGATCAGACAATCTATAACATAATTGAAAGTTCTGATGATTTAACAGAATACATATTTAAGAAATTTCCAAAGAAATGTGTAAAGATAATTTTGGGAATATATGAAAATGATAATGATGGAGATAAAGAAACTGCATTAAGAAAGTATTTTGATGAAATAAATAAAAAATTAATGGGAAATACTGTTGAAAGTATTAATAAAGATTCACCTGTAATAAAAACCTTGAATGAATCAATATATAAATATTTTATGGATTATCTTGAAACTGTAATTAAGTTTATGAAGTTGTTCATTGATGGATATTTCAAGGTAATTAAAACGATCAGCGAATATTCTGAAATTGCAATTCTTGTTGCAGCATAATTTTAATGCACAAGACCAGAAGTTGCCGATATGCCTGTGCCAAGGGGATAATTGTCTAAAGTGACAATCTCCAAAACAAAAGAATGATCAATACCATTAAAGTCAAACAGGTTTCCACTTGAATCATAAAAAGAAAATGTCAATCTTGACAAACTTATCAAAGGATCATAAAAGAAAATAGGACTTGATACAAATGTATCATATAACATTCTTCCAGGAATTCCTGTTAAATTTATTTTTGCAAATATATTTGTTATTTTTCCACTTGTATTTATGATATTATCTAATTCTCTACATGTCATAAGTATATATGATTCACCACTTAACATAATATGATTATTTGTGACATTGATTGTATTACCAAGTTCATCAGTTGTAATTTCATCTTGATAGAGATCTGCATTGCTAATTACATATCCATAATTTGTGATAGATGATGAATCCCCAACATTTCTAAATCCCAATTCATTCCCCATTGTGTCAGGATAATCAAATCTCATTCTAAACAAATTGGGAACATATATCTTTACTGAATAACCACCTTTTGTATCTACTCTTGATGATTGTAAGTTTATGTTGCTTAATGTAATTGTGTATTTATTTGCATCAATTATCCCTGTTACTGTTTGTTCCGTATTTAATAAGTCTGCAGATATTCCCATATGGGAAATACAACCCGATATAAGTATTTTTGAACCAACTGATAACCCATGTGAACGCTGTAAAATTGTTATTGTAAATGTCCCTCCTAGTAAATTTGTGTCTGATGTTATTGATGGAGATATCTCAAGTATTGGTTGTGTCAATATTGCTTCTTTATAACTTGAAAAAGTAACCAGATTTGAATTAGTATTTATTGAAACTTTAATGTAATTATTTGCAGTATAAGAAGTACTGCTATCAACAAATATCTTTTTTGTTGCATAAAAAGCTGACTCCAATTCTGTTTTTAAAGTTGATGGATCATAATTTCCACTGGGCAATTCAATCATATATACATTGTTTCCATCATCAATATTTTCAAAATATAATCTATTATTTCGCGATTCTTCAGGATAATCTCTAAACACTTTATTTGTGTTGGGAAACTGTGATGAACTCATTCTTATTTGTACGACATTATTAAATGTTCTTCCCAAAGATATTTGATAATTATTTGGATCCTTATATCCTGTAATAATTTGATCAATTACTTTTAGATGTAAATTGTTTCCACCGAATGAACCACTGTAATATCCATTTCTTGGTAATTTTATTGCAACTCTATTTTTATCAACACTGTTGACAAGATGAAATCCATTTAATTGCATATTACTTACTGGATATTCTGCATTTATTTCGTTTACATTAATGCCACCATAATACTTAAATGTTAATGTCACATTATATCCAGTAATACTTGATATTCCTAAAAATTCATATGGCAGCTCAATGAAGAAGTAAGATTCACTAGGCTGATCTTCAGGGGCAACAGAGTTAGGAATATTCAATAATACTCTCTGTGATTTATTTAGCTGATTAACTGGAATATTACCAATAAATGCCTCAATTGGATTGCCTTTTAAACCACTTATATCTACATACATATTACTTGTGTCATATGATATTGCATTTGTTCCCAACATTGTGACTGATATGTTTGGCGATGTTTTGATTTTTGCATACTTGCTACCAACTGTAAACTCTATTCCATATGAACGAACATTACCTCTTTCTATCATAGTTCTAATTGTTTTTTCTTTGTAAGTTAATCCAGACAAACATATTTTATCATTTATACTTAAATTATGATCTGGTATAGATATCCAAAGTAAATCATTTGATATTGTTAATGGGTCTGTATCTAAAGTGTATGTGTTTGATGATGTTATTGATGGAGATTTATCACGATATGAACTATCAATATTCACATATGTCACATTATATCTCACTTTTGAACCATCAGATATTAATCCTTTTGTGTTAAGGTATTCTAAATATGGATCATACTCATTTTTTCTATTTGACATTGAATCATCATACATACTTTTTTGTTGTATATCAATTAATGGGTGTGGCTCGAAAATTGGATTTATGATTGGCTTCTCATTTATTTTTCCACCATTATACATTAAATCCATTTTATCTTTTATTATGTTTCTTTGTTGCCTTACATATTCTGGATCATTATCAATCAATGGATTATTACTTACGACAGTTGACATTCTATTTTGGGGAAATGAAAATGTCACATCTGAACCTCTATTTGAATATGACATATAATAATTATATATATCAATAAATCCTTAAAATAAATTGATAAATCTGGCAGATTTTTATAATTTTTTTATATTTGAATAATGTCTATTGACATTATTCAAATATAAAAATTGAAAAATAAATTTCATGGATATAAAGAAGTCTGTCCAATGATATTATCATGTCTAAAAAGGAAAAGTCGAAAGATAAGAACAGCAAAAATGTAGAAGACAGATACACATATAAAACAGACCACGAACATGTGTTGGCATTGCCAGATACATATGTTGGAAGTATTGTTTCTGATAATATGGACATGTGGGTACTTGATGAAAATGCAAATAAGTTTGTTAAAAAAAATGTACAGCTACCCCCAGGATTATATAAAATTTTCGATGAGGTTTTAGTGAATACAAGAGATCATACTATCAGAGATAAAAAATGCAAAAATATTAAAGTTGACATTGACAAAATGAGTGGCAAAATTGTTGTATGGAATGATGGTGGTGGTATTCCTGTTGAAATGCACAAAGAGTTTGGTGCATATGTACCAGAAATGATTTTTGGAAATTTAAGAACATCAGAAAATTATGATCAAACGGGAAAGATCATTGGTGGCAAAAACGGATTTGGTGCAAAGCTTGCCAACATTTTTTCAACCGAATTTATTGTTGAAACTGTGGATAGTGACAGAAAAAAATATTATAAACAAGTTTTCAAAAATAACATGTTTGATAAGGGAGAACCAGAAATTAAAACTTCAAAAGAAGAGTCATATACAAGAATTAGTTTTATCCCTGATTTCAAAAAATTTAATATTGACGGGTTGACAAATGATATTGTTGCATTGTTCAAAAAAAGAGTCTATGATATTGCCGCATGTACTGACAATAAAGTAAAAGTCTACTTGAATGATAAATTAATCAAAATTGACGACTTTACTGACTATATTAAAATGTATTATGAATATGATTTAGGAAAACAAATGACATATGCACATGTAAATTCTAGATGGAAAGTTGCTGCAATTTTCGAATCTGACTCCGGATTTGGACAGGTGTCATTTGTCAATGGTATTTCAACTTATAATGGTGGTAAACATGTCGACTACATTGTTCAACAGATAACAAAAGGATTAACAGATATTATTCTTAAAAAAGAAAAGAATTTAAAATCGGGCGACTCAATGAATAGCATAATTAAAAATTGCCTGACAGTATTTATTGACAGTGTTATTGAAGATCCTTCATTTACATCTCAAGTAAAAGATTCTTTGACGACTAAATTGACTGATTTTGGTTCAACATGTACTTTGACATCTGATTTTATCCAAAAATTTTCAAAAAGTGGGATTGTCGAAGATGTTATAACCAACGCCCAATTTAAACAACAGACTGCACTCAAAAAGACAGATGGTAAAAAAACAAAAAATATGTATGTTGATAAGCTAGAGGATGCCAGATGGGCTGGAACGGCAAAATCGGATCAAACTTTACTGATTTTGACAGAAGGTGACTCGGCAAAAGCATTTGCTATTTCTGGTTTGTCTGTTATTGGAAATGATAGATATGGTGTTTTTCCATTAAAAGGAAAGTGTATTAATGTACGAACATCATCGGCGAAACAAATCATGTCGAATGCTGAATTTATAAATCTTAAGAAGATTTTAGGATTAAAACAAAATGTTCATTATAAATCAACAAAGGAATTGCGCTATGGTGGCATTTTAATTTTAACAGATCAAGATGCGGACGGTGCACATATTAAGGGTCTGATTATCAACATGATTCATTTTTTCTGGCCATCACTTATTATTAAAGATAACTTTATTAGAACAATGAAAACACCATTATTAAAAGCATGGAAGAAAACAGATAAAAAAATGAATAATGTAGAGATTTTTTATTCACTTAACGATTTTAAAAAGTGGGAAGAGCAACAAGATATGTCAAAATGGCAAACCAAATATTACAAAGGGTTAGGAACATCAAAAGCAATTGAAGCAAAAGAAGCATTTGAAGATTTTGATAAAAAACTTATTACTTTTGTATGTGATAAAGAGGACGAACAAAATATTGATACAGATAAAAAACAAGATACTGATTCAGACAGTGAATCAACTGATGAAAGTGACAGCGATAGTGAAGAAGAACCTACATCAGAAAAAAGTAAAAAATCAAGCACATCAAATAAATCATCAAAAGAAGAAAAAGCAGAACAAATAAGTGTACATATTCCAAATAAAACAAATCAAGCAATTTCATTAGCATTCAAAAAAGACAATGCAAATGATCGTAAATTATGGCTTGCAAAATATGACCCAAACAATACTTTAGATATTAACCAACAAAGAGTTACATATAGTGAATTCATTAATAAAGAACTTATTCACTTTTCAAATGCTGATAATATTAGAAGTATTCCATCATTAATGGATGGTTTGAAACCATCAACAAGGAAAATTCTCTATGGTTGTTTAGAAGAGGGATATCATAAAGGCGAAATTAAAGTATCGCAATTGGCCGGTCAGATTTCAAAAACAACAGAGTATCATCACGGTGAAAATAGTTTGATTGAAGCAATTGTTGGGATGGCGCAAAATTTTACAGGAGCAAATAACATTAATTATCTTGATCCAAATGGCGCGTATGGTACCAGAAAATGTAAAGCCCATGCAAGCGCAAGATATATTTTTACGAGATTAAATTACCTTATGGCAAAAATATTTAGAGATGAAGACATGCCAATATTGACATATTTAGTTGAAGATGGTAAACAAATTGAACCAAACACATATATGCCAATTATTCCAACATTGTTAGTTAATGGTGCATCTGGTATTGGTACTGGTTATTCAACTGATATTCCACCATTCAATCCATTAGACTTATGTGAATATTTAAAATGTTTAATTGATTCTAAACCAACTCCAGAATTAATTCCATGGTATAGGGGTTTTACTGGGACTATCAAGAAAATAAAAGACAAAGATAATAATTATGCAAAATATGAAATGAGTGGAAAATATGAAATTATAAATGACACCACTGTTCATATTTCTGAAATTCCAGTTGACAAATCATTGGATGCATACAAGGCAACTTTTATTGAAGTTATTGAAACAAAACCAAAAGGGAAAAAGGATAAGAAAAAACCATTGGAATCAAGAACTGATAAAATTGATGATTTTTACATGGTTCCCAAAAATGAGACTGTTGATGCAACTGTTAAATTTAAATCAGGTGAATTACAAACTATTCTTAAAAAAGGCGAAGCAGAACTAGAAAAATTCCTTAAACTAAAAACAACAATTTCATTGACAAATATGCACTTATATTCATCTACTGGAAAATTGACTAAATATAACAATATTGATGATATAATGCAAGAATTTTATGAAGCAAGATATGCATTTTATGAAAAGAGAAAGGTATATATTATAAGTGTATTAGAAAATGAATTGAATATTTTTAAGTACAAAGTGAAATTTATTAATGATATCCTCAATAAGAAACTTATTATTGAAAGACAAAAAGAAGAAAAAATTATTAATAATTTGATTAAAATGGGATATCCTAAATTACATACTGATGTATCAGCACATGATGACAAGAAGTCATATGACTATCTTACATCAATGAGATTATGGTCATTGACTGAAGAAAAGATCGATGAATTAACAAAATTAATGAAAGACAAACAAGCACAATTAGATAAGTATAGAGAAACTAATGTAGATGATATTTGGAAAGAAGAGATTAATGAATTTATTGAATCATATAAACAATGGCTTATTGATGTTGAAGAACAATTCAAAAAAAGTGAAAACAATACAGATAGAAACGGCAAAAAAACAAAAGTAAAAAAAGCAACTAAAAGAGCTACAAAAAAGAAAATTGCTAAAGATGATGATTAATTAACATCTACGTAAGGCTTGTCTTCATAATCATTAATTATTTTTTTATCATAATACAAACCATTTTTAAACTTATTTCTTCTTGGTATCACAATATCAATGTAGCGTTTTGGACAACATATATTGTTATATGTTCCTTTCTTTGTTGAAATTTCTGGATTCCATTCAAATCCCACACAATCTTTATTTTTTGCACAGTGATTCATACATTGTTTTTTGCTAATATTTGCTACGCATTTATGATTATATAAATATTGTCCTAAATGTTCATTTGTATCTTCTATAAAAATCTGTTTTTTGTTGTCTTTATTTAATTCTGGTGATAATAAAGAAATATTCATGTCTACTTTAGTTTTTGGAAAATCAATATCATACATATTGTATTTATTACCTTTAATTTTATCAATAGTTATATTTGGATCCTGTATCTTTTCTGGATCTTTTCCTTTTGCAAAATAATACATTTCATAATTTCCTATAGCATTATCAGCACAAGAATATATTCTGTTCATTACTAAAGTCTCATCAGTTATTCCGTCAGCGTTTTGTATTGGTCTTATTTTATTACATGATTGTTGAGATGTCTTGTATTCATTTCTATATAATCCGGCTATTGGTTGACCAAAAATAGGAAATTGACTTATGTAACATTTTTTTTCTTTATCATCATAACCAAATCCAGAACATTTATAAACTGATGAACATATGTCAGCACAATTTGCATATGATGAAATATTGCTTATACGACCATCATAATTCTCTATTTTATTACTTGAATTAATAATTAATAAGATAAGAATTATTGCAATGAAAATATATATCATTATAATTATCAACAATAAAAATAAAATTATTCGTTGTTGTGATAAAATTATTGGCTCATTATTTATTATAGAGTTCATGTGTGATTTATTAAAACATAAGAAATTCCATTCTTTTTTAAATTTGACTGAAGACAACTCAAAAAAACATGTTAAAATATTAGACGACATATATATTAGGCATAACACAAGTATGTTTGACTCAAAAGAAGTTTTTGAAAATTTTGAATCTGTGCTATTAGCAAAACTATCTAGCTCTCACTATTATGATAAATTAAGAACTTGTTCTCGTGAATATTCCTCAAATCCAGATAGAATATTAACACAATTGTTTGAAAAATATAAAAATATTATATGTCCTACATATTGCCCAAAATTATTTAACAATATTATCAATAAAAAAGACACATATTTATTATCAATCACTAAGCTGAAAGATTTCATTAGTGATAAAAATATATCATCTTCAATCGTCAAATCATTGTATAATGATCATTCTATTAATACTTTAATCAATATTGTAAATTCGCTCGAACCTGTGGATTTCAACAAAAATATTACGCGAATACAGGATATACTCAAAGAAGATGAAATTATTATGAAAAATGCCGATGTGTTATATCAAATAATAAAAATGATAAACCTTGAAAATGATAGTAAAGAAGTAATTTCTGATATATTGTCACATAGATATAAAAGTAACTATTATAAATTATTGATATTCTCTATCAGCAAATTACAGAATTTGTTATTATATTACATGACAATCTACATCAATAATAAAAAAGAGATTGATACAAATATTGGAATTGGTTTTGCAGAAATAATTAAATTGAATATATATAAATTTGATAGGATATATAGCAAATTTAGCAATAATATAGTAATTCTTAATACTTTTGAGTTGTTATATCTTTTTTGTAGGCTTCTTATTGAAACTTTTGAAATTACTCCCTTTGATATGATTGGAATATGGGATATATTCACACATTGCATTAGTCGCAATAATATGAACATCAGTCAAAAGCAGGATATAATTGGATATATATCAAAATTAATAAAAAATAATAATGTTATATCAAAATTTAATATATATGTTCCATACAATTTTATAAGTCAACTGTTTGATTATATAAATATCATATCTTTTGAAGATTTCATCTATATCCCCGCGCTATATTTTGATCTTCTTAAAGACATAAGTTATATATTAGCAGAAATCAGATTAGAAATAAAAGAACAAATATATTACAATGACGGGAGATTATTAGATATAATAACATTAATAATCGCTGTTGGAAAAAAAATACAAGAGATAATAGAGTATATGGAAGAATATTCTGAAAAAGATATGATGATATCAGCATTGGAAACACTAGAATTCATAACTGACTTTTATTTGCACATTGTAGAAAATAATGTATCTCTTTTGACAGGCGATATTGTTTTATTTATAAATAATATAAATGAGTCGCTTTTAAAGATATTAAGAAAAAAAAAGATGTCGGACAATGTAATGCAATTTATGTTAGAAACACTCCTTTTAATAAATTATTGCTTGTTAAAAAACAATATATTTGATCCACGAAACTTTAGTGAAGAATCAATAAAATTTATCATTACATATTTTCTTAGAAAAAAGTTACATATGGAAAGATTGAAAAAAATTGGTGAATATATTATTAAAATAAAATTTAATGATGATGATGTTCCATCAGAATTCATGGATCCAATATTTTCCGTTGAAATTAAAGACCCACTTATGTTGCCAAAAAGAGATGAAATATATGACAAAAGTTTTATGCTTTTTAATATTAGACAAAACAAAAATAACCCTATTACAAGAGAACCCCTGACAATACAAGATGTAATTGAATATAACGAACAGCCAGACATAAAAGAAAAGCTAAATGAATTCATGAAATTAAAAAATAGAAAAAATAATAATTAATATTATAATGGAATATATCATATATGATTCTAGTTGTATTAAGAAGTTTAACATGAAGCCTTTTGCAAAAATTGTGTATTACAATTTTCCCGATTTGATATCTGTCCCAGAATTAAAACATACAGTTGATGATATATTAGAAACACTTAATAAAAACAATGTATTGTTATTGTTATGTTATGACACAAAACAAAAAACAGTATTGGGTTATTTACTTGGGTACAATTTAAAATTGAATGATGGCAGACATGTGATGTATATATCATATGTATATGTGGCAAACAGATTAAGAAGTAAAGGCGTTGGAAGTAAGTTAATGAATATGTGTGAAGCTGTTGCAGATAAAAGACAATGTGAAGGTATTTTATTAACATGCAATACACATGACAAAAAAGTAATGCATTTTTATGAGACAAAAGGATATATGTTAGATCTAGAATTAAGAAGATATACAAAACATGACGTAATGTTTAAAGTTTTATGATTTATTTTGTTGGTCTATAAGAGTTATGTCATTTTCAATAAATTTGTCTGGTGTTTCTAATATTACTGGGACATTCATTCTGACAAAAAAATCATTTATGATTAACAATGGTTCTAACCCAATAAACCCTTTTCCTAAATTTTCGTGCCTATCTACATTTGACCCCAATTCTTTTTTACTATCATTCAAATGTATTAATTTTACATTTGTCAACCCCAATAATTTTTCAAATCTTTCTAGAAACTTTTTGACATCTCGTTTTGTTCGTATGTCATTACCTGCAGAAAATACATGACACGTGTCAAGACATATTCCAAATCTATTTCTCACATCTTCTGTTTTATGATTAGACAATTTTTTAAAGAAATATGAAAACTCATCTAATTTATAGCACATTTCTGTGCCCTGTCCTGTTGATGTTTCCAATAATATTTTTACTGATTGACAATCCTTTGTTTTTGTATGTACATACATCAGCGAACTATACATATTATTTAATCCTTGTTCGTATGTCAAAGTCAATTGTTTTCCTAAATGAATGACAACAGCATATGCAGATAATTTTTTTGCAACTTGTATTGTCATTATAAATTGTTCAATCCACCAGCTATGTTCAGTCCAATCTTGTGCACAATTTATAGTATATGATGCATGTATAATAATAATTATATTATTGTCTAATGCATATTTTGCAAATTTCTCATATGATGTTTTATCTTTATAAAATGGGTCTATAAATAATTGTATTATATTACAACCCTTTTTATGATACAATCTTATCTCGTCATTTATATACTTGGTTTCACTATTTATATGAAGTCCAAACATATAATATACCCAGTGGAATTTTTATCATTTTTTTATTTATCAGGTCTATCGACAAAATGATAAATAAAAAAATTGATTATTCAAATGCAAAGTATTTAAATATTATGCTAGATTAAACAATATGTTTCTGGTTGACAAATATAGACCGAAGTCTATCGATGACATATTTTTCCATATAGACTTATATTCATTGTTACAAACAATGAGTAGTGATAAGGCAATACCTCACATAATATTCTATGGTGGAAGTGGTTCTGGGAAAAATACTCTAGTTGACATATTCTTAAAAATGTTATATGATGAGTCTGTTACTGAACTGACAAAAGTTAAGTATGATGTTGTTGGATCAAATAACAAAATATCAGAAGAAGAAATACCAGAAAGTAATTATCATATTGTGATTGAACCTCATGCAAATAATTATGACAGATATTTAATTCATGATGTTATTAAACTATATGCATCAAGACCAATGTTAGATGTATTTAAAACTGGACGAAAATTCAAAACAATTTTAATTAAAAATGCAGACACACTATCTCCATCCGCCCAATTTGCATTAAGAAGAACAATGGAAGACAATAGTGGCAACTGTAGATTTATACTTATGACAAATTCATTATCAAAAATAATCAAGCCAATTATTAGTAGATGCGAGTGTTTAAAAATACCTAATCCAACTAATGCAGAAATGATGGGGTACATAATTGAAATTGCTGATAAAGAATATTTTAATATTGGTGTGTCTCAACTGGCAAACATAGTTTTTGGATCTAGGGGTGATATTAAAAAAGCACTATGGAAGTTACAAACTATAATTGAATATAAGAGTTGTGCAAATTTACTAATTAGGGAAATTGACAAAATGAATCAGGTAATAAAAGAAATTTCCAGAAATAAGATTAATTCAAATGTTGAATTACGAGTTCCAAAAGAAGAATTAAAAAAGATAATTAAAAAATCAAATTTTAAATATATGACATATCACACAAATAAGATTATTAATTCACTGATGGATGTGATTTGCAATATTTTAAAATATTCTATTCAGAACAAGACAAAAGCCCAACTGTTGAACATATGCAAAAATAAAGAAATCAAAAAATATATTAAAAAAAATACATTGATTGAAAAATATACTAAAATGTTAGATCTTGTTGATAGAACGCAAAATTTTCTGACAAATATTAATCTTTTGTCAAGTGATGATGAAAAAATTGTGGAAATTATAAAAATATTAAAAACAAAAAATATTGCTAACATGACAGAAATCAGAAACTGTATTTTCAATATGATGATTACAAATATCAGTTCTACTGAAATCATTACAAAATTTATTGACACTCTATTAAATGATCCATTTATATCAGATGATAAGAAAGTAAAATTAGTTGAATTGTTTGCAAATGGTGAACATAATCTGGCAAACAGCAGAAGAGCCATTATACATTTTGATAATGTCATGCTTAAAACACAAGAAATATTGTAGAAATATATTTCTTTCAAAATATATTAAAAATAAAAAATTGAATTTTAAAATTGTCTATAATACATATAGTATTATAGGTATTCGTCAATTCCTTTACATTATTTGTCTAGATTAATTTAGTCGGTCAAAATGTGTGGAATTTGGGCTTACATTGTGTCTCAAATTGAAAAACAGGGGGTTCATAAAAGTTTAAATGAATCCATCTTATATGAGAATTTTATGCGCATAAGTCATAGAGGTCCTGACAGATCAAAATTTATTAATTTGCCAAAACAATGTATTTCACTTGGGTTTCATAGACTGTCGATCATGGATACATCAACAAGAGGCGATCAGCCATTTGTCATTGAAAGAGATAACAGAACAATATATGCACTATGTAATGGTGAAATTTACAACCATAAATATTTAGAAGATTATTATGGAATTAAGACTACTTCTGGTTCTGATTGTGAATTTATCCCACAACTCTATCATCAAATTGGAATGGAAGGTCTTTGGTATGCTTTGACAGAAGGTGAGTATGTGTCTGGAGAATTTGCTATTATCATTCTTGACATCAATAAAGACACAGGTGATTATATTGTAAATGTTGCAAGAGATAGATTTGGTGTAAGACCATTGTATTACGCAAAATATAGTAATGGTACTTACTGTTTTTCATCAGAACTAATGGGAATTCCCAACAATCATTCTGGTATTACTATCAAAGAAATTAACCAATTTGATCCTGGGTGGACATCATATCTTTTCAAAAAAGATGGTAAAATGTATACAGATGTTGGAATTCCCAAATTACTTAAGTATGTGTCACAGTCTGCTGATCTTGATGTTGCAAAACTTGTTGTAAAACAACAACTAGAACTTGCATGCAAAGATAGATTAACATCTGACAGAAAAATTGGATTCTTATTGTCTGGTGGTTTAGACAGTAGTTTAGTATGTGCGATTTCTGCAAAATATCTCAAGGAAATGGGTGTAGAAATGCAAACATTCAGCATTGGTTTAGAAGAATCTACTGATGAATATTATGCAAAACTTGTTGCCGATCACATTGACAGTAAACATACACATGTTAAATTTACAAATGAACAATTCATCGAGGCGGTAGATGATGTAGTATATTTTATTGCGACATATGATATCACAACAGTTCGTGCATCAGTCGGACAATATTTGATTTGTAAATGGATTGCTGAAAATACAGATATTAAGGTTCTTTTGATTGGTGATGGAAGCGATGAACTTTTTGGTGGTTACAGGTATTTTTTGAAAGCACCAAATGAAAAGGAATATGAAGAAGAAATTATTAAACTATTAACTAATATTCATAGATTTGATGGACAACGCGCAGATAGAGGTGTTGCCAGAAATGGTTTAGAAGCGAGACTGCCATTTTTGGATCATCGTCTAGTCGATACTGTCATGGCTATTCATCCATCATTGAGAATGCCAAAAGATGGAGTTGAAAAATGGTTGTTAAGAGAATCTTTTAGAGGAACTGGATTGTTACCTGATGAAGTATTATTCAGAACCAAGGAAGCATTTAGTGATGGTGTTTCAACTGTAAAAAAATCATGGTATCAAATTCTACAGGAAAAATATGAAGCAGAAGTTCTGCCAAAAACTGCGGAAGAGGATTTTAAACATTATGAACATTGCCCACCACATACAAAAGAGGCAATGCATTATAGAGACGTATTTGAAGGACACTATGGAGCTGTATCACAATATGTAATTCCATATTTCTGGCTGCCAAATCAATCATGGGTTGGAAATGTGACAGACCCATCGGCACGTGTATTGGATTGCTATTCAAATGAAGAAAAGACAGAAGATTAATTTGTATATGATGATGACATACTTTTATTTATTAATTTTAAATATTCATCTTGGATATTCACATAATTTTCTAATGCCCTAAAGAGAGAATATAAAATGACAGGTAGTAATATTGCTAATATAGGTAATGATAACAAACTTTTCCCTCTTCCAACACCGAATTGTTTGAACCTTCTTTTCCTTTTGTTATATATAAAATATGGCTTATGTATTACCAAAAATGATATTATTAATATATAAACAAACACAGTATTGAATACTGGATTATATGGGTCAAATATCATTATGATAAAATATTACATAATATATTATCATAATAAACTTATAAATAAACTAAGACTTTTGACTCTTATTCTTAATTCTCTTTAATGCCATTTTCTTATTGATAATCTTCTTTATTTTAACTTCTTCTCCATCATCTTTGTATTTTTGATTTATCAATTTGAGACTTAGATATTTATGAAGATTTTGATTAAATATTGGCACAAGTGGACGCATAACAATACCTTCAGCATCAGTTCCTTTTGTAGGTGAACATATATCATAAGTAAGTTCATTAACTTCTTTTTGCAAATCTTTCAAATCAACAGTGAAGTTGTGAATAATTTTATAAAGAGGCACCATTTTAATATTTATAAGTTCACAAAAGTCTTTAATTTCTTCATAACCATACCATTTGTTGTCGTCTAAATTTTTAACATTGAAGACATAATAATCAAGACCACGAATATTAAGACAATTACCATTAATTTTTTCTCCCACGAACTCTCCTTGGATTGCAATATTCTTACCTAATGATTTTAATTTTTCCAAATCAATATTTTCATTAACATATTTTACCATACTATTTTCTGGATTAGTTAATCTGTAATTTCTTGAACAAACCAATATTTCATTGTTAAGGCATATAATTGTCATTGATGACCCATCTAATTTTAATGTTAGGTATACATCTTTTCCAAATAATTCATTATATACTTTTACTTTTGATTTTGCATTATCCTCATCTGTTTTGTGAATCAAATCTTTACCATCAGCATCCTTTGGCCATTCTAACATACCCTCTGTCGAATTATTAATTTCGATGATCTTATGATATTTTCTTACTGGCAATAAATGTGACACATCAGTTTCAACATCATATGACTCTCCATTTTCAACAGAAGAGATTGGAACAATTAATCCTTGTGAATAAACTCCTCTCATGAATACAGTCTTGATTCTGTGCCATTTTTCAGTTTCATCTGATTTTGATTCTCCACTCTTATCAAGAAATGAGAATAATGGATGTTTTACATTTACTTCTGTATCAATTGGAATAAAAACACACTTGTCACCAACTACATATTCGTCTTTCTTAACAACACATTCCCAGCCATTAATTCGTGCCAAAACAATCTTATCAGCGCCCTCAATAGGGATGATTTCAAGAATGGATGTCACTTCAGAAAGCTTCATTTTTACTGATGAATGACAAACAGTATAAAATGATAGTAATAATAGAATGAATTATAGATTATCCAATATATTTTTAAAATCAATTTTTTCAATTTTTTTATTTTTATTTTTAAATTTTCGACTTATTTCTTTTATTATTACGATCTTTTCTTTTAACAAATCGTTTGTCTAAAGAATAGCTTGATGGTTTTTGAATGATAAAACTTTCGGTTGGTTCTGTCTTAAAATTTTTAAATCGTTTGTCAGGCTTATATTCTAATAAATCTAAATTATCAATTAGTTCATCATCAGCATTGTCATATTCTAATTTGGGAATTTCCTTTGTTTTATTTTTTGATTTGTTTGTCTTCAATAACGGCATTTGATTATTTACATTTGATAATTTAAAATAAAATGATGGAGTAATGAACTGCAAAATTGTTTTATATAAGACGCCACTGTTTGTCCAGTCTTCTATCGAATAATAACATTTTCTTATGTTGATATATTCATTAAATAAATATGAGTCAATATTATCAACATCATATGTTTTTAATTTTTCTTTAAACATTTCTAATATCTCTGAAATAAATGGTTTGATTATGTTGTCAATTAATTCCTGTCCACATATATCAGTTGTCCATTCCGCTGTCTTGCCATTCTTTTCTAATAATACCACATATGTTAGTCTGTTTGAATCAGTATTAAAGAAACTTCTGTCATTTATATTTTTTTGTTTATATTCAGATATAATCAGTCTGCTGATGTGTTCAACTAACATATGATTGTCATATATATCTATTAAAAATAAGACGGGATCACTTGTTAATTTGACTAATTCTCTATTTTCATCAATTCTATGATATAATAATTCTCTCATTCTCTCAGTTTCTATTTTTTTTAAAGGCGGCGAATTTGTGAGATATGTTGTAATGAACTTAAATGCAGACATTGATTTATTACATGCACTTGACATCAATTTGAGTTGTTGATCTTTCAAATCATTTATTTCTCTGTTGTGTTGTTTTTCTATTTCTATCTTTTCTTCATTTATTTTTCTTTCTAATTCAATTCTTTCTTCAATAAGTTTTTTATGTAATGCCATTTTTTCCTCTTGATGTTTCTCATGTGTTAGTAAATGTTCTATTTTTTGTGTTTGTCTTTTAACATTTCTATTATTTGTCTTAAGCTCCATTTTTATTTTTTTTAATTCATTCTCTTTATATTCTAATAATTGTGTTTGTGTTGTTAACTTTACTTGTAAATCATTTATTAAAGACATATACACGCTTTCGTTTTTGTCTTTATTCAATATGTTATATTGGTGTTTCTTTGATCTCATGTGTCTTTCATAATTTTTTTGTAAAGTTGTACTATATTTACAAATATCACATTTTAATTGCATAATAATATCTCACAATACTATATTTTTATGCATTTTCAATAATGAATAATTTTATTTTAGCAATATTAAAAAAAATGTTATTATGAAACACAAAAGTACTTTTTATAAGTTTCATATTGACTTTTAGATTTTCAACATCATATTTTAGTAATTATTGTTACTTTTTTGTTGTTTTTATGAAATTTTAATGTCGGTTTAGTATCTTTTGAACGATTTTTAAAAAATATTTGAGTCATGTATACCAAAAAAATGAAAATTCGATTTAGTATCTTTTGAACGATTTCATTTTTCATTTTGTTTACATATATTCATAAAAGTCGGTTTAGTATCCTTTTAGCTTTTGATGTTTTGTTCTAATAGATACTAAAGTGATTATGGTTTTATTTTTTAAAAAAATCTCAAAAAAAACACACCTAAAAAAGTATTCGAGACTACAAAATAAAAAAATCATATCAATAGATACTAAAGTCTATATGACACTCAATGTTAGCCGATAAGTCAAAAAGATACTAAACCAAATTTTGGTATACATATAAAGCAATAATTTTCAAAATCGTTCAAAAGATACTAAAAACGAAATTTCGAACACAAAGATAGTAATTGGAAATCGGCATTATCGCTACCCCAAAAACCGGTTTGGCACCGGTCAAATGGATACTAAATCAAAAAATGTTGTATCTTTGTTTACAAAAAAATCAATAGATAGATACGAAAAGTGAAAATTTTAGTATCTATTGATACCCAAAAAAAATTGAGCCAAAACGACCGACTATAAGAGTACAAAAATAAAAATTTTTTTTAGTACTCTTATTAACAAAAAAAATTGAGACAAATTGAGCCAAATGAAAAGTTTATATGAAACATAAATAAAAATCGAAAAGTTCATATGATTTTTCTTCGAACGCTGATTTCAAGGAAAGTTTGTACAGAACACAACAAAAAAACGACTTTGTATCCATTTGACTGGTGCCAAACCCCCATATAACGCGGATTTCTACAAAAAATAAAAATGACTATATAAATACTAAAATTCTGCAAGTTTTAGTATCTTTTGAACGATTTTAAAATTTTCAAAAATTGTTGCATTCATATGTACTTTTTTCAGTCAAAAATATTTTAGTATCTTTTGAACGATTTTTGATTTTTGTTAGACTCTCTTTTCCACTTTTTCATTTTAGTATCTATTGAACGATTTTGATAAAATTCGACAAAACTGTTGTGTCTATCTGTACAAAAAAAGTTGGTTTAGTACCCATTTAGCTTCTCAGAAAAATCGCAGATAAATATAATGCCGACTTCAAAACTAAAAGTAAATAAGAATCATATAATTTACATTAAAAATCACCAATTTTTTTAACTTTTCTGAAAAATTTCCAACTTTCACACAAACTCAGTTTGTGCGAAAGATGCTCGCGCGTGCGCGGAGATTTTTCAGGGATAAAATGGAGAGAATAAAAAAGAGAGAGGTATTTTTATTATTATTAATTATTATTACTTTTAATAATATTTATAATTCAACTTTAGTTAAAACTGTTTTTTTTAAAGTTTATTTTGTGATAATTCTGCTTTAGCAAAGTTGTTCTTTGAAGAGTCAGTTCTGCATATGATAAGTTGTTCTTTGAAGAGTCAGTTCTGCTTTAGAAAAGTGAATTTGTCATAAATTGTATTTTTGTGACAATAAAATAATAAAAATTACATATCGCAGAATGGTTTATCTCTTAGTTTTTCTAGTGCCATTTGATTTATATAATCGGGTGGATATCCAGACATTGCAACATCGACAGAAAAACCCCCTGATTCAGCTTGTCTGCTTTTGTATTTTGCTATCAATTGTTTCAAAACTTCTTCCTGATCAATCATTCCATCTTTTTCGACATTCTCAAAGTTGTAAAAATCATCCAATTTACTATCTGTTCCGAATGACTCATCTGTCATAAATCCTAAAATGAATATTTCTTCTATATTAACATTAACTTTAGCATTGTCTTCAGAAAAGAATTTTCTATCATCAAAAAGATTGTCTAATACAAATGAAACTTTGACGACCATCTGATCTCTCACTTTAGGTTTTTGTATTATCATGAAAACAACATATCTTAATTGTTCTTCTGTTGCATATTTTTCACATCTGTCTATTTTAATTAATTTAACTTTGCTTCGTCTTGCTGGATCTCCATAAATAGAAGTAGGAAGTCCCAACTCTTGTTGTTGTTTTTCCCAACCAGATTTTTCTTTTCTTTCTGGCACCATTTCATCCCATCCACTGTTTGCATTGATAAAATCTGTCACTTCATGTTTTAGACTGTGATTCAAACGTCTTATGAATGATTTCACAAGAGTTTTAATTTCATCTAATTTTGGTTCAGACACTTTTACTGGATAATCAGATCTGTTGAACAGCTGTTTTTGCGCAGGAGCAATATTGTTAAATGCATCAATTACATCTCTATAATCTGTGTGGAATTGTGATTCTTGGAAAAATCTATTTACATTGTTATTTTTATCTTTGACATGAGTTCTGTTTTTTTTCTTTATTGTACCATTATTGTTCTTTTCAATGCTGTCAAATAATTTGTCTAAATATTCATTATCTTGTTCATCATCGCAAGAAGCAAACTTTTCTTTCATATTAAACATTCTAAAAAATATATAACAGATTACCAATAATAATAATAAATCAGTTGTACTCATGTATATATATTATATATAGATAATAGTAACAAAATTATTATTATTGACAAAGTAAAATTTTTAAATATCATTTATCACCCTCCACCATACATTCCTTCACTGTATGTTTCTCTTAAAACTGGTTCATAATCAAGTGATTTGTCATAATTAGATTCATATTCAACATCCATATCCATGTCTAATGCGTTTGCTTCTTCTTCATCATCTTCAAGGGCTTCTTTTGTTTCATCATCAACAACATCGTTTGGATCAACATATTCGTCATAAATACCAGCTGTTTGTTCACCAATAATATCGGCAATTTCTTGAATAAATGTGAATGAATTAAGAATATATGAAAATCTTTTGATATCTTGATTTGTCGCAAGTGTTTCTTGGTTATAAACATCAAATATTAGATTTATAAAGTCCAAATAAAACTGACATATGTGAATTTTAGAAGATTTTGAGTCATTGTAGTCAATTAATTTCTGCAGTTCTTGTACAATATAAAATAATATCATATTGCCATTTACATTAATATCATTTATATAATCTGCTTCCAATATTGGATCATTACTCGTTTCAATATTGTATTCTGATAAATCATCTGTATAAAATGCCCTTTGAACACCTTTCCAATGTTTAAATATAGGATGATTACCATTATTGTCATCAAGACTTATGTTATTTATTTTTTTCCTGTATTTTTCAACTATATTGTCATATTTTGCGGAAAAATATGTTTGTTCATCATTGTCGTTTTCATAATTATCTTTATCAAACATTTTTTCTTTGTCTTTTTCTTTTTCAATTTTTTGCGAAGAATTTAAAATTCTCATGATGACTCTTTGAAATTTATACATAACATCTTTTAAATTTGTCATTCTTTCCCTAATTATATATTTAATAATATCTTCATTCTTTTTGCTTTGTGTTTTTGAATCTGAACTAGAAGTTGTCTGATCTTTTAATTTAATATCTTCAATTGAATAATCATATTTATCTGCATCAATGTATTGTGAAACATAGCCTAAATATTTTAATTTATTTTGAATTGAATAATTAATTATTATTTTCCTATTCGGTTTTCTTTGTTCTATAAAATTTTTGCTTTCTTCTTTGTAACCTAATAATATTTTTTTTGTGGCATCATAAAACACATCAATTTTACCATTTTTGTAGCTGGTATAATATATTACATCAGTCTTGAAGAAGGGATGATTCTTTTTGTATGTAATTTTGTTATCTTTATCTGTAATAATTATTGGTTTGCTTAATGAATTTCCCATGTAATCATGATTTATAACATATGCATTATCTTTAAAAAACACATCTGATCCTGCATCATTACTTAATATATCAGCCATTTTTCTGACAAACTCTGAAATGAATTTATATTTATCATCTTTAGAAATAGAACTATTATATTTTTTTACAATTTTATTTTTAATTTTACTGTAGTAATCATTTGCATGTTTTCGGATGCTTTCATTTTCATCCATTATTTTATTTACATTTTCTGTTTTGATTTCCATATTTTTATTTACATTTTCTTCCAGCTTATCAAGATCCTTTTTGTTATATTCCTGATTTTCATCATTTCCACATTTTGAACACATGTTTTTTTGTGTTTTTTGGTCAATATAAAAGTTATGTCTAGTTCCATCCAGACAATATATTTTTGCATAATCACTTAATTTAATATTGTATTTGTAATTTTCTTTTATCACATCTGACATTTTTTTATCATATTTAATTTCCATATTCACAGAACAATTTTCACATACAAAAAACTTTCCTTTGGGAACCCATTTATGAAATGAGCCAGATTCACAATTTGTTAGATTTGTTTTTTCATAATGTTTTTCATAATCAACTGGCGGCAAATTTGGCATGTAATATTTTGCAGGTCTACAGAATCTCCAATGTTCAGGGGCGTCAAAAACATACTTGTAATTGCCTGTTAATTCAATTGCAGTGGGTTTTGTCAATATGAATTCTTTTCTATCAGATCTTAATGATTCAATGACATCCTCTTTGAATTTAGTGTAAGTATTTTCATTAGAAAAAGTTGTTGCTAGTCTATTATAAAACTTGCTTTGAATGACCTCATATATTCTATCTGTTGATTCATTCGCATTTTCCATCACACTATTAATGATATCGATCACAGTATGAATAATGGATTTTTGTATTATGGGCATATATTTTTTTCTTGATGCTGGGTCTTTTGCATCTTTAAAATCATACTGCCACATGCTATATTTTGTAATCATACATGATAACATGTATAAAACATAACAGAATATCTTGTAATTTTTTACTGGAATAACATCACCCTTATTATTTTTTCTTAATTTTAATCCTTCAAATAAAGTCGAATAAACTTTGTCAAATACTGCAAAATTGCAAAAACCTTTCTTGTCTCCAGTAATGTAACTTATTTGTGAATCATTTAATTCTAACATTATTAAAAAAATTACATAACTCAATATATTATTTTGTTTGATAGGTTTATAAAAATCCTTGTCTTGACTGGAAAATGTAAAAATATTATTATCTAATTCAAATGAGAATAATTTAGACAAATCTCTGTTAATACCATATAACTTTGATGCCATTTCATTGCGTTCCTTTAGATTTTTACGTAAAAATGCATTATTGACTAATATAAGATCTATTGTATCTTTAACAATCGCCTTTCTTCTCCATTTTGTTGTCGGCAATATGCCTGTAAAATATGCGATATTTGAGATCAATGACAATCTGTCAATTTGTTTATCAATAAAACCAATTAATTTTCTGTATTTTGCATATTCTTCAATATCTTCCAAGGGGGTTTCCATTGGCATTGAATATGTTATCATCTTTTGTGTCTCATCGTCAAACATTGCGTCTGCCACATATTTTTTGATATTCACATGAAACCCACAACTTTTACACACATAATCTCTTTCAATATTTTCAACAACATATGTTTGTACAAATTTATGCAGATCGTCGACATATTTTTTAGGATTTGATATTCTTGTATCATTCAATTCATCCCAGTCAATATTATGTTGACAAACACCAATTATTTTTTCTTCTTCAATGTATTGTCCCTTTTCATCAAGTTGTGCCAATTTAATATCAAATGTAACAAAGTCATCAGTTGTTGTTCTATCTATTACTGGCAATTTCTCAATGTCTCCAGTGAATCCTCTTAAAATATCATCCTCAACATCATATTCAGGAGTTATGTTTTCAATAAATGCAGTGTAAATGTCATTTTCTAATTTAAATTTTACATTATCATCATCTGTTATTTTTAATGTTTTTTTTTCAATTCTATCAATTATCATATTGGCATTTTGTAATGTCAAATCCTTTTTCTTTTCTAGTTCTGATAAAATATTATTATAAATGCTATCAATAATATCGTCATGTAACTTCCCAATAATTAATTTTATCTGTTCTGATTTTGTCTGTTTTGTTTGCTCATATGTATCTAATATTACTTCATCTGTGTCAGTGTCAAAAAACCAATATACAGATGATTTATGATCAATTTTTTCAATAAATGATTTCTGTAAGAATCCATGTGCTAATGTAATACCATTTTTTATTTCAGTGACATTTCTAATATCAATAACATTGCCAGTTTTAATACACTGTATTGCCGTCAAATTTGTAGGTATCATAAAACCAATAATATTTACCTGCATCTCATCACTTCCTATGCGCATTTGTAAATATGAATTTTTGCTCTGTCTAAACTCATCTTTTTTTTCTAGACTGACTGAACGAACAATATCAACTGTCTTATTTAAAACCATTTGCATTGCATTTTTATTGTCTTTGAAATTGCAATATGGATATAATCTGTGTTGAACCAAATCATTTAATAATTCACTATTTTCATTACTTCTTTTCCCCTGATTTATGAACTTATTGATGATTTTAATATCTTCTACATCATTTACAATAACTGCTTTTCTGTTGTACATTGGAACATAAAATTGTTTTTTTGCTTCTGTATTATTTGCTGAATACAAATCAGATGCCAAATCTATTTTATTTACAATAAATCTGATTTTTGTATCTTCTTTCTTTTTTGCTTTATTATTTTTGTCATATCTTTCATTATCTCTATGATATAATAGAAAATCATCAACTATTGGAATTAATACTTTTGCATTTATCAATTTTAGAATTTTATCCTCGATTGACAGGGATTTAATTTTTACACCTTCTTGCAAATATTCCCAGTAAAGATCAGCATAACCTCGTATAATGTCATTTTTATTTAATACACTTTCGACAGCTTCAAAATCAATAACATTTTTAGATGGCACTACAATTTCAATAAAAATATATTCACCTTCCATGGATTCAGCCATTTCTAAGAATTTAAAAAAGTCCTTTCTTTCATTTATTTTGTATAACAAAAGCACAATAAGTGTTTTAATTATATTGTGACACTGACTTCTTTTGTCTTTTATTTTGAATTGAGAATCAATGAATTCAGTCCCTAGAACATTTAATAAGTCAAATGTTTCTTTGTAATCTGGTCTCTTCATCAACATTTCTTTTTTTTGATTATCGGCCTCTAATATATTCAAAATCTGTTTTATCATCGTGAAATATTTGATGACTTGTGAGTTGCTCTCTGAATTGAAAAATTTGCTAATACGATAGTTGTATTCTGATTGGTTTTTAGAAAATTCAACGACATTGTTTATGAATGTGTCATCCTTACCTTTGTAATTAAAACCTATTGTTAGAAACAGATAAAATGCAATATATCTTTTTATTGTTTCATATATGTGACTGAATGAATCATTTTTTTTTACAATATCTTTTATTTCATTTTCATCTATTTGTTTAATAAATGACATCATCAAATCATTTAGTTCTTTTTGGTATTTCACAAAATTTACATCATCGAAAATTTTTGATAATTTTTGGTCAGTCAAAATTTTTGCATAAAAGTCATCTATGGTCTTATCAATAACATCATCTATCTTGTTGATATGCATCACAAAATATAATATTACTGAAGAATAAAAGTTTAAGAATATATTTGCGTAATGGTGTGAAAAAGTTTTTAATCACATAATTTATAATTGTTTTGTGATGTTAACTAGAAAAAATGTAATCGAATTAATGAATAGATTTTATGTATATATATCAAAAATAACAAAATGTGAAATTACTTATGATGTTTTGAAAACGGAATTGATATCTGAAAATAAGTCATATTATCACATGAAACTATATGAGTGCGATGATATCTTTTTGTTAAAAATAGACAAAATATCAAAAAATTTACATTCGCTCATTGAGAGTGTTGATGTAATAATACACAATATTGATTATGTTGTAATATTGAAAAACACGTTGGAAGTTATATGCTATAGAGAAATTCCGATATTTCTGGAAAATAATGATTATATATTAAATAACTGGGAGAAGTTAGACATATATACAAATTATATTGGAGCATATGTGTCCGTCATAGGATATAATAACAAAAAATATTGTGTGACAACATGTAGAACAACTCCATTGTCATTATTAGAAACAAACAAATGTTTATTTAATATTTTTAAGGATGTTCCAATTGAAGAGAATTCATATGCAGACTTTATTATAATAAGTGGGAAACTAAAAAAAATGGTATCATCAGTTTATCCCGATAGAACTGTTGTTGAAATTAAAAAGAACGACAAAATTGTTTGTAAAAAAGTTAATTTTTCCTGCCCCGATGAATTGTTTTTTGAATTAGAAGAAATTGAAATAATAGATTCAATAAACAAACGTCTTTCTATTGCTGGATATGTATTTCACAATAGGGAAACAGATGAAATACTATTCACAGAAACAAAGATATATCGAAATATAAATTCTAAATTGCCATTATTTGATAATTGTGACATATCTTACATAGAATTATATAAAAATGACAAACTAACTGAAATTGTTACATATATGTCATTTTATCCGTCTGAAATAATTAAAAGGATAAATTTATCATTAAAAACAATCGCTAAAGAATTGCTTAATCTTTATCACATGACAAGAAACAAAGAAAATAAAGAATTATATGGCATTCTTCCCCAATCATATAAACACATGATTTACATGATACATAAGATATTTATAGAAGCAAGAAATAAAGAAACGGTGATACCAATGGATGAATTTGATGAAAAAAAAACAATATCATTTGAAGATATTTACTTATTTGTAAAAAAAAGTAATATCGACAATATATTAGACATATATAGAGATAGAAATGATTTGATAAATAAAGCAATGGATTTTAAAGATAAAAAAATATTTCATACTGATTGTATTCATACAACAACACAAATTAAATTAATGTTTTAATTTTTTTTCCCTTGTAATTTTGTAAACTGTTTTTCTAAATGTTTATAAATACTGATTATATCGGCTATTGCGGTTTTAATAACTGGAATTGTTGTTTTTTTTGAAACTATTTTTATTTTGATATTTTTTATAAGATGGTCTGGTTTGGACACTCCTGAAAAATTGGTGTCTGTCAAATTTTGTATATAGTAATTTAAAATCTCGCCTACTGTATGATCTTCATCAAGAGTCAATCGAAATTTTTTTCCATCAGATAATTCTTTTGTTTGTAATTTTCTGTTTATTTCAATTTCAACATCTTCCATCTTCTTAACAATAAATTTGCATGACTTAATTAAAATATCATATTCTGCTAATTGGCCATTTGACTCTACTGTAAAAGCATATTCATTTTGTTTTTCATCAAGTTGGTCATAAAATGCATCAGACGATGCGTTCCAGATTGCATCATATTCTCCTATTCCTAAACATGCCTTCATATGACATTTAAAACTGTCATTTGGACGTAATCTGACAAGTAAATAAGGATAGTCTTTGTCATACATTTTTACTTCAGCTCCATCAATATAAATTTTCATATCATTTGTTGTAACATCCTTTATCGCATTACTGTTATTATGAAAATTTACATATGCTTCAATTGATTTTTCTGATGGATGTTTAGGTCTACTTGGATCGGCAAAATTGATATCCTTATAGTATTTTTCTTGTAAAAAATATAATTCATTTTCATCAATTGATAAAAGAGGTAATTGTGATAATCTAAGTCTTAACATATCATTATTGAATGCGACACATGTATTTTGCTGAATATCAATCAATTCGCGCGGAAATGCATAAACTGGTATGTTGTTACATGCAACACGTCTTAGGGTATTGACAATTTTACAATTTAAATCTTTGCCTTTAAAATTCAGTGTTAATGAACTTCCATTGAACTTTTGTCTTTTTGTATAATCAACTTCTTTTACACTGATATCTATTTTATCGCTTGACATTACTATATACTAATATATGTATTTTTAAATAGGTTAATTTTTTTTCAATTTTTTATTTTTACACGTGTCTTTTAGACACATGTAAAAATAAAAAATGATAAAATCGCGAATAGCGATTTCACTTTTTTTTATTCTTGTGTGTTTGACAATAAAATATTATATTCATGGGTTTTATACATGTCAAACTTTGGATGCTTATTTTATAGTTCTAAATGCGAAACTTGTCATGGACTTGTAAACACAATGAGAGTTGAGGGGATATTGAATGCTTTTACACTGTTATCTGTTGACAATATGCCTTTGGAAAAATTATTACAAATAAATATACGTGTTGTTCCTGCTATTATTGTAAATATGGACAAAAGGCAAATGGTGTATGAAGGTAAAGAAGCAGTAATGTGGGTAAATAATTTTATATTGTCAAGAAAGCAAAATATGGCAAGAAATATTGATTCACAAAGACGTCAAATATTACAAGAACATGTTAAATTATATGGAGATAGCACCATGGCATATATTCCTTTAGAACAAGGGGGTATATCAGATGATTTTGCATATTTAGACGTTGACAGAGCAATGCCTAAAAACTTTCTTCAGAAGGATGATATAGACAAATATAGAATTATTACAATCAATAATAAAGATGAGCATAAATTAACACATGAAGATCAAAAACGTCTTGTAACTAAATATAAGACCTTTAGAGACACAGAAAAAACAAAAATTGATGAGGTTTTAGACACACAGTTAAAAAATAAAATATGTGAAAACATCATGTATAACAGTTAATTTGTTGCGCCAATAAATCATTTAAAAAGAAGTATATAGTAATATATATCGATGGACAGGAATAAATTGTCACAGGAGATAATCAAATTGACCAAAGAAAAAGAAGAAGTAAATGAGTCTTTTAATAAATTATGCTTATCGCTATCACACTATTTGGCAGTAAAATATGAAAATAGCCATTTTGCAGTCTTTAAGGATACAATTGATGAATTCATCAGACTAAAACCAAATGAAGCATTGAAATGGTTTATTGAATTTATTTATGACAATGATGAAGTCAGAGAAAAAATAAAAGCAGGTGATGAAGATTTCTTTATGGGACAAGAATATAATGAAAATGAATTTCAGGTTCCAGCAAAAAAAATATTTGAATTTAAAAATTTATGGAAAAGCTTTGATGATAAAACAAAAAATATTGTAAAATCAACAGTTAAAAACATGGTAGTGAGAGTTGATTATTATTGTATTTTGAATGGTCAGCTTTCTGATGCTAAAAAGGCACTTCAGAGAATATCATAACTTTTTTATTTTATATATACATTTATATATAAAATATAGCGTTGTAAATCATTTATAATTTTGTGTATAAGATATTATTATTATGAGTGAATTAGCGTTAATACCTGAGTCTACACAAAATGTAGAGGCTGTTAAAAGTGATGTTGAATTGATGTTGAATCAAAGGTATTTTATTACTGGGATTATCTGTTTAACTGACTTGGTTTTGAATAAATTAAACTCTTTAGAAGTCAAAAGTGAAGCACATATTAAATGTATTGCAACATGCAATGACATTATAAAACAATATAAAACGGACACAGAAAAATATGACCAAAGCAGAATAATTAAAAAAGTATTTACAACATTAAGAGATTTTGGGGATGAATTAATATCTGACGATGAATCACTTTTTTCGAAAAGAAATAAAGAAAATAAAATTGTTACTATTATTCCTGGATTGAATATTTCATTGGTATATTCATTATTGGATGACGAAGATAAAACCAAATTGTGGAGTTATTTAAAGTTAATGTTTGTAACATCAAGCAAAATGATTTTTTCAGTTGCCAAAAATAAAAGAAAACAAAGTGAAAAATTAATAAATTTTATTAAGAAATGCGAAGAATATGTAATAAATTCAAAATTACCTGTAAGTTCGTTTTTATTTAATCCTTTCTTGGGCGTTGATGGAGGAGAATTGACAGCAGATGAAATTATGGAAAGAGCATCACAAATTAAATTGGAAAGTTCTGGAGGTTTATTAGATATGTTGTCAATCAGCAATTTATTAGATATGGATGAACTGAAGAAACAATTAGAATCTATTGATGAAGCACAAATTGAACGTGTTAGCGAAACCCTATCCACTTTATTTGGATCAAAAGATGATAAAGATGTAAATGATATATCAAAGAAGTTATTGACAGCCGTTGTTGATGATTTAAAAACAAATGGCTTCAATGATATGACAAATATATTTGATCGTGTTGGAGAAAAAATCAAGGGTCAGGTTGACATGGAAAAAATGAAGAAAGTCAGAAAACAGTTTGGAAAAATCATTGAGAAAGATATGAAAAATCTTCCAATTTTTAAGGACAAAGACGGAAATCCGATCGATATGGATTCATTAAATCAAAATAATATTACACCTTCGATGATCGCAAATATCTTTTCTTCAATCACACAAATGGTTGGAAATAATATGGGCAAAACAGAAACAGATAAGTCATCAGAAAAAGATAAGTCAACAAAAACAGAAACAGAAAAGTCAACAAAAACAGAAACAGAAAAGTCAACAAAAACAGAAACAGAAAAGTCAACAAAAACAGAAACAGAAAAGTCAACAAGAACGGAACCAGAAAAGTCAAATAAATCTAAAAAATCTGATGATGTAAAACTATTAAAAAATAAAAAAAAGGTAAAGAAGAATTAATCTTTCTGTGATACTTTTTGTGTTTGTTTAAGTGTTTCATAACGCTTCATAAATTTTGTTGCATCAGCTTTTGCTGTAGTTAATTCTTTATTAATTTCTAGATTTTGATGCTTTAGGAAACGATTATTGTCTTCTAAATTATCTCTTTTTCTTTTTAATTCATTAAGTTCTGATCTGACATGTTTGACTTTATGTAGATCAAGCATACCCAATACCTTAAAATTATTTGTTAATACTGCATATTGTTCAGCAGTTCTTCCAAAATAATCAACAACTGTCAAATCGGGGTCTTTTAACAAAATTTCTCTTACAATATCATCATCTCCATTTAGGATTGCCATATGTAAAATTGTAAATCCATAGCCTTCATACACTTGATTTATATTGTATTCTAACTTACTAATTGATGGAAGAACTATGCGTCCATTTTTAATGACTGGTTTAGTGTCTGCCTTTTGCATTTTGATTAATAAGTATATGATAGGTGTTAGTCGTATACAGATTTTTTTTCAATTTTTATTTATTATTGATTTTCTTTAGAAAATCAATAATAAATAAAAATGATGAAATTCCCGCTAGAGATATTTCACAATTTTTTTATTTATATTTTTGCCTAAATGCAAAAATATAAATAAAAAAATGATAAAATCGCGACCTAGCGATTTTACAATTTTCCATAAATGTTCGAAAGACTAATATAAAAAAATTGAAAAAAAATTACAAAGGCAATATAAGTCATATATAAAATAATCAAAAATGCAAAAAACGGAAACTCAGGAGAAGATCGATGTTATATACGATATCCTCATTGATAAGAAAAATGAGGCAGTCACATTGGACGAAATAAATGAATATCTGGATGAAAATAATAATACATTTGGTGTAAATGATACTGAATTTGATGCAGTCCCATCGAACTACAAAAATGTATATAAGTGTTATAAATTTACAAAATATGGAGATGCAGTAAAAGCACTTGTATGGACAGATATGAATTTAAAAGATTGGATTAACCAATATTATCATAACTCATATGGGAAATATATTACAGAAAAAATTCCAACCAACAGACTGACTAAACAAGAACTAAGAGAATACACTAATTTTTGTCGTGATAACAAAGAGCATCTTTTACACACACCATTTCTTAAGAGACATTCAGATGACCTAATTAAATTTATTATTGACATGAGAAATACTGATTGGTTGACAGATGAACTAGAAGACTTACATGATTTTGATATTTCAGACTATATAACATATACATATACAACAAACAATACATATATGTATCAATTGTTAGATAATTATAGACTTCAAAGAGACTTAACAAAAACTCAAACCGAATTGAAGAATGTAAAAACAAAACTAAAAGATAATAAATTAAAATTATATTCAATGTATTTTGTGATGTCTTTGTCGTGTTATCTGTCATACAGGCTAGGAAATTATATGTGTTAATTATAGTTTGTATATTTATTTATTGAATATATATGAGTGACAATATCTTTAAAGTTTTCAAGATACAAGATTTGCAACAAGTTATATTGGATAACTATAACAAATTTATTATAATGATTGTCGTTAGGGAAAATATTAGTAATAGTCAAGCATATGACTTCAAAAAATTCCTAAAAAAATATTCACAGGAGTATCCAAATATGCTTTTTATTTATTATATTATTAATGATGACGATATGGGTAAATGTAGTTTACCTAAACACAAATCTGAATATCCATCATTTGAAGTCATAACAAGAAAAAATATATTGGTTGAAGAAAAAAATGTGTCAAAAGAGGGTATATACAAACAAATGAACCATAAAAAATTAAAAGAATATTTTGATAAAGACAAGGAAAGATATTTAGAAGAAAAAAATGAAGACGTTAACATCGAAGATGAAGAAGACAACGGTGCTGATATGGAGAATGAAGAAGAATATAATGCAGAAGAAAAACCATCTCAAAATCCACTGATGAATAATCCAAATGCAATGTATAATCCCCCATTTGATCCTTCACAAGTCATATTAGAACAAAAGAAACTTGCAGAAAAAATTAGAATTTTATTGAAACATGCAGAAGAAAATAAAATAGAGTTGATGAGTGACATTGCAAAAAGAAAAAAAATAGAGGCAGAAAAGAAAGCTGAAGAAAGAGAAAAATTAAGAAAATCTAGATAATAATTTAATTTAAACAACATATATATATGACAACAGATATATTTTGGTTGAATAATCCCACTGTTTTATTGACAGATTATACATCATTTTTTCCAACAACAGTAATGTCAAGAGTACAGCAATTAAATGCATTGACACGCTTGATACTTTACTTTGCAATATTAATGTCAGTAACTGGAAAAATGAGTGACAATTGGGTAAAAGGAATAATAATTGCATTGATTGTCATCATCATGCTATACTACCTGTCAATATATGATAAAGATGGGAAAGTGAAAGAGTTTAACAGACATAAAAATGTTGAAAATATGTCTAATTTAGACACAATGCCAATAGAAGTAGAAAGTGGATATTATGATACAGAGGGAAACTTAAGAATTGGAAAATTTTATTCACATGAGCAAAATAGAAACAAGGAATTAGAATATACCCTAAGCGAATATGAAGAATTTAGAAAAAATAAATGCAGAAAACCAACAGCTGATAATCCATTTATGAATCCAACTTTGGCCGACTTTAATACAGAAAATGATCCAATCGCATGTAATGGCGATGATGAAGATATCAAAGAGCAACGAGATATTGCATTTAATCAAAATTTGTTTCGCGACTTAAATGATTTGTTTGATGTCAAAAATGCAGAGAGACAGTTCGCAACTGTTCCTATAAATAGCGTTCCTAATGACCAAGAAGCATTTGCAAAGTGGTGTTATGGAACAGGATTAACGTGTAAAGAAGACAGTTTTGCATGTCAGCCAAGGAATACTTATAGAAGTGGGACTTCTTAAAATATAGTTCTTAGTTTATAAAAAACAAATATATACTGTGTTTGTTTTTTTATACTTTTATAAAAATTGATAATATAACAAGAGATGGACTATAAATTTTTGATTCTGTTTATATCGATCATTTTAGTTGGATTGTATGTGTTTAGAGAACTTGATACATTTAAAAAAAACATGGAATTAAAGGTTGTTGAGGTAAATGAGACAAATGAAAATAATCTGAATAAATTAAGATCAAAAATACAAACAGATTTGCAGCAATGTGTAGCAAAAATCAAAACACATAATATTGAATTTATAAATGAAGCAAGAAAGATGAAATTAATAAGTGCACAACCAATTACAAATGTTTCTAATAATTATTCTGAAGAAGATCATGAAAATGCATTACAATATCAATATTTATCTGATATTAAAAAGGATACTGATAAACAACAAAGAGGAGACAGTCAATATATGAGTGATCGTAGCAATTTTGACATAAATATAGAAAATAACGTGCAAAAAACTAATGAAGACAAACATGATGAACTAAGCAAAATTACAGAAGAACATGATGATAATAATGATACAAAGGAAAAGCCAAAAGGTGAAGAAAAAGTAGAAGAAAACAATAAAAAAGAAGAGGAGGAAGAAGAAAATGAGGAAGAAGAAGAAAATGAGGAAGAAGAAGAAAATGAGGAAGAAAATGAGGAAGAAAATGAAGAAGAGGAAGAGGAGGAAGAAGAAGAGGAAGAGGAGGAAGAAGAAGAAGAAGAAGAAGAGGAGGAAGAAGAGGAAGAAGAAGTTGAAAAAAAAGAGGTGAAAATAATTAAAAAAAAGGAAGATGAAGTTAGCGGTAGAATTACACTTGGGTCAACAAAAAATAAAGGGAAAGGTGAAAAGCCAGTTGTAAGCGGTGCAAAGAAGAATGCAGATACAAAATCAATAAGAACAAATGAAATAACGCCTATAAATTTAAAAGCATTAAGACCAATTGAACAATATAAAAAGGAGGAGTTAGATACAATAGCAAAAGTGTATTCAATTCCAACAATATATAAAACTGAAGATGGCAAAAGAGCATTTTATAAAAAAGACGAATTATATAGTAAAATTAAAACATATTTGTCTAAATTAAAAACAAAAAATTAAATATTATTTTGATATTATATAGTCATGAGTACAGCCAGAGATAATTTTTTTAAAGAATGCCCTGCAGTAATGGACTATTCGTCATTTACTGATTACAGAACATCACATAGAAGAGAACAATATATTCGTTCAATAAATGGTATTGTTGATAATAATGATTACAGAATGTTTTTGCAAAATAACACAGGTAAAATATTACAAAATGAATGGAAATATTTAAAAGATAATTTTTCATGCGGTCCAAAACAATGTGTCCATACATATCCAACAAGAGTATCCCCTGGAACATTCAATACAGAAATGTCATTATATAATGATGTTCAAGCAGGAAAGCGAAATGCTAAATGCACACCAATGGATGATTATAGATTAACTTATTAGAATTTTTATAATATTTTTTTCCATTTAGTTTTATATGTTGAATATAACTAAATGCGATATTGTAGAAATAATAACAGAAGGTCACAGATTTTTAATTCACATTTTTTTAGTAACATTGATAAATAATATATTTAATGATGAACAACAGTTAATATCATCAACATTAGTAAAGACATTATTAGCAACTGCGATTGCGGTAATATTATACCATTTATTAATAAAAAGATTATTAGAACCAAAATTGAAATTATTAAAGAAAATATGTGATGATGAAAAATAATGTATTTAAACATGGAAATAATAGAGACAGGCGAAAGCATACTATTTATTGAACGAACTGATAATGAAACAAGAGAACAGTATATGGAAAGATTATATATAATAAAAAACAATTATGATAAATATAAAAATAGATTAGATTGGTTGATATGTTTATCTAAGATACACCAAAATATTGTTTTTTTAAAATGTAAATATGATCAAAAAATAATGGATGAAATAAAAGAATTGAAATTATATATAGAATAATTAATAAGTTATATATAAAAATCTAGATTAATTATATATTCGATGCAGAATGAACTTATGAATAAATCTTTGAATTATTTAATAAAAGGAATTATCGTATATCTTTTTTTTAAAATTATACCAAAAACAAAATTATCTGACAATGATATTTTGACTGTAACAACAATAATTATTCTTACATATGCTATTTTTGATAATGCATCATTACTCTTTTCAAAACAAAATGAAGGTATGAAAAATGTATCTCAATGTGTAGCAACCTGTTCACAAATTGAAAATATGACATCTGTGTCTGCATCAGATGCTGCTTCTCAAAATACACAAGCATCTGTTCAACCACAAGTATCAGTGCAGCCAACTCAAAACACACAACAGATAGCAAAAGATCCAAATACTCAATTTGTTTCCTATGTGATAAAACCATATGCAGATCCGAATAACAAAAATGGTTCTAGATTTGAAGATGACATGATCACAAATGAAATGAATTATACTGATTTTAATACCTTGCCGGTCGATCAAGAATCAGCATCACTATTTGAATACGGTGATTCATTTTTACCACCTGATAAATGGTATCCAGTACCACCACATCCACCTGTGTGTGTAGCAGAAAAGAGATGTCCAGTGTGTCCAATAACAACTACTGGAACACCAGTAGATGCAAAAGAATGGAATGACTCAAGAAGAATCACGCCAGCCGATAATATTAATGTTGATTATATTAAAGATAAATTGAATTCTGGGAGATAAATGAAAATTTTAAAGTTTAGTTTATATTACAAAATATGAACTAAATTATGATTTTGTTTCTGCTGTTAATATTCCAATTTTTGTCAATCTAACACTGTCTGATACCCAATAAAGACCATAACTATTATCATTGAACCATATGCCTTTTAATTTAATATTAACATCTCCGCCAGAAGTGTGAATCATGCTATTATCAACTATTATTTTCTCTCCATCTTTTTTTTCTATGTATGTAGACCCATCTTTGAAATGTGTTCTTATTGTATGTCCCATCAAACTTTTTTTTATAGATGGTACATACCCCTTTCCAGCCAATTTATATTTAATGTTAAAAGGCAAATTCAGATTTATCAAATGTTGCTGATAAGATTCTAATTTTGACAATTGATTATATGTTGTGTTTGATTCACTCAACAATTCAATATTCAAAATATCTCCTTCTTCATATTTTGCCATATCATTAAATGGAAATACGCAATTATTTAATAAAAATTTTAATTCAGAATTATCATATGACATTATAATAAAATTTTTTACTACCTTGTAATTTATTTTTTTAAAGTCATAATCATCTACTTTTATTTCTTTATGTTCTGTATTTTCAGTCAATTTTTCTATTATTGATTTTTTTATGTCTTTTATTGTTTTTGTATTTTGTTCAACTTCAGTCTTTTTTTCAGAATCATCAACAACCTTTTTTACTTTTTTAACTTCAGTCTTTTTTTCAGAATCATCAACAACCTTTTTTACTTTTTTAACTTCAGTCTTTTTTTCAGAATCATCAACAACCTTTTTTACTTTTTTAACTTCAGTCTTTTTTTCAGAATCATCAACAACCTTTTT